CTTTTATGATAAATTGTATCTGACATGGAAAGATATAGGATTGTGAAAGAAATAGGGTATAGCGGCTGTATTCCGATAGTCGTGTATTGCGTACAAGTCAGAAAAGACAAACGTCTTTCGTCTGAATGGGTGAATGTAAAGGGCTTTGATACCTATAAGAGAGCGAAAGAGTTGTTGGATGTTTTAAACGGTGATTGATATGAAAACGGTTAAGATTTCAAATTTGCAAGAAGGAGATTTGTTCAGGTACAAAGGTGTAATGTATGAAATTGTTCATAAGGACAAATGGGAAACCTATTGTAAATATGTCAATGATAAAAGCCATTTAGGAGGATGGCTTTCAAGTGAATATCTTTATTGTAAATTTAGTAATTATACAAAAGTGGAGGTTTAAGCATTATGAGTAAATATAGATATAGAGAAGTAAAGAACTATATCCATAACGAACTAAAGTTGACTAAAGAGGATATAAAGGAAATTATGATTCCAATTGTGAAAGAGGAAGTTAAACGTATCTTCCACAATACCTACGGAAACGACGTTGATATAGAGAGGTGGGTTCGTTGTATGGTTTCTGACGAGATAAAAAGAAACGGTGATTACTCTATGTTGAGGAATTTATGCAAGGAGGTGATTAAGGAAGAAATTGCCGATAGGTTGTCAATTGATATAAGCCTTAAAAGAGAAGGAGATAAAATTATGTTGAACGAACAAGAACCGTAAAACACATAGGAAATGAGCAGGTTTGAGAAAGAGATACTTCCTTTCATGGAAGAGGAAATTATGCGAAAACTCCGTACATACAACGTGTACAGTATAAAGGAGTATGAGGACATACGAAAGGCAGTGAGGTATTCAATCAGATTTTGTAAGAAAAATAAAATTATTCGATATTGTATTTGATTATGGAAGTAAAGAACGGAATAATAATAGACGGGGTACTGCATGAAGCTGAGAATTATCCAAATGACCATGAATGCAAGATGTGTTCTCTTCACAAGGAATGTAATGAATTAGAGAATCGTTGTGATGAATGGATTTGCAGGCTTATTGATTGTAAGTATTTTATCAATCGTGGCAAAGTAACAGACATTAAGATAGATAAGGAGGAATAACAATGGAAAGCGATAAACTTATATTAGATGCTTGTTGTGGCAGTAGAATGTTTTGGTTTGACAAGCATAACCCTTTGGTTTTATTTGTAGACAAGCGTTCAGAAACACTTACAGCTAAGGACAAAGATAGAATCAGAACTATAGATGTAAAACCGGATGTGATAGCCGATTTTACTAATTTGCCGTTTGAGGATAATTCTTTTTATATGGTGGTGTTTGACCCACCTCATTTAAAAACACTTGGTGAAACCTCATGGATGGCTAAGAAATACGGTAAACTGCCAAAAGATTGGAAATCACTCATACACGACGGATTTACCGAGTGTATGCGCGTCTTGAAACCTAATGGAACGCTCATTTTCAAATGGAACGAAAGTGAGATAAAAGCTTCGGAAGTTTTGTCCGTTATCCCCTTTAAGCCTCTATTTGGGCATACCACCGGAAGGCAGAGCAAAACAATATGGATGTGTTTTATGAAGAGAGAAGACGATGAGTAATACAGAAGAAAAGCATTGCAGTATATGTGTGTATTATGAGATATGTGCCAATTTTCAGATGTATTGTCACGCATTGAAAAGACGCATAACGGCAAGAAAGCAGGCGAAGAACTGTAAGTATTTTGAATATAGATGGAGGAATAAATGATGCACCAGTGTGACTATTGTTGTTGGTATAACGAAAGATACGGGAATTGCGATTGTCCGTATGTAATGAAGAAGTCGGCTTGTGATAAAGCTAAAAAGGAGAAAGAAAGGAGTGAGAAATGAACGTATTGGAACATTATGTAATAGAAATAATAGGGAAACCTTATTATCACGATTACGGAAGCGGAAAATATAGGTGGTGGCTGAAAGTTAAAGCCATTTGTTACGGCACAGAATCGGAAACGACGTTAATGTTTGACAGTGAATCTGATGCGCTGAATGTATGTAAAGGGTATATGTTTTTAGCTTAAAAGAAATTGGGAAATGGAAACAAAACAAGTATTATCAATAGAACAAATGAAGCACTTGCAGGAGCTTGGATTAGATACAAGCGATGCAAGTGTGTACTGGAAAAGGGTATCACATGGAAGCCGTATTAATGATAAATACAAAGGTGTATGGTTTTTGAGTTTACAGAAGGAGTTTCAGACTTGTGGGTTTACGTCGTATGAAATACTTTCTGCTTATACATTAGGAGATATTCTCGATAAGCTGCCAGAATCAGTACAGGTATATGATTTGTACATATTTAAGAAAGTGGGGTTGTGGTGGCTCAAATATGTAGATGTAACGAATAATGGAACCGTTCGTTTAGAAAAAATGCCGAAGTTGATAGATGCCGCCTATTATATGTTGTGTTGGTGCATTCAAAAGGGGTTTGTTAAAACTAATAAGGAGGTTAAAGATGGAAGAAAAGAAAATTGATTGGGAACAGAGGCGTTATGAAATAGCGAAAGCTGCAATGCAAGGATTTTGTAGCAATTCACAGAAACAATTTATAAATGTTGATTCAAGTATAATAGCAAAATTGAGTATTTGTTTCGCTGATGCACTGATAAAGAAATTGAAAGAAGAATAAAATCATGGAAGCACATGTAATGAAACTTGAAAACAACTGTGTAATTGTTGACGAGGAATATTTTAACGAGATAAAGAAGCAGTCAGAATTTAACCAGGAAAGGATAAATGAGATTGCAGAGGAAAAGTTTTTGGAATACGTCAAAGAAAGCGGTATCAAACTTTCCTACGAAGTGAACGGAACACCTTATATATTTCATCATGACTTGTTGAATGAATTGAACTATGAGGAAAGAGGATATCCGGAATCCGTGTCAGAAAGGGTGAAGCATATTATCGCAGACGATATAACCGAGGCTTTGAACGACAAGTTTAAAGGACTGAAAGACGAGGTTTTGAATTATGCCTTAAGTGAGTTTGACAAACAGAAACACGGTTTAGAGGCTACTGTAAAAATATGGAAACATTTCGCATTAATCTTTATCATTACGACTATTGTTCTAACAATTAGACTATTTTTATTGTGAAATGATGTTAAACAACCCACATTTTACACATAAGCAGTTGCGTATGTCATAATATAATCTTATCTTTGCATTGTGAGATTAAGAGATGAAAAGTCAAACAAATAAAAAAGATAAGATTATGAAAGAAAGATTTTTAGAAAAGTTCATTATGATGGAGTTTGTAAAAGGGAATTTGGATTCACAAGAACAAGTTAATGAAATGATAACTCTAATACAAAAGAAATTGGGTATATCGGTAGAGAATGCAGGAGAATTTTTAAGAAACGCAATCGGTGCTAACATTTAAAAAAGAAGGTAACTATATAGCACTTTGCACTAAAAATTATATAAATAAATAGGAAATTTAAAATATTCTATTTATATTTGCGACATGTATTTAACGGAGCAACATATAATAACAGTTAATGACAAGAGGTACAAGGATTTAGACCGGATTTGTTTCTTATCTAAGAACTTGTATAATGCGGCTTTGTATATCATAAAGCAAGAATTTCTTGTTTCCGGGAAATGGATAAGGTCTACAGAACTTAACAAAAAGATGGTTGCAGAAAACAATGTTGATTTTAGGGCTTTGAGTGGTTCCTCTTCCCAGCAAATTTTAATGGCTTTGGATAAGAATTTGAAATCTTATTTTTCTGCCATTAAAGCATGGAAAAGAGATAACAAGAAATTTACCGGATGCCCTAAATTCCCGAAATACAAGCATAAAACAAAAGGAAGAAATGTATTTTCTTATTCTTATGTGCAATTCAGACACAAAGGAGAATACATTTATTTCCCGAAAAAAGAAGGTTTGCAACCATTGAAAACAAGATGCAAGGAAGGAACGGTTAAGCAAATAAGATTTGTACCGAAAGCAGACTGTTATGTAATAGAACTGGTATATGAATTAGAAGCAAAGGAACAGTTACCGGATAATAATAGATGTATGTCTATTGATTTGGGAGTTAACAACCTTGCTTCTATTGTAACGAATACGAGTAACAAGGTTGTTTTGGTAGATGGAAAGAAATTAAAGTCTATTAATCAGTATTATAACAAGAAAAAGGCTAAAATTCAATCACAATTAAAGAAAATAAATGGAAAGGAAAATTCGAGACAGTTAATGAACCTTACAAGAAAGAGAAACAATAAGGTCAAGGATTATTTGCATAAGACAAGCAAGGAAATTGTAAGCATGTGCTTGAAAGACAACATAACTACATTGATAGTAGGACATAATGACGGATGGAAACAAGAAGTAAATATGGGTAAAAGAAACAATCAGAACTTTGTTTCAATTCCGTTTGAAACGTTCATATCAATGTTAAGGTACAAATCTGAAAGACAAGGACTAAGATTTGTTGAAATAAACGAATCTCACACGTCAAAATGCAGTTCTTTAGATTTAGAAGAAGTAAAACATCATGATAGTTATATTGGAAAGAGAGTAAAAAGAGGTCTTTTCAGAACAAAGAACGGGATTTTACTCAATGCAGATATAAACGGAGCCTACAACATCATGAGAAAAGTAAAGGGGGATGCAGCAATGCCACCCTATAGAGGGTTTGGGTATAACCCAGTTAAGAAATTTATTAACAAATAGATACAAGTGTAAACTTGTATATAATTACCATTAGGGCTACAAATTTTTAAAATCTAAAAGAAAATGGCGCAAAAACTATCTGCCGGATTTATGGCAGAATTATTCAAACTTGTATATATGGATTTGAATATCACTCGAATGGTAGTAAATAATCTGACTTATCAGTTAATACCCAAAGAGTGGCCCGGCTTCAAATTCTTATTAAAAGAGGCAACAGAAGTATTGAAGGAAAAAGATAAGGTTCCTTCTTTGGGCGTGGTGTCCCAAAAATACGCTGATAGTGATTTTGTGATTGAAGCGATAGACGCTGTGCAGGCAGCCGCCAAAGTAGACAAGGAAATTATTATAGACCAGTTGGAAGCGTATATTAAAGACGTGGAATTCCAGCTACTTTCTAAAAAAGTACATGATTTGTACGAAGAAGGAAAGAAAGAAGACGCTATACGGGTAAATGCGGAAGAGAGCCAAAGAATATTGTCCCTATCATTAAGGCATGAAGCAGGTGGTTTCCAAAAGGTTTTTGCCGATTTTGACAAGAGAATGAGAGGAAGACGGGAAGAGGAAGACGGGGAAATTCCGTCACGTGTAATGTTCGGACTTGATAAGATAGATGATATTTCAGAAGGTGGTGCCACGATAGAAGATACCGTATTATGGATTATGAGGTCGGGTGTGGGTAAATCAACTGCATTAAGATATCATGGGATGCAGGCAGCCTTTGATGGACACCCGGTCTTGCATATACAGTTGGAGGGTGGTGCGCGTGCGTGCCTGGAAAGATACGACCAGTTCTGGACGGGACAAAAATACGGGAATATCCGAAAGGGTGTCATAGATGATAAGCTGGCAGAAAAGCTTGACAAGGCGTTTGAAAACATAAAATCCTATTCTAAGGACATAGATGTATATTCGTTTGAAAAATTCGGGCAGGCTACAATGGTGGATGTCCGTAATGTGATTGTATCTTATTACAAGAAAAACGGTTATTATCCGCATGTATTGATATTGGATTCTTTGGACCTTGTGGCAACCGGGACAAATAGAGTTGTAGACAATAACCCTACATTCAAAAAGGAAAAATTACAGACATGTGCACAGCTTTTGAAAAACTTATGTGTAGAGTTTAAGATGGTAGGATTTACGGCAGCACAAGCCGGAAATGTGCCGTTGGAAATATGGGACAATTCGGACAAAGTGATAGACAGAAGCTATACGGAAGGGGATAGAACACTTGTAAAGCCGTTTTCCTTTGTGTTTACCGGGAACCGGACAAGGGAAGAAAAGAAACAAAATAAGATGCGTATCTATATGGATAAGGTACGCGATTACGATACGGTAAAAGACACGTTTACTATTGTGACGGATTACGGCAGGGGGCGTTTTTGTGACAAGGCGCTGACAGCCGAATATTACGGAGGTGACAAGGGTTTCACATCCTCTACTCCTAATAAAAAGACAAGAAAGAAAAAGGATGAAGACGGTGAAAAGCAAAATGATGTTAAAACAGAGATGATTTAGACATACTCACTTGCTTATGTCATAACATAATCTTATCTTTGTAGTGTCTTCTTAAGGGAGACAAGAAAAAGAAGTCAAACAAATAAAGATAAGGTTATGTATAAGACAACTTTCATTTCATCAGAAAAATTTAACACAAGATGTTTAGGGTTGATAAAAACGAAGTAATATCCGAACTGAATTTGTCCGTGTTTGGGGCAAAGGGGTTCATGCAAGACCGGAACAAGGAATGCCCTTTTTGTAATAAAAAGGGGAAATGGGGAATAAAGTTTAATGATGCTGGAAATAACGGTGCGTTCCATTGTTTCAAATGCGGCATGAAGACCACCTTAAAAAAGTTCCTGGAGAAGATAGGAAGGAAGGACCTTATAAAGCAGGATTACGAAAACACCGTAAAAATGCAGAAATTAACACCTCTAATAGATGATGAAGAAGAGGAAACAACAGAGGAAATCAAGGAATGCACCCTTCCTAAAAAACTGGAATATATAGAAAAGGATGAATATTTGGATAAGAGGGGATTTGTGAAAAGATATTATGAAGAATTTCGCCCGGCAGAAACAAAATTCTTTCTTGAAAGAAAGCTACACGATAAGTTTATATTCCAGTTTACCATGAACGGTAAGTTAGCCGCATGGCTGGCACGTTCAAAGAAAAGCAAGGATTGGCACGAAGAAAACCTTCAAAGGTTTAAGGAGGGTAAAGAAAAGCTTGTATTGAGGTACGAAAATTCGCGAGACGGATTCTCCCATGTGATAGGAGGGTATGACAATATAACGGACGAGACGGACACGGTTATAATCGTGGAAGGGATGTTTGACTATATATCGGTTGACACGAAATTGCATCTTTATGAATCACCGGATATAAAGTGCGTGTTTACGTTTGGTAACAATATGGGGCTAAGCCAGATAAGGCTATTGAGGGACAAACCAGGCATAAGGAACGTGATTTTGATGTACGACCCCGACAAGCCGGAAATGATTAAGACGGTATCAATGACCTTGCAAAGGTACTTCAATGTACAGATTGCCGAACTGGAAGACAAGAAGAAAGACCCTGGGGATGCGACACAAGAAGAACTCCTATGGGCGCTTGACAATATGACAGAACCGATTAATTATTATACAAGACATTTATAGTGTTGATTTTTTGCCATTTATCCTAATTTTTGTTAGATTTGAAGTCAAAAATAAGGACATGGAAAAATCACGGAAAATCAGTCTGGAGCAGTTTGTAATTAACTTGCAATTGGAGTATTTGAGTTGTAAATTACGCTCGATAGTTTACAATCGTATAGAAAGTGTCGAGCTTGTGAAGATATATAAGGACATAGCGGAGAAGAAGAAAGCAAAGATTCTGAACTTGAAACAAAGGTTCCGTCTTGGTACGATGTTTGACAGTGACAAGGCGTTTTCAGATTTTTACTTGAAGGAATTTTTGCAGGAATACGGGTTGCCGAACTTGCAATATTCGGAGAAAACGAAAAAGTCGGTTATGTTCTGGGACAGGTTCCACCTATTGAAACCAGGCACTATAGTGATATACAAGGGAAGGGAATATAAGGTGAAGATAAACCATCCGAATGACGATAATGTGGTAATATGGGTTAATAACATACCGGAACAGATACCCTATACTTATTTCAAAATGAGATGGTTAGAAGAAATTGATATGAAAGATTTAAAATAATTGGAGATAATATTTGTTTATCTCAAAATTTAATTCTTACTTTGTATCACAATTAAAAACAAAAGATATGAATTATTTCGAGTATGAAGAAAAGGCGGCTACTACAGCTTGCTATAATGAAAAAATGGCTTTGTCTTATGTAACACTTGGTTTGTGTTCGGAGATGGGAGAAACCTACGAGAAAATCAATAACGAGGCAGAAACGGAAGAAATCTCTAAAGAAATCGGGGATATGTTCTGGTATCTTGCCATGATTCGTAAAGAATGCAATCTTGACATTGAAGGTTGGGATTGGAAAGAAGCTTTGACAAATGCGGAAGGTGCAGGCGTGTTTGATTTGCCCGTGGAAGTCGGAAAGATTGCAGACCAGGTTAAAAAGTGGTTGCGTGACGATTGGAAAGAAGCCGAGCAGAATGTATTCCCGGAAGCAAGAAAGAAAGCTGTTTTGGAAGCCTGGAAAAACGCCTGGAAGGTAATAAACAGCATGATTAACCGCGTAGGGCTTGATACGGAAAAGATTGCCGAGCAGAATATAGAAAAACTGTTTTCGCGTAAACAACGTGACAAAATTCATGGAGCAAGAGACAACAGATGAGAAATTATGATAAAATATTAATGACCGGGGCGCAGGGTACGGGGAAAACAACCCTATTGAAAGCCTTACAGAATGAACCGGAATTCGACAACTGGAAGTTTTACACGAATGTTGTCAGAACGATGGTTGAGGAGGAAGAAATAACCATCAATAAGGAGGGTACTTCTGAATCACAAAAGAAAATATTCGACAAATACACCCAAATAATGGAAGATGCTATGAAACAACCTTCCATTAGTGACAGATGTATTATTGATGTGAATGCCTACACTTCATGGCTTTTTGATAATTGCAGCCCGAAAGACCCGGAATATAATAACCTGGCAGAAGAAGACTTTAAGGAGAAACGACAGATTGTAAAGCGAAAATATGAATTCCCTTTACTTGTCTATCTTCCTATCACATTCAGATTGCAAGGTGATGAGGTCCGTTCGGAAGATGAAGAATACCAGAAAGAAATAGACCGGAAAATAAAGCAGATTGTCGATAATTACGGAATACCCTACATTTCTGTTTCCGGTTCAACGGAAGAACGAGTACAGCAGATTAAAGATGCCGTATTCGGGAAAAAGGAGGACTGATGTATGGAATTTTCTTTGTTGACTTTAAGAAATGTTGGTCGGAAGCTTGGAATACAGAATGTTTCCGGATTCAGAAAGGAAGACCTTTTGCAACAAGTTGTTGAAAGACTGGAAGCAAAGGGAAAGACGCTTGAAGAATATGCAAAGGAGGTATCTGTAAACACCCAAAAAGGGCATGTAAAGAAAAAGTTCAATCTTTCACCTAAAGGAGAAAACCCGTACAAGAAAGGGAGTATATCATATAAGGTATGGGAAGAACTTGCAAAGAATGACGGTCGGTCATTCAGCCGGATTGCAAAAGAGCTGGGAACGCATTACAACGTTGTTTCCGTTTGCTGTAGAAACCATTTTGACAAATCATAAACTTGCCGTTTTTTATTAGATTTGATTTTTCACAGGGAGTGTAAGTAAATACGCTTCACTCCCTTTTTATACCCTAAAAATATGGATGAACTGTATAAAGATTTAATCAAATATTTGGAGGATAACTTTCTGTCTTTCAATGCTTTGGATAATTATATTATAGAGATTGACGGGCAAACATTCGAGTTGTTTGAACCTTTCCAATGGGACAAAGAGGATAACGGAATTTTCTTTGACGATTCGTTCCAGTGGGTAGGAGACATAACGGAATGCGACAACTATGTCTTCCGGTTCGGTGATGTATGGTATTACCTTAAAAAGGGAGACGAGAATAAAGTAAAACTTAACCGATTGCAGTATATCGGAAAGGCAAATTTGTTTGACGAAAGCTTGAGATTTGACACCTATATAGGTGTGCACGGCAATTTTGAATTGATGAACGGAATGCACTCTTATTCCGATTGGGTAGAAAAAGCGAAATTTTTAGGAATAAAAGCGCTTGGTATATGCGAAAAGAATACGCTTGCATCAGCGTTCAAGTTTCAGAATGCGTGTCTAAAAAGTGATATAAGACCTATATTCGGTATGGAAGTTACTGTATATAACGAGCAGAAGGACGTGCGATATACAGTAAAGCTGATAGTCAAGGACAAGGAGGGATGGAATAACCTACTGAAAATAAATAAGATTCTGAATGTCGACGAAAAAGGCTTTATCACGGAAAAGGAATTGCAAGAAATGAAAGACGGGTGTTTCTTGTTGTTTGACCCGAAAACATGTATGTTTGAAAATCTCCCCATATTGTCAAGAAAATGGAACGATACCTATTACCAGCTTGATACTGTGGAATACAAGAAGAATGACCGGGATAAAAAATATCTTGACAATCTGAAAAAATTCGTGGGTGTATATAAACCCGTGGCGGTATGTGACGCCTGGTATCTTGAAAGGCGGTATGCCCCTATAAGGGAAAAGCTTAACAGGCTGGCAAAGGTTGCGAATTATGAGAGTGACAACCAGTATATGAAGAATTACCAGGAATATTACGAAGAATTGTCAAAACTGATATTGAATGAAGACAAGTTTTTCGGACTGTTTGAAGAAGCTTTGGTAAATCTTAATTACATATCGGTAAACTGTAATTATTTGCTGGAAACACAGGTAAGACACGCACCTAAATATGTAATGACGGAAGAGGAGAAAAAGAAATATGCTTCCAATACAGAAATGTTTGAATCGCTTGTCTTTGACGGACTGGCAGAACATCCAGAAATACTGGACAGATACAGCGAAGAGGAACTGACAGAAAGACTTAACACGGAAATATCCATCATAGAGGAAGGCGACGTAGTGGACTATTTTTTGATGTTGAGGGATATTATTAGATGGGGAAGAGACAATAACATTTTGGTCGGATTGGGCCGCGGAAGCAGCGCTGGAAGTCTCGTTTCTTATCTCCTTGGTATTGTCAATGTAAACCCGTTGGAATACGAACTCCTATTCAGTCGATTTTTGACAAAGGGTCGTTTAATTCGGCATGAAGAGGAAGAGATAATAACGATAAATGGAGAAAAGGAAATATCCGGGAATACCTTTATAAAGATTGTCCGGAATGACGAGGAAATGATAATTAGAGCCAAAGAGTTAAAAGAAGGTGACGAACTGATAAACGAGTAATGGTATGATAGTAAAAAATATTGAAATAAAGCGTCGGGCAAAGACCGTATTAGGGTCAATGCCCGATATCTGACCCCTTCGGGGGTAACGAGTTGACACAGATTTTCCCGGCAGAAGACGGGATGAAATAAAAGCTTACATGGAAGAGCGGTTTGGAAAGGAGCAGGTTTGTTCGCTTGGTACCTACACCACCTTCCAGCTAAAAGAAGCAATATCCGATATGGCGCGTGCAGATGGCATACCAGTACAGTTATACAGATGGTTTACCGCTTGTATTGGAGATGATAAAGAAAAGACGATAGAAGAGTTTTTCAAGACTGTATGTGGGAAAGAGGACCTAAAGAAGTTTGTCAAGGAACATACAGAAACGTTTAATGATATGATGGTAATTCTTGGTTCGCCTAAAAGCCAGTCAGTGCATGCGTGCGGAACCGTAGTATTGCCGGACGGGAAAACATCCTATGAGTGGATGCCCGTACATACACAAAAAGGGCTTGTGGTTACAGACTGGGAAGGTTCAGAAGTGGAAGAGGCAGGCTTCTTAAAGGAAGACGTTTTGGGGATTATCCAGTTGGATAAGTTCGAGGAAATGTTACGCTTGATAAAGGAAAACCACGGAATAGACGTTGATATATACAGTCTTCCTTTGGATGATAAGCAAGTGTTTGAGTATGCAGGCAAAGGATGGCTGGGCGATGTTTTCCAGCTTGGTTCAGCCGGATTATCGGGATATTGTGTAAAAATGAAGCCGGAAAACATAAACGAACTGTCTGCATGTGTAGCCCTCTATAGACCCGGACCTATGGAAAACAATTTTCACAATGAATATATTTTGCGGAAGAACGGGGAAAAGGACTGGACGGAAGAAATGCCTATAGGTGGGGAAGAAGTGGTGGAGAACACTTATGGACTGATGTTGTTCCAGGAACAAATTATGTTATTTTGTCAAAAATTAGCAGATTTTAACTTAGAGAAGTGCGATTCAGTTCGGAAAGTTTTAGGTAAAAAACTATTACAGAAAGCAAAGGAGTACGGGGATGATTTCGTGAACGGGTATGTAAAGAAGTACGGTTCTAAAGGAGTTACAAAAGAATATGCGGAAAATCTTTGGAAACAGATGGAGGAGTTTGCGAAATATTCGTTTAATAAGTGCTTGCATGGAGACGAGAAGATTTACCCTAATGAATTAACAATCAAAGAACTGTATGAAAAAGGAGTTGAGGACATTCCAGCAGTAACGATGGGAAAGTACGGTGAATTTATTCCTACCAAAGTAAAGGGAATAAGATATGCAGGGAAACGCTTCATCTATAAGATACAAACGAGCGACGGGGCAACAGTGAGATGTTCCGGAAACCATAAATTCCCTACACCGGAAGGACATAAATACGCTTTCCTTTTAAGAAAGGGAGATGTGTTGTATACCTATAAACATGGCATGAGGGTAAATGTGGAAGTCGTTTTTGCTTATGTGATGGATGTGGAACCGACCTATGATGTTGAGATAGACCACCCGGAACATAACTTTGTCACTGGGGAAGGTGTCGTAACATGTAACAGTCACTCCGTATGTTATGGTATGACCGCTTATATATGCCTATGGCTTAAAGTACATTATCCTATTGAGTATTGGAGTGCTACATTCTCGTTTGCGAAGGACGAAAAGATACCCTATTATGTAAACGAAATACAGCAGTCCGGTGAGATAAAGATACATCCGGTAGACATCAACAAGTCAGATGTAAATATCGTGTCCGATTACCGGACAAGCAGCATGTACTGGGCATTCAATGCAGTAAAGCAATGCGGAGAAAGGGCGCAGGAATATATATCGGAAGAGAAAAAGAAGAATGGTCCGTTTTTCTCCTTGGAGGAATTTATAGACCGATGTGTGATTAAAGGCAGTCCGGTAAATAAATCTGTCATTGAGAACTTGATATTTGCAGGCGCATTTGACGAATTAGAGAATATCCAGGAACCGAAAGACCGTTTGGCGCTTATTGAGATGTATCGTGAGAATAAACGGGTCAAAGTATTGGAGGATAAGGATTTACTTACCAATATTATGAAAGTTCGCAAAGAACGTAATAATTGGTGGTGGCTGTTGCAGCAAAAAAGAACGTCCGGTTTTGCATTTTTTGATTATTATGATTTGGTGAATGAATATCATATGCCTAAATTAGACGACGAAACGGAGTTCCAGGACGTGTCTCAGATAAAATTTTGGGACATTAATTCCAAGAAAACCCGTCGTGCCGTGATAGGCGGTTATGTGATTGAAATAATAGAGAGGAAAAGCAAGAAGGGCATATTTGCCACTATAGTATTGGAAAGTAATTACGAGTTTATAAATGTAACGATTTTTCCAGAATTGTTTGAAGAATACGGAGAGTTTTTAAGGGGTAGTAAAAAGAACATTTTGTTGGTTAATGGCGTGATTGTGTGGGATAAGTTCAGAGGAGAATATATTTTGCAGGCGAATGTTAATTCATTGTTTACAGTATTGACGTAAAATATTTTTGATATGAAAATTATGGTAGAAATCGGTACCAAGACCGTTGTTTTGGTATCACCGGACAAGGACGAGGAGATAGAACTCGATGATGTTACGACAATCAATTACTCGAATCTTTATGGAGAGGCGGTAACGGTATCTGGATTGCTTAATAAAGTCGGTCTGATGAAGGTTGAATATGAGAAGAAAGCGAAGGAAGAGAAACTGTTTTGCGATGTGTTTGCAGCTAATTTGAGGAAGAAATTAAGGAGGGAAGCGGCTACAAATGGAGGAAGAATAACGATTGATGGAGAATCTTTTAAGCTGACTGAAAAAGGGTTGGAGGATGCTATATTACTCAATGAACAGTATCAGAAAAATCTGATGAATCTTATTGAGATAGAATCGAAGCGAGACAAGTTAGACACCCTATTTTGGGCAGTACAAAGCAAGGACAAGAAACTTAACAATTTGTTGCCAAAGATTGTACCGCAAGACTTTGAAAAAGAGCTTATTGAAGGAAAAATAAATACTTTTAAGATAGTAAAAACTGATTATTAATTTTTAAAAATTTTGTATTATGGTATTTGACAGAAGTAAGTACAAGAAAGCGAGTGTTGAATCAATTGACGAAACAGTAGGGAAAGCAGCCGCAACAATGGGCGGTGGTTTTGGACAAGGCGGCAGAGCCTCATTTTTTAATCTGAACGAAGACGGAAGATATGTATTGCGCGTATTGCCGTCGTTGACAGGGAAACCCTATATGCCGAGAAAGACGGTTAAACTGCCTATTGAGTGTGCGGTATATGACAAGGACGGGAAAGACACCGGAAAGAAGGAAATTAGACAAAGAGACGTCTTTACTTCTGATATCCACAGCAACCGGATGAATGGCGAGGATGCAGTGTTGACCTATATCAGTCATGTGTATAACCTGGCAAATGATATCCAGGACAAGGAAGAGCGCGCAAAATTCCTCTATCCTATCAGCGGTTATCGCAACAAGCAAAAACAATGGATATGGGGCATGAAAGCCATGCTTAACTATGTGGCTTATGTATGGGCCGAAAATGACGTGTACCGTCTTGATTTGCGCCCGGATTGGTGGAAGAAAATGAAGAACATTTCTATGGAGCGCGCAGGCGGTTCTGACGATGGTATTATTAATCTTGACATCTTTTCTGACCCGGACGAAGGTTATCCGTTGATTGTCAATGTCACCACGGACGAAAACAAAAAGAAAAATTTTGACATTACTTGTGGTATGCCGGATGCTAATAAGCGTCAGACTTGGGACGATTTCTTTGCTAAAAACCGTGTATCAGACGAAGTGTTCGGTATCATGGAGGAATTGCCTACCCTGGATGATATGTATGTGGACGTATTTTCACGTAAAGACTGGGATATGCAGTTGGAAGGATTGGAAAGAATCGACGAGGAACAATCATACGGTATTTTCCAGGACGACGTATTCTTGAACAAACTCGAAGAACTTGACAAATTGGTTCCGGAAGAGGACGAAATCAAGGAAAAGAAAGCTCCTAAAAAAGCCCCCGAAACAAAGAAGGTGAAAACGGAGGAACCGAAAGAAGAGCCAACAAAGACGGAAAAGAAAGCAGGCGGTTATCCTACATTGACGAACCTCAAAAAAGAACTCCGTGCCTACATTGCCGATAACTACGAAGACAAGGAATTACCGGAAGAGTTGACCGTAGCCGAACTCCGTAAATGGTACGACATTGTACAGGAAGGTGGAGAACTGCCTTTTGAGGATTACGAAGAGCCGGAAGACGAAGAACAAGGAGCGGCAGACCCGGAACCGGAAGATACGGCAGTTGAAGAAAAGGAAGCATCAGCAAGCGTTCCTAATTCTATTGCATCGCGCTTAAGAAACTTGAAAGCGAGAACTTCAAAATAAATCACACAAGGAAGGGTAATTTTTACCCTTCCATTATTCCTATTATTATGAAAAATCTTTACAGAATAATCCTCATTTCGGGTATGATAATAATACTCATATTGTTATTCTTATCTATCAAGAAAGCAAGGGAGAATGAAAGGTTGTTATATGAAGTGGAATTTTATACCGATTCTTTAAACAGATATATAAAGGTTTACAATTCCGAAAGTTTTTCTAAATTGAAAAAAGAAAACAAAGAATTATACAATCGATTGAAGGAAAAGGAAGCACTTGTAGAGGCAGTGGAATTTGAATGGAAATACAAGTACGAAGGACTGGAAAGGGAGGTTTCCGAATTGAGAAAAACGGACAGCCTCTATACATTCAAAGAAGAAACCGATACGGTAGGATATGATTTACAGGTGTGGGCTACGCACTTGGCAAAGTATAAGATTAATTTCAATATAACCAACAAATTTTTATTGACAAACCAGCGTATAGGGAACAGTAACCGTATGGAGATAACTTCCCAACTGCCCGGAAAGATAGGTGACGTTACAATGTGGACAAAACCGGATAAAAAGAAAAGATTCGGGTTCGGGGTGTCGGTAGGTGCCGGATATGGAGTATTCAACAAGGATTTTGATGTGTTTGTGGGGTTAAGTGGAACATATATAATTTGGTAATTATGTTTGTACAGATAAACAATAAGAGGATAAAGATTACTTCTATCAGTAGATATAATGACGAGGGGTATTCACAGTCAACCAAGAAGTTCAGAATAGCTTTAAAGATTTCCAATGTCTGGGAGAGCTTCTATTTTGACAAGGAAGTAGAGAAAGATAATGTTTTGAAAAATCTTGACAATACATTAAAGGTGACTGCGTTATGACAGGAAAGATAATAATAAGCACGGATTGGCATTTGAAGCCGTCCAATATCGGAGAAATAACGGAATTGCAAAGGCAGGAATTGAATGTAGCAGAAGACAATGGTATAACCAATCATGTGTGGTTAGGTGACATATTCGATTCCCGTATATCACAGAGACAAGATGTTTTGAACGCCTTTTCCTCTATTCTTGACATGTATGCGAGGATGGAACACAAAATATATTGCATTCCAGGAAATCACGATAAGAGCGACTATAGTTCGGACGAGTCGTTTCTTGACGCGTTCAAGTATCATAAAGGGTTCAAGTTGATAACTGAACTGGACGCTTTCGAGATAGGCGGTATAATATGCTATTTTATGCCGTTTTTTGACAATGCGATATGGCTAAAGGAGATGAATAACGATGTGCTGAAGGAAAAGAATCATAAGACGCATGTACTGTTTACTCATATCGCTTTCCAGGGAAGCAGGAATAATGACGGTAGCGAGGTAGAAAGCGATATAAAACCTTCTTTGTTTAAAAACTTCGGTATGGTATTTTCCGGACATTACCACGATTTCCAGGAAATAGGAAAGAATATCGTGCACTTGGGAAGCATCACCCAGAACAATTTCGGGGAAGATGATAAAAAGGGGTTTTGGTTATTGGATGATGATTTGACATACGCGTTTATTCCGTCAAAAGGAAAACGGTACAGAAAAGTCACCGTGAACCTGGAAAACACGACTTTCAAGCAAGCGGATAAGATTGTAAAAGATTTTCAGAAGAAAAACAAGGAAGATTTTATTCGTGTTGAATTCGTGGGCACAAAAGATGCAATTTCCTCTATCGACAAGGAAGAATATAGAAAACTTGGTGTGGACGTGAAAGTTAAGTCCGTAGAACTGGAAACGGAAGAGGTGGAGACAGCAGAAGAAATCAAAGCTTTGTCCGGTTCCGATATTGCAGAAAAATTCAAGGGATTTTGCGAACAGAATGATTACTCCTATAATGAAGGAATGGAAATTTTAAAGGAGGTGTTATAATGGGATTGGAAGAATTATTTGGAAGAATAGAGAAACGTTTCGGAAAGGAAGCGGTAGTAGGCAACGATATAAAGGTAGACACTGTGTCTTCCGGCAGCATGGCATTAGATGAAATATTGGGAGGCGGTTTTGCGCTTGGAAGAATACACGAAATATACGGAGGATTTTCGAGCGGCAAAAGCTCTGCGGCATTGCATCTAAGTGCATCCGTACAGAAAACGCTTGGGAAAGCGGTGGGGTATGTAGATACAGAACAAGCACTTGACCTGGAATATGCAAAAGCACTTGGAGTTGATTTAAGCCGCGACAAGTGGATAATGTCGCAGCCGGATAGTGCGGAACAGGCGCTTGAAATCGTGCGTGAGATGCTGGAGGTGCCGGAAATCGGATTGGTAGTGCTTGATTCGGTTGCCGGATTGGTGCCGGAAGCTGTTTTGCAGGGTGAGGCAGGAGATGCAAAGATAGCGCTTGTGGCGCGCCTTATGTCACAGCAGTTAAGTATCTTAAAAAACGTATGTAAGAAAAACGGAAACATCCTCCTATGTATCAATCAGACGAGGCAGAAAATCGGGGGTATGGGATTCGGTCCTACAACAACCACACCAGGAGGCGAAGCACTTAAATTCTACGCTACTCAAAGAGCGGAATTTGCCCGTATAGGCACGGAAAAGACCGATGGAGTGGCAACGGCCAATAAGACACAAATAAAGGTTGTAAAGAATAAGATTGCACCCCCTTTCCGTGTATGCCAGGTAATGTTGGAATACGGTGTAGGATTTGATACGGTACAGGAGCTTATAGATATGTCTATAAGAGAGGGAATTTGCTCTAAAAAGGGTGCCTGGTTTTACTATGGCGAGACACGTTTAGGACAGGGAATGGATAACGCTAAAAAAGCGTTATCGGATAAGGATTTGTTTAATGAAATTAAAAATAAATTGATAGAGACGTTATGTATCCCGAAAGATTGATATTAAGAAATTTTTTGTCATTTGAAGAACTTGATTACACCTTTACAAAGCAGACTTTAGGAGTGACTGGAGAGAACCGAACCGAGGAAGACCAGCTTTCCAATGGTAGCGGAAAATCAAGTTTGTCACAAGGCTTGTTCTACGCGATATATGGTGTTAATCTAAGAGGAAAGGAAGACAAGAAACTGATACGTAAAGGAACGAAAGAAGCTTATACCAAAGTTGAAATATTTTGTCAAAAACGTAAAGAAACGCTGATAATTGAGCGTACAATTCCGTTGAAAAGTTCTTCCAAAGTATCATTAACCCTAAAGAAAGATGATGTAGAGACGTCCGTAACGGTAGTTACTGTGTTGGACGCGAACAAATATGTGATTAACTGGATTGAGATTACACCGGAAGACGCCAAGTCCTATTATATCGTAACCAAGGGTAATTATTCGTCTTTCTTCCGTTCGTCCAATACGGAGAAACTTGCCTTGATAAGTCGCTTTGTCAATTTCTCCAATATTGACAAGACAAAAGGCGTGATTTCCGAAAAAGTCGGAATATTGGAACAAGAATTGCACAAAGAAGAATGCTTGAAAAATGTTGCGGAAGGCAAGAAACAAGCCTATGAGGAACAGATACAGCAAGTGTTAAGCGAAGACCCGGAAGAAAAGAAAAAGGGTATTATAGGTGAGATTCGGTCAGAAATATATTCTTTACAAATTATTATTGAAGACCTTGTAAGGATGCGTATTCCCAAAGCGGAAAAGGATATCGAAGGCGTAGACAAGGATATCGAAGGGCTTATAAAGCTGAAAGAAGAAGTAAGTAAAGAACTTGAAAGCTTCGATATGGACGCTTACAAGGACACCTATAAGGAGATAGACACGGAAATAGCCGGATTGAAGAAAGACAAATCGAACAAGGAGGAAAGGCGTAAAGATTACGCATTGAAATTAGCTGATTATGAGAAGAAATTACAGAAGGTTGAAGTATTGCTTTCTGGCGTCATTGTGTGCCCTAACTGCAATCATAAGTTTTTTATGGATGCTGACAAGGATTTTGAGGAACTGGAGGCTGACAAAGAGGCTTATAAAACAGCCATTGATAAGAATACAGTAAAGAAAAACGAATATGAGACCTCTATAAACGAACTGGAAGACCTTATCTCCCAATACCAGGATGTAAGGAAAGAAACGGAAGAGGAAGAACGTAAACTGCGTGTCCGTCGTGGAAAAGTGGTTGACAAGATGATGGAGGTTGAAGACCGGATAAGGGAATTTGAACGTGAAAAGAAGGGGTATGAAAATTCCATTGTAAAGATGCGTTCAGAGGTTGAAACAAACCGTTCCCTTATTGAATCAAAGACCGGGTATATAGAGGAGCTGAAAAAGCAGAAAGCGGAAAGACCCTCTATTAAAGACCAGGAAAAGGCGGTAGAAAAACTTTCCAAGGACATAGAGGAAGGCAACAAAAAAATTCTTGACATAAAGAACGGCATTTTTAAGGTACAGCAATGGGATAGTCGATTCAAGGACTTTAAGATGTATTTGGCAATGGAGCAGATAAAGAATATCCAAAGCGCAGCCAACGATGTATTAAAAAAGATGAAAAGCGATTTAAGGCTGATGATTGAAGGCTTCAAACGGAACGCGAACGGAGCATTGAAAGAGGAGATAACACCCTATGTTTTCCGTGACGAAATGGAAAACTTTTTCTTCTATTCGGGCGGTGAACAAGCACGTGTGGAAGTGGCTCTTATCATTGCAATACAAAGCATGATTAATGCCACAAAACAATACGGGGGTATGGACTTTTTGTTACTGGATGAAGTGCTGGAAAGCAGCGATTCTTTGGGTATAGAGAATATAATAGCCTCTACGGAGTTTTTGAAACAATCAATATTGATTGTTACGCATGTACCAAAGCTTAATGACGAGATAAAGCAACTTAAAGTAATAAAAGAAAACGGAATATCAAGACTGGAGGTGTAACATGAAAGTATTTATGGGATTTGACCCCGGAACAAAGGGGTTTGTATCAATGATTGCGGAAGATGGAACCTTTGTCAAGGCTGAACCCATCTTTAAGGATATTAAGGTAGTGGATATGATAGAGACGGCAAACAGGCTGCTTGCTTTTGTCGAAGGGTACGAAGTCCGGCATGTCGTGATAGAGGATGTGCATGCACTGTATGGTTCTTCGGCAAAAGGAACATTTACGTTTGGTTATAATTCGTGCGTGCCGGAATTCTTTTGTGCAATTGCCGGATTACCCTATACAAAGATACCGCCTAAAAAATGGCAGTCGGACATGCACAAGGGTATAAAGATGGTAACAAAAAATGATGGTACCAAGACAGTAAAGGACGTAAAGAAAATGAGTATCGTGGCTGCACACCGTATTTTCCCGGATGTGAGCCTAAAACGGTCCAGCAGGAGCCTAAAGGACGATGATAACTTTGCCGATTCTTTATTGATGGCTGAATATGGACGTAGACATTTTAAATAATAATATTATGGAAGAATATATAAGAAAAAGTTTTGTGGTGCCTAACGCAGCAATAAAGGTTGCTTGTTTTAAGGCAGGAATGACGGAAGAAGATTATTATAATACATTGGGAGAATGCCGAATGTATGGTGATAATAAAGAGAAGAACAAAGAATATCAAAGGGAATTGTGCCGGAAGATATTCAGACCGACACCGGGAGAAGAGGAAGAAGATATCAACAGGTGGAAAGAAGACGGTGCAAAAGTTATGAGCTTCGAGGATTGTGTAACCTTGGTATTGGAAGGATTGCCAATTAAAACAAAGAAAGATGATATATTGGAAATGTGAAAACAAAGAATGCACGGAGTTCGGGAAGGAAATTATAGAGACGCGCCCGATGTTTAAGTACACCGACAAGGGAACCGTGCCTATTAATGTGCCTTATTGTAAGGTATGCGGAAAACAGATGGGGTACCGGGAAGAATTGCCGGAAAGTGAAGGTGATATAAACGTGGCGTTCGCTTCTTTTGGTTCCCAGTCCAACGAAAATAAAGCCTCTATTCTCAAAGATAGATACAAGAAAGGTCTTGAAAAAGACGGTATTAGCGAGGTTATAAAGGCTAAAAGAGATAAAATGACTAAGGATTTTTTCGGTGGGTGATATGTTAAAACAGTGTTAAAATGGCATAAGCAGTTGCGTATGTCATAACATAATCTTATCTTTGCATTGTGAGATTAAGAGATGATAAGTCAAACAAATAAAAAAGATAAGGTTATGAAATCACTTGAAGAACTTAAGAACAGTATTTACGAGAAGATAAACGAAATCAGAAATTTCGATACTGACGACTCTAAAGTCTTTAATGAGGATGAGACATACAACTATGAGGAACTGGACGCTTATCTTGAAAGAAACAAGAAAAAGAACTATATGAAAGCCGCTTGCATGAGGATGATTAAAAATTATCTTGACAGAATGTATGACGGATGGAAGTTCTACGAGAAGGATTATCTTATTTATGTGAATGACTTTAAAAGATTTGGATAGTGAACGAATTAATAGAAAATATATGGACGCTTGTAGCTCTCACGGGATACAAGTTTATAACAGTGAATTTTTTAGGAACATACAAGGTGTTCCTGGTGGAAAATTTTGCTACGAAGACAAGGGATAACCCTTTCAATGAGGTACGCGGAGCGGTGGATATAACGGAAGATGTTAAGCACCTTACTTTCCAGTTGTCTGAATTGAACCCTATCGGAATAGATACCCGGTTACAGGGAAGACCGAGAAAGGATTTTAAGTTCGGAAGTGACGATTACATTTACTTTATTGCTAACAAGAAAAACGAATTTTGATATGGCAAGCGAAAGATTAACGATTAGTGAAAAAGATAGGATTGCAAAAAGCATAATCAAGCCTATTGTAGAACAATCAAGAAAAGAATTTGAAGATTTTGGAAGATTTGCCGACGAATTTTTCAAGAAAAATTTACCAAAAGATGTTATTGAATTTATGGATAAATACCCTAATGTAGTAAAAACCAAAGAATGTATTTATCTGGTAAGTTTTACACGCGAACGAATATACAATATAGTAAGTTATATTGAAGTAAATTATTTTGTATATTCGTTTATAACTGATGCAAAATTTGAAGAATTGAAAAATTCGACGGAAGCAAAACTTTTTGTCAATAGAATGATTGAGTTAGATAGGAAAGCATCTAATATCAAAAACCGGACAAAATGCGCACTTGAAAATATCAATACAACAAAAAAATTGAAAGATAATTTCCCAGAAGCGTATGTTATTCTCACGGAAACTTCTAAAGAAGATGTTAAGAGGAATGAATGTGACAATATAGAAAAATTACGTGCAGAACTTTCAAAATTATAATAATATGGTTAAATCGAATTTAGACCCTAAAGTATTGGAGGGTAAAATAAAAGAATATAACAACGCCTATCGTAGAGGCGAACCGGAAATAACGGATGCGGAATTTGACGCGCTTGTAGAACAATTGCATGAGGTCAACCCAGATGCGGATTGGTTCAAGAAAGGGGTTAATGACGAGGTTTCGGGAAGAAAAGAAACCCTTCCTATCCCCATGTACAGCCTGGAAAAGGTAAAAACTTATGACGAGATTGTAAGGTGGGTAAAGTCATGTGGACTGAAAAATGAAGACCGACTGATTATCACTCCTAAATTTGATGGAATTTCCTTATGCGTGGACGAATATAACAAGAAGGCGTGGACGCGCGGAAATGGCGAGGTAGGACAGAATTGTACTTCTCATTTTGAACAGATGATTAACCACGGATTTAAGGACGTGAAAAGGACAGAAGGATATTATACTTTCGGAGAAGCCATTTTCCGTAATTCCACTTTCTTGACATTAAAGAAGCGGACAAATTACAAGTCAGCGAGAAATGCGGTAGCAGGTCTTGTCAATTCTCCTACTGTATCTCCGAATATGAGGGATGTGCAGTATGTAAGGTATGGATATTCTAACGAGGACTGGGACAAGGTAAGCATGATTGCCTTTATGAATGACAATTCATCTGTAAAAGTTCGTTATGTAGAAACATTCGTAGAAACAATCATTCATAGCGAAAAGATGTTTAATGAATATATGGACAATATTTTCAAGGGCATAACAAATGATTACAAATGCGATGGTCTTGTTATAGACGTGGATAGCGCAAAAATAAGAAAAGAGCTTGGAAGATTGCCGAACGGCAACCCACGTTATGCAATTGCCTACAAGAACCCGGATTGGTCGGAAAGAGAGGAAACAGAGGTAGAAAATGTAAGATGGCAGATTTCAAAGGACGGCAGATTATCCCCGGTAATTGACATTACACCCGTTGAATTGTGCGGAGCTACGGTTTCCAAATGTACAGCATATAATGCCCGTTATGTAAAGGATAATTTTATTATGCCAGGTTCACGTGTCATTATTTGCCGTTCCGGTGATGTGATACCGAAACATATATTTACCGTGTCTTGGCCTACTTTAAAAAGTTGTTTGCCCGACAAGTGTCCCGTTTGTGGGAAACCTTTGGAGATGGACAGAAACAATGTGGACTTGATTTGTTTCAACAAAAATTGTGACGGTGTAATGCTTGCCAAATGTGTATATTTTTTCAACACTTTAGATTTTGAAGAGTTCGGAGAACCGACAATAAAGAAACTGTTTAACGCTGGCTACAAGACACCGGATAGCATTCTTCTATTATCAGAGGAAGACCTTAAGAAGATTGAAGGCATAGGAAATGTAGGTGCAAAGGTACTGTCAAGACAGTTTGAAAACTTAAAAAAGAAAGGTACGAACTTTGCAAAATTATTGACAGCCTATAATAAATTTGGGGGTGTAATAGCCGAAAAGACATGCCAAAAAATTCTTGACGGATTAAAGTTATATACTTGTAAAGATGTAGCCGATTTTGCAAAAGAATGTGATGAAAGTTGGGCGGCTGACATTGAAGACAAAGTTGAAGGTGTCGGATTTAATACAGCTTTAGCATTTGTTTTAGGTATTGAAGATTGGTGGGTGAACGATGATGATTCCGCACATATCCCTATAACTTATTACGGATTGGAAGAAAAGACCTTTGAAGGACAAATGACGGTTGTATTTACCGGATTTCGTTCGCCCGATACGGAAAAGAAATTAACGGACATGGGGCATAAGATAGGTTCTTCTGTAAGCAAGAAAACAACATGCCTGGTGGTGAAGGAAAAAGGATTGGGAACCATCAAGGAAAAGAAAGCGGAACAATACGGAATACCCGTTTTCACGTTTGAGGAATTTAAGGAAAAATTCAATGTTTGATTGAGTTTCTTTTGTTTGTTTGACATAGTGGGAGAGGCTGGTTTGAGAAAATAAGCCTCTTATTTTTGTAAATCTTTTGGTAATGAGATATTGGTATAGAGATAAGGACTACGTTTATATTGGCTTTAATTATAACGCCAATTTTGTAAATAAAATGAAACGTGATTTCGGAGCCAAATATAACCCGGCTTTGAAAGAGTGGTATTTTGAACCTTCTTTAGAAAAATCTCAAATGTTAAAATATTTCTTGGAGGGTAACGGATTCAAGAACGAAAAACCGGAAAGACAGATAGAAATACCCCTAAAGGAAATCAAGCCCCTTGTAAATGAAAAGGAGTTGAAAGAAATGTTCGATTACCTGGGATTGCCGCTACATCTAAGGGATTATCAGATAGAGGGCGTGTCCTATATGGTTAATCATGGCAATTGCCTTAACGGTTGCGGTCCGGGCGTAGGGAAAACAAGACAGTCCATAGCACTGGCAGAATTGCTTAACCTATTCCCCTGCATTGTGGTTTGTCCGGCAACGGTAAAACAAAGCTGGGTCAACGAATGGAAGTTGTGTAACCCTAACAGAACGGTACATGTGATTGATTCAAAGGACGAGACCAACACGGACTGGAAAGCGGATGTTACGGTAATAAATTATGACTATCTTTTCAAACGCAGCGCAAAGGAGGAAGGTAAGAAAGAAGTAAAACTTCGTTACAGCCGTTCCCTTACCAAGAAATGGGGATTAGCGGTAATCGATGAAATACACCTATGTAAGAACCCGAAATCTATACGCTCTAAATGCGTGCAAAAAATCGTGGAGAATGCAGAAAAAACCATAGGATTAAGTGGTACGGCAATTATGAACAGACCCCAGGAGCTTATCAATATATTACGAATTCTTGGAAGATTTAAAGAGATATTCCCGGATTCGTTATATTATCTCTACAGATATTGCGCTGCAAAGAAAACGCGGTTTGGACTTGTATGTACCGGGGCTTCGTGTACGATGGAACTGAACAAGGTAATAAAGCATTACTGTTATTTCCGGAAAGAATTGCGCGACGTGGTGAACGAATTGCCGCCTATAATCAAACAGACGGTGAATGTGCCGATAACCAATAAAAAGGAGTATCGGAAGGCAGAAAAGGATTTTATCGAATGGCTGGCTAATATTGACATAGAGGCGGCAGAACGTGCCATACGTGCGGAGCAGCTTGTAAGGTTGTCTGGATTGAAAAAGCTGTCTATAAACGGAAAGATAAAGTTTATTATCCAGTTTTTGAAGGAGTGGAGCGAGGCGAACGAGGACGAGAAAATGATAGTGTTCGGTATCACGACCGACATACTGGAAAGGCTTGGAAAGGAGTTCAAGAACAGTGAGGTTGTGACCGGGAAATACGGTACGGAAGAGAAGATGCGGAAGGTTGAGACATGGAAGAAAGAAAAGACTTTCCTTTTTGCCAACATTGCATCATTATCCACGGGTATAGACGGATTACAGAAATATTGTTACAATATGGCGTTTATCGAATTGCCGCAACGCCCGGCAGAACTGGAGCAGGCAACCGGGCGTATAGACCGCATGGGGCAGACGCAGACAATGAACGTCTATTTTTTGTTGTCCAGTGACACAATAGATATGCAGATACGCGAATTGCTGGACGGAAAGATAAAGGTAACGGATGCGGTCAACAAGGGCATTGACGTACAGGTAAGCCGTGACGATTCAATGGATATTGCACTGATAAAGAAGTTGAAAGAATGGAAAGAAAAGAAATAACAATATTTACCGACGGCAGTTGTGAATGGAAGTCACGTCTTGGCGGTTGCGGTGTGTATATCCAGGAAGAAGGAAAGGAATACTTTATTTCCAAGGGATACAGCGACACCACCATAAGCAGATGTGAATTAAGGGCGATATTGCATGCCGTGCAGAGTATGAAAAAGGATGTACCTCTAAAGGTTACGATATGGAGCGATAGCCAGTATGCGGTTAGCTGTATGACAGACCCGGAATTAAGACCGACGGTAAACAAGGATATTATAGAAAAAATAAAACAAGAACTATGCGAGCGTAGACGGATGGTCGTACGGTTTATGAAAGTCCGAGGGCATGAAAAGGATGTAAACAACCCTATAATATACGGAAATCATGTGGCCGACATGCTGGCAGATTACAAGAATTTTGATAATTACGAACTTGATAAAATGATAGAATTATGAATGAAGATTTTGTTTGGACTAAAGAAGAGAAAGTTAACAAATTGTTTAAAGTTTTGAACGTATTAAAGAACAATTTGCAGTGTAAACGCATGGTTGTGGGTGGAAGTATGGCTATGTATATACATGGTTTCAATGTGGAACCACACGACCTTGATATAGAGATGGAAGGGATAAGCGACGATTCATTACGCGTTTTAAAGACAATGGCAGGGATAAACAAGGACATGAAAAGCGACATCCTTTCCGAATATCCGGAAACAAGTCCTCTATATCGTATAAAGATAGAGGATGTGGACGTAGACATATGGGTAATGAATAAGATAGACTACAACAGGACCGTTTTCTACAATAATATAGAATTCGGTGATGTTCTAAGCGTAGTTAAAAAGAAAATGGACATGAAGCGCGAAAAAGACTATAAATCATTGGTAGATTATATCAATCAGTTAACCTATTTTACAAGATGAAATGGAGTGACAGACAATTAGCCATTTTCGACGCATACGAAAATACACGGAAAAACATTGCCATAGAAGCAACAGCAGGCAGCAGCAAGACAACTTGCATAGTGGAGTGTTGCAGAAGGACACCACCTAATAAAAAGGTTCTGTTTATGGCATTCAACAAAAGCATTGCGGAAGAATTGAGGGAACGTTTACCGTCCCATATAGACGTCAACACCTTTCACTCTAAAGGTTTGCGCGTGCTGCTTTCCAATTTCCGTATAAAACCGAAAATCAACGAGAATAAATGCTTTGTTATCGGGAAGAAAATTCTGGACACAAAGGATATGGACGTGAAGCAGCAGATTCGATACCTATTCGAGATTCAAATAATATGGAACTACATAAGGGTCAACCTTATTACGGATTACGAGAAGGAAATACCGGGTATCTGTATTGAAAAGAATATCGAATTCCAGGAACGTATGGTAGGGGACATGGAACAAATTAGAAATGCCTGGCACAAGGAAATGAAGAAGATAAATTCAGTAAAAGAAATTAACATTGATTTTACTGATATGCTTTATTTCCCTTACCAACTACTTGATAGTGAGGATTTCCCTAAATATGATATTGTTACCTTGGACGAACAACAAGATGCGAATACCTTACAAAAAGAGCTTGCTTTACGCTATATAAAGAAAAGCGGTCGATTTGTAGTTGTTGGTGATTCCAGGCAATGTATATACGGTTTCCAGGGGAGTTCTTTAGAGGTTTTCAAGTCCTTGCAATCTTATCCCAACACCATAGTATTACCGTTGGATATTACATACAGATGCGGCAAGAACATAGTCGAAGAAGCTCGAAAAGTTTTTAACAACGGGATTGTTGCTGCACCTAATGCGATAGACGGTATTGTAAGAAAAGGAGAGTTTGACGAAGCGGAAAACGGGGATTTTATTCTATGCCGGAACAACCTACCTTTGGCAACTGTCTTTCTCTATTTGTTAGAAATGGGAAAGAAAGCGACAATAAAAGGTAAGGATTACGGTAATGCACTTGTGGCGTTGGTGGATAAGATAAAACATATAGAGGACCTGGACGCGATGTGTGAAAGGAAAATTTCGGAACTCAAAGAACGGGGTTTTACTGATATCCAGGCAAAAAATAACCCTTCCTATGTAACCCTTCTTGAAAAGTGTACTATATTGAAAATGCTTTACAAGAACTGGGGAGATATGAAGAAGTTGGAAGACAATATAAAGGAGATATATAAGGACGATACGGAAGGTATCGTATTATCCACTATCCACAAGTCTAAAGGACTGGAGGCAGACCGTGTTTTCTTGCTGAACAGGAGTTTGATTCCCAGCAAGTATGCGAATACGGAAGAAGCATTATATAATGAAAAATGTTTATTGTTTGTGGCTATAACCAGAGCAAGAAAGGAGCTTGTATATTGCAATGTTTAACGACGAACCAAAGAAGACCGTATATACGGAAATAGACCGTGAATTTAAGCGGATGAAACCAGGAACCAAATTTTGTCGGATTGAATTAATCACCAAGATAAAGGATTTCCACCCTGGTTCCGTTAGAAGTGGAATAGACCACTTCCTATTAAAGAAAATGAGTAAAGGAGAAGTAAAAAGAATTGACAAAGGTAAATATATGAAGTTATGAAAAAGCCGAAAATGTATATTCCCGTAATAGAACCGGGAAAGAGTGTATCACTTGTGTGTGCAAATAAAGTAACGGGATTGGAGGACCATTTGCCGACCCAGGAAATGCTGAATATCCACATGGAACAGCAGAAGATAATGATACAGAAGGATAAGGATTATAAGGTACATCCTTTATATCTTTTCGTGGAAAAAGAAGAATTCAATGATTTGATACGAAGGATAAGAGGGAAGAACAGAAACGCGGAAACGGCTTGTATTCCGCTTGTATGCCAATATCCGGCAGTCCCTATATGCGTGCTTTGTCTCAAACAGGAAGAGGAGGGGAAAGAATGATATTTGAATGTACGTTTACCTATATGGCACCGGACCCGAATTCGACAAACGGTAATTATAAAAAGTTTGTCGATGTCATAGCCGTACAAGCGGAAAATTACATGGACGCTGAAACAATGGCAACTGGGTACGGGATATTCAATATAGATGCGGACTTTGCCATATCTCCTATTAAAGAGGTGATTGTGGATTCGGTGAAGCGCAACGAAAAACACGGGGGAAGATGGTACAAGTGCACGGGCGTATACAGTGAGGTAACCGTTTCTGGAAAGCTGAAACAATACAAGCTGGTTATATTGCAACAGCATGAGGACTTTATAAAAGCCTCTACTAAAGCGCTGGAATACATGCAAGACCTTGTAGGCGAATGTAGGTTGATAAAGGTGGAGGAAACACCTATAATCGAATATGTGGAAAAGGACTAATATGTTAATTATATGTTAAAACGACATAAGCACTTGCGTATCTCATAACATAATCTTATCTTTGCAATGTGATAAGGAAAACGATAAGTCAAACAACAAAAAGATAAGATTATGAATTCAGTATTTAAAGCTAAGAAACAAATGTTAGAAAACACTCTTTCAAAGGTTGCAAAAGTTAGTGTTGAAATAACTTTTGCCCGTGCTAACATGATAACGATAGCTTGGGATGAAGAAAACAAAAGCGCGTTTGAAAGATTGCAGAACTACTTCAAAGGAAAACTTTTTGGCTACGAATACGACAAGGAATGCGATATGTCTGTTTGTTGTTTGAATTTCTAACAAGAAGGGCTTTTGAAAGCCCTTCACAATTACAATACTATGATACGAATAACCAACCCTAAAGGAGAAACCCAGGTGCACACAGAAGAAAGCTATGAAAAGCTTCTGTGGCAGTTTGCGGAATCGAAGATGATGGATATGTGGTGCCGGAAACACCACCTTATCCCTATCTATACACACCAGGAAGAAACCATACTCAACAAAATGGTAGTAGAAGCATTTTTGGAAGCGTTTAACTATAAAGTAGAAAAGAAGTATGAAAACTAAAAAGTTCGGAGTGGGCGACAAGGTGAAGATACTCCATTGTTCCAACATGATGCTAATCGGACAGATTACGGAAGTAGCAAGTATATGCGGAACGGAAGGCAACCGCTATTATCACTTGAAAATAGACGGTGAACAACGCGCGTTCATTCCTCAAAATTTGGAACTTGTAGAAAAATGTAAGGAGGGTAAATAATGACCTACACAGAAGAAAGAACCTATTGGCTGGAGTGCATGATAAAGGCAAGCAGATACGGACTTGAACCAGAAGTAGCTGTTACAGCACTTGAATACCTAAAGGAAGACCCGAAGCTAAGCATAAGCCAATGCCTGGAAATGGCGTTAAAAGATTGGGATATTTAAACAGTACGATTATGAAAAAGGAAGACATAGAAAGAATTTTCAAAGAGACGGTAAGCAGACCAGAAAACTCTATTCATTTGCCGCTTGAAAAATATGCAAGAATAGGAAGAAGATATGACGGAGAATACATATATAGTAGCAAATTTATATGTGAATACACGCCAGAACAAGTATTGCAGCAATTGCAGGAAATAGCGGATGAAAAGGAAGTGGATATAACGAACAGCGAAGTTCTTATAGAATGGGGGAGAAGATATGGTGGTTATGACGATGAAATTTTTGTAAAGATTATTCATCCCCTCTATTTCCCCAAAGAATATTATTATTTGAAGTGGGATTATATGACGGGAGGACATAGAGCTATTCCCACAAAAGAACGAGAGTTTGTTGCCAAAGCGGTAGCATATATCGAAAATCATATCGGAAAAGAAGTGGACATGGGACGTGTCTCTATGCTTGTAGGGTACAACAGAAAAACCGGGAATGCCATTGTTTCATATCCTGATGAAGGTTGTGGATGGCATGGGATAAACGAAGAAGATGTGATTATAGTTAATTCGCCCCTTAACCGCTCGTATCAATATGTAAGTATTGAAAAATTGAAACATACTTTAAGCCCAACACGGTATAAACTGAATGAGACAATAACGATAAACATTCAGTCGGAAGGAGAAGACGAAGAATACAAGGTAAAGACAAGTATCACCTATAGGGACAATGACAACAATAAAGAACGTGTCGTGTACGAAACGGAAAACACGGACGACAGTTTTATTCTGAATCATACACGAAGATACGAGAACAATGATTCATGCCCTTTATTGGACAGATTTATTTTTAGCGCATACCAGAGATATATAATACAAGGTATCGTAGAAAACAACGAAAAAGAATCGAAGAATGATACAGAAAATAATCGCTTACCTCTATCAAAAGAAGGTTACGAAGACTTATAACGACAACAACGACGGTTTTATTTGCAATTTCGTGCTTGAATACAAGGATAAGGGAGATTTTGTACATAAGATGGCATGCTATGCCGTCAACTTTGAACCCGTTGTTATTGGAAAGGAGAACCGCTATTTGGTAGAGGTGGATGTGCATGCGGTGCAGAATGTCAAGTACAACAATGACAGAGTATGGCAGCCTCAATGCAAGGTTATAAAAATGGACTTATTGCTACAGCCGTGGGAAATTACATCAGCAGAAAAAGAAATAGAAAGATATTACGATGAACAAAGAAAAATTTATGGAACCGGATATGACAGCGAAACCGGAAGAAATTGTATGGTTTGAATCAACAATCAGTGAAAATGTGGAACCGGAGGTTTCATTTGTTGAACAGGAAAAGGAAGAAGTTTTGGTTTCGTGTACATGGTATTAATTTGGCAAATAAACTATTGCTTATTTCCCTATTAAAACTTACCTTTGTGGGTAAAACTTCTATATATGGCAAAAAAGATAGAATATACTAAAGAGGACATTCTAAAAGATGCGCCCGATTTCGTGCTGATTGCATCTCCCTACATGCAGGATAAATATGTAGCCTATGAGATGGTAAGAAGGGAGCTTGACGAACACCCAGACCGTTTTATGCAGTATGAGGGGAACGAAGGTTATACCTATGTGATAGACCTTAAGCTTGTCAATATAAAGGGTATCATGGCGAAACGCGGAGCATCCCAGGAAGCAATAGACGATGCTACAGAAATACGTACAAGCGTGATGCTACCCCTTCTTGCCAAGTTCCACAGAGTAAAGAGCGAGTATTTCCATGCTTTCGATTTGCACAATGACAAGGCAAAGGCGCTTGCAAAGCTCACTCCTATGCTTCTGGACTTGTTTGGTTCCATGCACAACCCCAAGGATATTATTAAGATTATCCGGAAAAAGGAAGGTTATTCGCTGGGAGAAGAAGATTTGGTAAAATTCTTCAACAACCACAAATCACTCATAGAGGCAAGGCAAAGCAAGTACGTGATGCGTTCTGACCGCTATAAGGTGGCAACGGAAGCCGGAAGACTGGAAATCATAAATGACTGTATGACAGACTTGCAGCTAAAATATGAAGAGTTCTGGAGCAAAGGAAACGTGGGGAGTGCACTCAATATCCTAAAGGAAATACGCGCTTTGTTGGAAGCCGCACGGAAGGAAGTAAAAGGTAATGAAATTAAACTTACAGTTGACGGAAAAATAGATATAAACGCGACACTGCATGGCGAGGAGAACATAAGCCGTGTAATGCGCGACATCCCCGTAAACAGTCTGATAGTGGGTATGGTAGCCGCAAAATCGGGAATAAGGCCCGAAATACTGATGCACCAGCTCTGCACCTCCTATTATAAGGACTTTAACGGCTTTGCAAGCAACCCGGTATTAGGGTCTGAAAAAGTCATGCTTCCTGGAGCATTGATAAAGTCCTATGACTGGAAAGAAATAGAAACGGAAAACAAGAAATTCGTGGAAGAAATGATACCCGAAGTGGTCGAGGCAGAGATAATCGAGGAACCGTCCAAATCAAAGACAAGAGAACGGCTTCTTAACCGCCTACGACAGATGAAAGGTGTTGAAATCGGAAAGAAATAATTACATTTTGTTTTGACTTTTAGTTAATTTATGATTTTCAAAATTCATGTGGTGTACGGTCTGCGATAGATAGTACACCTATTTAAACAATTAAAAATAAAGTAGTTATGGTAAAGATATATGTTGAAGAAGTTATAAAGTGCATGATGGAAAGACTTACAAAAGAATATGGTCTGACCGAACAACAAGCATTAAAAGAAATTGACATTTGTATGGAAAGACTGTACGTGAAATGGATGCAGAACGAACCGATACCGGAAGAATACAATGATTAATTAACCCTATAATAATAAATAGTATGATAGTAGCAATCGCAACAATGAGAATGGACGAGGACACAACGGTACAGGTACATGTGCCTATGGATGTGGAAATAATGCAGGTTCCTCCTACAGACAAGGAAGTAGAGAAAATAAAATCAGTCCTGGAAGAGGAAACCGGGTATAAATTCGTATCTTTGGATTCGATAACATGGGATGTGGACTACGAGATTTAAAATCAAACAAAAAACTTTATGTTCATTTTTTGAGTATTAGTAGTTAATATCTAATTGACAGCCAGCAGTTTGTGATAAATAGCTGGCTTTTATTATATCCTTTTATATGTTAATTATATGTTAAAAGCACATAAGCACTTGCTTATGTCTAAATAAGGTCTTATATTTGCGTTGTGATAAGAAACAAGATGTCAAACAAATAAAAACAAAAGATTATGGCAAGCCCCAAAGTAAAACTGGAAGGAAAGAAAATCGCAGAAAAGGTGATGGAGTTTATGGACGAATATTCATTTGACCCTATCTATAAGGAGATAGAGAAGAACGGGGACGACACCTATATCAGCGAGATACTGCGCTGCTTCCCTACAAGAAGAATAATAAACGATTTGGACGAACGCGGAGAACTCTATGAAGCATACAAGGAATATGTAGACATGAACGGAGTAACTCTCGTAAAGGACATAGCAAAGAGAATGACAAACAAGGAAAAGCTCGAACTCGTATCGGAACTTTTCAAGATACCTTACCTGGCAAGTCCGGAAGAATACGGGGAAGCGATAGCGAAGGCAGCAAGGGAACAATATTACAGATAATCAATAACCTCTAAAAAGCAGAACAAAATGAAGACCTATACAGTATATTTCAGTGAACCCGTAACAATAAAGTACAAGGGTGACAGATTCAACAAGGAATTGAAAAAGTGGGAATATGATGTAGACTGCGAGAAAACAAGTGTAATGTTCACCTTCCATTCCCTGGCACCTGCAAAGAAGCTTATCAAGGAGAATATGGACAAGTACATAGATTCTGTCATAACGAAGACCTGGGCAAACGGTGACTGGGAGAACCTGGGTCCGATAAAGCTTGCCGGAAACAACAAGACTTTTGTAGCCAATACCCGACAAAGGGTCGCAAATTATTAAGTACACGGAAAGAAGGGGTGAAAATCAAAGTAACCCCTATCTTTTTGATTTCCAATACAGATATTTTACAAAACTTAAAAATAAAAAGATTATGGATAGAGAAGAATTCCAGAAAAAGTACGATAACAGTATTCTGGTGTGCTGTACAGAAAACAGTATCAAGAAAGTATTCAATATTTGCGATTTAATGGACTTAACAGTCTCTAAATCAAAACAGATTACTGCTATATTGATAGGAGAACAAACAGCAAAAAGTCCATTGTTCCACGTGGAACAATTCCTCAGTGATTTCTACAAGGGGATAGAAGAAGGAGAAAGGAAAGAGACAAAGATGTTTGAACAGAGAATGAACAATGCTATATACAAGCTAAAGCATAAGTACGGAGACACGTATATAATCAAGGGAACCGATATGGCCACATTGATGTGCACAACGGAACTCGGCATGAATGCAGTCTATAAAGAGGGGGAAGATGTGATACTCATAGAAGAAAAGGGCAGCATACCATGTGTAAGACATTCTGCAAGACAGTTTATTACTGACGTGATGTCCGGCATGATTGACGTACTGGACCCATTCATAAACAAGGAGACAACGATTGAAATAAAGGAAGAAGAAGACACGGAAAACATGATTAGTGAAACAATCTTCCATCTCACCCATACCCTAACAAAGCTCCTGCATAAGGTATACGACATGGAAAGAATGGTCTATTCAATTGGATTCGGAAACAAGAAAAGGGTAATGATAGACAAGGACGATTTCTATGTGTTCCGGAAAGCGGTGCGCCTCCTATATATATGCAACAAGTGGGTAACGAAGGACAACGAGAAGCAATCCAAGGAACCGGATTTCAAGAAAGGAAACAAAATAATGTACACCATCAAGGACAGCAACGGCAACACATACCCGGTAAGAAGACTGTCGGAAAGGGTGTATGAATCAAAGGAACACAAGACCCTATTCATAACGGATGAAGAAGGGGTAGTGACCGGGATATACAAGGAGAAATAAAAAAGAGAAATACCCTCCACGATACCCTACAGACCATATTTTTATTACTAACCCGTTATACATTTGTTACAATGGTAATAGGGATATCAAAGAGGAAAAGCAGTGATATGAATAACCGGGAAGGGAAAGACCCTTTGGCATAAAGGAAGGAAGTATGCCGGACCCCGATAACAATAGTATAAACCGTCAACCTATAATTGTTAATTTGCGAAAAAGGGAAAGGACATACGACGGACAATATGACGCAGGGAACAGTCCTGGAACGGTTATTGTATCATTGTACAACGTGGAACAATTATAAAAACAACATATTAAAAGACAAAAGATTATGGAAAAAGATTTGAGAAACAATGTAAAGTTCATCTTGTTCTGCACGGAATGCTTACAGGCTGGCGTGGTAATGACACCCAAAGAATATGAAGTGGCATTCATGGCGGCAGAAAAGTTCGAGGGATTTGATGACAAGAGCTTCGAGAACATGAAGCCCGAACAATTCGCGCCCCGTATGAATGCAATGTTGCAGGCTATGTCAAAGAGAAAACAAATCATTGAAGGACTGACATTTAACCTGCTTACAAAGAAAAGCCTGGGTGAACTGATAGAAAGCAACCTTGTGGAAGAGGTAATGAAGGCAAAGCACATAGCCGCAGCAATGGCAGATGAACTACTGGAACCGGACGAGAAACTGGAAAAGGTTGTGACTGACGGAAGACGTGTAATAGAGCACTTCATAGACCAGTGGAAGAACGCCCCTATCCAGGAAGAAGGAAAGAAGGAATACGAGCCGGAAAGTGATGCGGAAATTGTAGAATAAATCTTTCGGTATACTTATTATTTTCACAAAAGCCCCGAAATGGGGCTTTATTATCAATCAGTTATGGACAAGTCGAAATTAAAAGAAGCAAATAGGTTGCACAATAAAATCGAATATTTGAAAGACCAATTAGAACGAATTTCCAGGTTTGAGATGGAGGGAAAGATACAAATAACGAACTCCTACGATTTCTATTTCTACATTGACGAGGATATAGTGAAAACCTATTTCCCGATGATAAAAGAAAGCATGGAGAAGAAATTGGAGGAGTACGAGCGATTATTTTCAGAACTTTAGCTCATTTTTGAGATAAAAACACTATCTTTGTTGACGTGATAGATAACTGGTAAGGTTGTATCGCAGTTGTATTTAAAGGTTAACAAAGGCGGTAGGGGTTGCAAGTCTGTATGGCTGGGGGTGAAAGCCTGGTTCAGATAGCTGCAACCCCTATTTTTATTCAAATTTTGTATCATTATGGAAAGAAAAGAGATTATTGGAAGACTGGGAAGGTATTTTACGCTTCCCGAACTTGTATGCCCCCACGTGTATAGAAAGTATGCAGAATCGCAGATATGGAGCTTTTTCACGACCGAAGCACTGGAAACGCTCCTTGTATTGAGGGAGGAAATCCTATGCAAACCCTTCATTATCAACAACTGGAAGAACGGAGGCAGCTATTCCCAGCGCGGTTTACGATGCAATGTATGCGTTATATGCAAGGAAAAAACGATGCTTGAAAAGCCGTATATGAGCGGTCACGTTTTTGGTCGCGCATTCGATATTACTGTGTCTGGTATGGAAGCGGAAGCGGCACGGAAAATCATTGTGGACGATTCCGACAAGCTTCCTTATCCTATCAGACTGGAAGACGGTGTTAGCTGGCTGCATGTAGACACTATGGACCTATGCAACGGCAAGAAAGTGACGCTATTTAATGCGTAAATATATTTTACTATATTCAAAAAGTATTCTCCCTTATAGGGCAATCGATACTACAGTATACTGTAGCCGCGATTTTGCAAATTTCGTATTTTTATCATTTGTAAATTTAAATTGAAAAAATTATGTATCCTACTAAAGTAAGCATAGCAAATAACAAGGGTTTTGAGAGCATAACAGCGATTTCACGCGCTTTCGAGGTCGGCACACCAGCCGAAGATGTGGTACTGTCAAAGTACACCTTGGTTCCCGATGACAAAAGGGCGTTTCTTATTATTCCATTGACGAGTGGTACTGTCAAAGTACACCTTATCGGTGAGACTGGTCCAGATACATATACCATTTCCGAAACCGAGGTTTCCGCTTATATGGGTTCTCCTATGCCTTATCTTATTGATAAGGTGTTTGTTGACGGTACTACTGCACAATTTAATATAGGGTTATGATTGGGGTCGGTACAAGTCTTTTGTTTGACAGGAGGGCTGGCAAGGCTGGTCCTCCTATTCCACCCTTCAATAAGGCTATGGTGGATGCATGGTTTATGAGTGGGCTTTCCAATAATGACAAACCCTCTTCTATTAGAGGGGTAAAAGGAAATGATTTAGCTCTTAAGAACTTCGCCTACTCCCTTTCTTCTGGATTCGGGAAATATACAGTAGATTTTACAAAATATACCGGAAGTAATACAACATCTAATTCTATTTCAATATATAAAGAAGCAGGAATAGATAAAGGATTTGCTACGATTGGCTATAGGCAATTGGAATCCGATATTCCTTCTTATTCTATAGAAATCAAAGGTCTTGATTCTGGACAAATATTGTATTATTATAGAAACAATGAAGGTCTTGAAAAGAATGTTACTTATAATAAAGATGGTATATATGAACTTCCTATATGTTACAAAGAAGGTGAAAAAGGCATCAGTGCTGGATTCACTATAAATTCTGTAAATAATATTACCATCACCCAACTGCCATCTGCCTATGAGGATGCACTGGTATTCGATGGAGTGGATGATTACGGTATATGTACTGGACTTCCTATTCTTGATGATTATACAGTGATATGCAGAAGGGCACTTGAAAATAATGCCAAGAATGTTGTTGCTTCAAAATCAGTTGTTGTTGGTAATGGAGCATTCATTTTTGAATACGGGAATAATGCTACATATTCTTTCAGTGAATATACGTCTGGTCTGGCTGTAAATTTAAAAGATTCCGTTTCGTATCAAACTAAAAATTCCTATAATGGGAGTACGATTACGGTAGGCAATGCAGACGATACCGATACATTGACTTTAGGTATTATAAGAAAGGGAGACAGTAGACTTCTGGAAGGAGCCATCTACTATTTTGCCCTTTATAACAAGTCACTCACACCCGAGGAAATTGAGACCGAGAAGGAAAGACTTAATGAAGAATGGCTGAAACGTAAAACTGAATAATATGAAGTGGTTAGTTATACCTATAGAAGAATTAAAAGAATTTGATAAGGACTGGGAGATAAGACGAATGAGTAACGACGGCACGAAGGCGTTGTTACATGAAGAGACGTACAACATGCTTGTACCTCCTATCATGATGCTTTCGGAAGGTGAAGAAGTTGTGGAAGAAGTCGTTTATTCTTATCCTTTGATGGATGAAAACGAGATTAACAGTTCTGATGACTGGGTTAATGATAAGGTGATTTGATTGTTTTCGGGGTGCCGGGAATTCGGGTGTTTTATCCGGTTCCCGGTTTTTCATTTTCTTTATTTTATTATATACAGAAAAACAATTCAATTTTCAGAGTTAGGGTTAACTGTCTGATAATCACATACCATTTTCTTCTATTTCCGAAAAATATAATGTCACTGAAAGAAAGGTTATGTTAATCTTATGTTAAAATGACATACGCACTTGCTTATGTCTAAATAAGGTTTTATATTTGCAATGTGATAAGGAAAACGATAAGTCAAACAAATTAAAAGAATTGAGATATGAAAGCAGAATTCTACAAAGTAAGAGGTACGGAACTTGAAGAGATGGCAAAAAGAGGTAACAGTAACGAAATCTCCTCTATGATTTCCCAGAAACAAAAAGCGCTTGCAGAAGCACTTGAAAGCGTCGAGTTCTACAAGTCTATCGGCAATATGGAATTTGCAAGCAACGAACAGAACCGCGCTAATCTCCTTCAAAGACAACTCGAAATGTTGAACAAATAAAGATATAAGATTATGACAAAGAAAGAATTGATTGCAGCACTTGCAAATGTAAATGATGATGCAGTAATATTGTTCGGTATGAAAGAAAGTTTGTTTTTCGGTGCATTTGCTACACGGATATACACCAATGGTGACGAGGTTCTTATAACCAATAAGCATACGGACGCTGAAACTCCTGCTTACTGTGAACTATTGCATGAGGATGAAATATATTAACATAAAGGAGGATTTGATTATGAAAGTAATTGTAGAAAACCCGTTGAATGCCTATCATTCACCAACAGCAATCTCTATTTATGTCAATATACTTAACGAAATCGCCGAATGTAATGACGAAAAAGAATTAAGAAAGGCAATGAAATTCATTTCTGCGAATTACCCGGTTACGTTCAATTCTCTTTTTGATTACGGTTTCGGTTCCAATTATATGTGGGTCAGAGAGAGGGAAAGCCATAAACCTCTTCTCCTTGTTGAATTCTAAAAACTTATATATCATGAAAAAGCAGTTTATAAATTTCTTTCACGGTCGTTTCGGTAATAAAGTATTGAAAGCCAAATATCGTGAATGGTGGGTGCGTTTCTGGTACGGAGTAGGTGCACTCACTTGTACCCTTCTTTTCTTCGGAATGATACAGTTCTTGTCCTGGCTTTCTGATTTGATTAATTATGTTTTCTAATAAAAATATTTTACAATTATGAAAAATATTTTGTGCGACAAAGACGGGAAATTCTTATCCGTTCATGAAAAGAATGAAACTTTTGTAGAGCTTAAGGATGGTGACTATCTGACACACGAGGACGGTTGCATATTGATATACAAGGAATATGAATGTAAAGAAAATATTTCTGAAATATCTTATCATGTTTATTTACGCAATAATAAATTACATTTTCCTCAAACTGAAATGTCATTTTCTTACTATGATTTTATCCCATCTTACAGATTTTCTGCGGAAGAAGAAAAGAAGCGTATGAACAACGCGCTTGCCGAAAAAGGATTGTTCTACAATATAAAGAGCAAATGTATAGAAAAAATTCGGTGGCGTGCCAAGAAGGGCTACATGTATTATTACATTGATTTCAATGGCCCCGATTCCTTTTGCGTGGCTTCCCGTACAGAAACATTCGATTATATAGACGAATGCAAGTTTAATACTCACAACTATTTCCAGACCGAGAAAGAAGCCGAAAAGAAACTGGACTCAATTAAAAACATCCTCAATGATTAAGAAAGAATGTTACATCTGGGTCGGACAGATTGCCGAATACCGGGGAATGACATTGCGGAAGGTCCGTCCGGGGAAATATGTTGTCATTTCCCCGTGTTCCCTGGTTTCGAGACCCGTATATATTAACAAGAACGAAAATTTGACCGTTCTTTAGTATTAATTATTTGTTTTATTTTTATATATTTGCAGCTATGGTAACAGCGATATTTATATGTCTCGTTCTTCTTACAGTAGTCCTTATCACCCTTCTTTTGTGGTGCATAGGGACGGTTACGGGAATTCAGAAAAGAATGGACGCTCTTCTTTATGTGGTCTCCTATATAGACCTTATTCAGAGAAAGCGGTTTATCCGGTATCTGGACCAGCTTTCCAGGAAGATGAGCTGTAACGAGGACGAGATGGAAGACAACCAGAAACAGTTCCTATTCCATTTAAGCCAGGAATTGACGAACGAGATAAAAAGGATGGAAGACGATTATAAAGATTTGATATAATGGCAAAGAAAAACGAATTTACATACAAAAAAGGGTGCCAATATATAAACTGGCTCTGTATTTCCAATAAGCTTTTCTTGCTTCGTGATGATGACAATATAAGCGACGAAGACAAAGCATCCATTTCACGCGCCCTAAAATGCAAGACAGGCGATATCCTTTGTCTTGTCCTGGGACGGAACATCAGCTATTTCGGATATAGTAAGCTTATCGAAGACATGGGAGGACGGACGACAGAAAGTATAGTGCAGTCCAAGAACCCGGTTTTTTCTTCCATCTACTGGACTGGTGACAAGAAAGCGGCTATCGAATCTCACACCATTTTCATTCCCTGGAAGGAGCTTAAGGAGCTTATCAAGGATTGGGATTACCCGACATATTTTCAACCGGAAATCGTTTAGAACCTTCTTTCTCTAAATTTTATATATTTGTTTGACTGACACCCGGTTACGCTCTTCGTGAAAGAATGTTTCCGGGTGTTTTCTTTGTAGTTATATGTTAATCTTATGTTAAAATGACATACGCACTTGCTTATGTCTAAATAAGGTTTTATATTTGCAATGTCTTCTTAAAGGAGACAGCTAATTAGGTCAAACAAATAAAAAGATAAGGTTATGGAAAATGAAATTAAAGTTATCAGAGGTTTTGCGGTTAGCATGGGAAATGATTATGTAGAGTTTTTCAAGAACATTGAAGATGCAAAGAAGAATTACGAAATGATGAAAGAACGTTTTGTCGGTGTCCGTCTCTATTATGCCAAGAAATCCTATAACACTAAAGGTTATCCAAACGTAAATATTTCTTTGGTAGAAGTTTACCGTAACAATTATGGTCTTCCTTATTAATTGATAATTGTCAAACAAATAAAATCTTTACAATCATGGCAAATATAGACTTTTTCAAGAACCCCGATTCATACGAGGTATATGTAACAGTCAAGTTCGGAATATGGAAAGTGGCAGAAATAAGCCGTTTTCCGTCCCCTGCGGACATTCTTCACGGCAACATCATAGAATATACCGAAAACAGACACATGTGCTCCGAAAAGGACATAAAAGAGATTGAAGAATTTACTATTAACAACGTTATAAACACTATTTTAAAATGAGAACATTAAGCAAAGGAAACTACCGGGCAGTATATGACCCGGCAAAAGAAGAAAGCATGAGTATGATTGCCGTCTACAAGAAGAACCTGGACGGCACGTTATCCCTAATCAATAAGGAGATGGGGAATGAGACGGACGAAGAAAGTCTGAAAGAAAAGGCAGTAAAAATTATTAACGAACTAAATAAAAAGGAGGATTAAATTATGAATGCAGGTATCGTATTTTTAACTATCATTATTTTTATCGTTCATCTTATGTTGAGTGCCGAAGTAGGCTCTACGGCAGAAAGGATGAACAGGAGTTTCGGTGTATGGATGCTTCTGGCACTTATCATTTCCCCGTTTATCACAGCCATCTTTGTTCACTGCCTGGGACCTATTCCAGTTCTTGAAAAGAAGGAGAAAGAAGACGATGAAGCCGAGAAGTAACAGGTATATCTATTATTATGACAAGCGGTCTAAAAACAAGCCGTACCGGGTTATAATAGAGGTTGAAAAGAAGAAGTACAATATCGGTTATTTCCGGACCGTGGAAGAAGCAAGAACAGCCCGTGACGAATTCATTAAAAATCATTTTTCCGTCTCCATAAGCTGGCAACGGTTACAGGAAATGAATGTGATTGTGGATAAGATTGCCGAACTTTCGGAAATTCTTCTCTCCTATAGGGATATTTCCACAAATGAGGTTATTCGGAAAATCGGGAATATCAAGCAGAACGCGATTTCCATAAAGAAAGTTATTGCATAAATATTCACTCAATTTGTATAATTATTCATTTTTGTTTTGTAGTATGAGAACATGGGTTTAGCGAAACCCGACAGACTGGGACGTTGTGAAACGTCCCTTTTCTTTTTCTAAATCTTGACAATCGAGTTAATAATACTTGAAGAATGACAAAAAACCATAATCTACCAGTCCTTTTTCTACTGCATTGGCTTCTTGTTCAAACACGATTGCGTGGTAACAATCATGGTTTATAGCCTGGATTCTCTTAATCCATTTCTTTATACCGCCACTGAAACCTGGGTGATACTTGATTAAGGCTCCTATTACACGTACAAGCCATTCCAGGGCGTAATACAGATAGAACGTCAACGGGATAAGGAGAAGTAGCCAGGGGCACGAGAAAACGCCTGCAAGACCGCTAAAAAGCACGGTGCCCGGTATCATTAATGATTTCCATTGATAGGAATGCGTTTCTTCATGTTTTAGGAATTCTTCGTCATAATACTCTTTCATTTTCTTGCATAACAGCCAGCAAAAAATTAGGATTGCGGAAAAATTCGGGATGATAATTTTCGCAATTTTCGATTCATAAATTACCTTCATGATTTTACAATTTTTAAGATTAAACATGTGTAAAGGTAGGCTTTTTCGAGGAAATTTCTGTCAATATTTATTACTATTTATAACTATCTGGAAATCAACACTTTGACATTTTACCATAAGGGTATTATCTAACCCCTAAAGGGGTACGTAGTTCCCTTTCTTCTTTTACCCTTACGGGTATATTAATAGGAGGAAGAACTGCAATATAGCAATAGGGGGTTTGGGGGAGGAAGGGGAAAGAGTGAAAAATGGGGAAGGGGGATAAAGTGAGATATGGAAAGTGTTAACGGAAGTAAAAACAGAAAGGGGAGACGAAGCGAAAGAAAGAAGACGAAAACAAGAAGGGATTTTGGGAAAAAGGCGCGCCCGGCAAAAATTTTCTCGAAAAAATTTTGTGGATTGAAAAATAATCCCTATGTTTGCAGTGCTTAAACATAGCGGCTAAGGTCTGATGAAGATTTGGGAGCCGCAAAAGAAAAAGGGGTTACTCTTTAGTTTTCTCACTAAACATTAGCTTCTTTTTGAAAAATCCCCTTTTTCTTTGTTTTTGTTTAGCAAGAAAGAAGCTAAAAATTAGTGGGTGTCCTTAAGCAAGACATAAAACCAAAAATGGTATTTGTAGAGTGAGAAAATTAAAGAGAAGTGTATGAAAAAAGATACAGAAAAATCGGCATCACGCCAGGACATTTCAAAAAAGATTAAGTCTCCTATTAAGGATTTGAAGAGTATACATACTATCCAGGATTACGAGTATTGCTGCGTATTGTGCGCTATTAGATTGATAAACAACAAGTATTGCAAGAGAAACCAGAAGAAGTATCAGTATAAGACGTTTTGGAAAAGAAGTTTTACTACACAAGAACTGTCATTGAAGATTGCGGAAGAAGTGGGTATTTCCTACAGAAAAGCGAAGGATTATATCAAGTTTTTAAGATTGAATGACTACATTAAATTCCCCGAAAAGGATGTATGTACAATCATAAACAAGGATTTCAAGGATGTAACGGAAGAGATGTATTTACCGGATTATTTGCGTTATGTGATTAAGGAGAAGGGGGTGAAATGGTCTCCTATTTTTACAAGGATATTGAATTACATTTCAAAGCAGATAAGGCATTATAAGCATTGTAAGGAGATTGCAGAGTATAATTTGGACGTATGGAATGACGAGGAATCAAAGAAAGACGAGATTTTAAAGATAGTTGAATGGCTGTACAATAACGAGGACTGGAAGGAATCGGATTATGACAAGGTTTATGAAAAGGCTGTAAAGATGGCGCATAAGCACGCATTAGAGGCAATAAAATGGAACAATTGCGAAGTATCGTTCTATGAAAGCCCTAAACGTATTGCAAGCCGTATGAAATGCAGTGTAGACACAGTGAGAAAGTTTATAAAGGCATTGAAAGAGATTTTTGGAGAAAGAGTATACATGAAGCCGGAAAAGGCGACTAAATCAATGAGATACAACCCTAATTTGAATAACTATACAATAGCATTGCCGGACAGGGAAGAATGGAAGAATATGTTTGCAAGAAGATTCGAGAAGATTAAGGAAGGTGTTTCAAGGGTAAAGGATTCTGTTTATTATCTCAAAAGAGTTTGGTTCAGAAAAGAAAAGGGTTATTTGTGGGAAGACAAGGAGTTCAATAGAATAGCAAAAAGAAGTGCTACTGTAACGTGTGGAGAAAAGGAATTGCCGTGCAAAAAGAGGTTGAGTTTTTATTACACCCTAAAAAAGAACTTGGAATACTGGGAGGATAATTTCGAGAAGGAAAAGGAAATAGAAGAAGAAAAGGAACGTTTTTATAAGTCTGAAATACAAAGGGAGGTTGAAGAAAACAGCAGAATTGATTTGGTGGCGAAATATCGCTGTCACGAGGCACCCGAATACGAAAATTACAACCCTAATGAATTTGAAGCATATAGAGTATGGAAACGGTAAGTGAATACATATACAATGACTATGAGACCGAGGACGTAGAACTGTACGCAGAACAGATGATACGGGAACGCATAGCGCGTGACGAGAAGCGACGCGAACAGATAGAGAAGGCTTTGGCGAAAGCCGAAAGGGACAGGAAACGGATTGCCAACAGAAGAAGGAAGTATGTAAAGGACAATCCTATAAGGGCGAAGTATAAATACCCAGGACTGGGGAAATATTCAAGTTAAAAGCTTGGTTATTTGGATGATAATGCCTATTTTTACCGTTGTAATTGCAATTTCGTTATAACTTAAAAAGGAATTATTCATGGATAATAATAGAAAAGGAGAGAAAGTGTTCGGACGTGCACAATTTGAACAGTTTCTCATTGACAACGACTATGAGGCATTCACCGCAAAGCAGGTAGCGGCTTTTGCTACTGATGTTTTGAACAAGTCAGAAAACAACGAGATGGACGAGTTCGAGAAAGCATGTGCGGCTGCGGACTGGAAATCACTGGAAACGGTTAAAGTGCTGAATGACATTTACGAGGAAGAACCCATGTTCATAAGACCCTCACAAGTGGAAGTGATACCGGGAAAGGAAGGAATTTTCAAATCAATGTCCGAGAACCGGGACATGCTGAGATACAAGGAAACCCCTCTAAACATTTTCAAAGGCATAGCCGGAATGTGCGTATCTGACGATATAGAGAAGGCACGGAAGGGTGAACCTATCGGAACCGTAAAAAGCTGGGGAGGGAAAGAATATGTGAAGACCGCTAACGGATGGGTACGTCGCCAGGGAATCAAGACAAAGGAGACCGCGAAGGAGGAAAAGACGAAGGAAAAGAAAGGCGATTTTCCTACAGTAGAAAAACTTGTGGCCGCAGCCACAAAATCTGGGCACAACCCTAAAGAGGCAGAAAGGGTTATCAGAGAACATTACGAATATATGAAAAAGAAATACCCGGAAGCATCACCGAGTAAACTTGTACATATTGCATATACCATTTCCTAAAATTCCGTCGCATATGATTATGGGAAAACTACATAAAATAAGGGAATACGTAATGAGTTTATATTTTCCCGTGTTGTTGAGCATACCTATCTCTTTTTCCAACACGGCATCCTTCATTGAGAAATATGTGTTTCGGGACTGGGAATTCTTGAAATACCTAATGATTCTTATAGTGATAGATACACTTGTAAGCTGGGTATATCATATCAAGAACAAGGACTTTTCAAGCAAGGGCTTTTCAATGATTATCACGAAGCTTTTCATTTATTCCGCTATTCTGATTGTTTCGCATGTGATGGGGAACTTTACTGTGGAAGGCGGCAATGTGGAGATATACACATGGTTCCGTGCTGTGGTGTGTAATGCGCTTATAATACGTGAATCAATCTCAATTGTGGAGAACGCGGCAAAGGTAAGCCCTACTTTGGTACCTCAGAGAATTAGAAAATATCTGTCTGATTTCGACGAGTTCGGGGATAAGAAACCGGAGACGATAAAGGAAATGAAAGGAGAATGACTATGGCACAAGGCGATTATTTGCCCGGAACCTATTCAAGGGTCGGAACGGAAGAAAACCCGGGCACATACCTTGGAGGAGATTCGGGCGGTACTTCACAGACAATGCCGCCAAAGGTGAAGAAGGTATGGGTGCTGGAGCACGACAGATGGAACATGCGCAATTATTGGATTTCTGGAGGGAAGTTCAGTATTCCGGCAGTATGGGTACTTACCAAAGGAGTTTGGGACAACTTCGGCAAATGGATGAAAGACGGATTTTGGAGAATGGGACAGCTCATTTTCTCTACAGACAATATTTGGCATGATAATTTCGTATGGTATAACGATTTAAAGTTTAAATTTTAGAGATTATGAAAAAAGCAGTTTTTTATCAAATACAGGACGGTGATACCGGGGCACAGGTTGCACAGGGATTGCAAGGCAATTTCGAGGCTTTGCAGCAGGAGATAGAAGCAATTCCACCCTATTCCTTGCCTATTAAGATGGACCCTAATAGTGGAATTATCAACAGTGAGGAGGACTATAACAGTATTCTCCCCGAATCCTATCTGACGGAATATCCGTGGCAGGCTGAATATGCAGGTGGTCTTCCTTGGTTATGGATGAACTTCAAGGCGAAGGTATCGGAAGGTACTCAGATTTGCATTAAGCATAACAACAAGTTCTGCGAGTTCACCAACATTCCAGAAACTATCGGCACCGTATCTGTCAACAAGAAGATTCTGACAATGAAGGAGAAGAACGAATATCTGGGTTTCGAGTGTCAGAAGGATTTGGGCGTACAGAAAGTGGACTTGAAAGGCATTTACCAGGTTTACGTACTGGATGCTGACGGTTCCGTGGAACAGGAAATTGTATTTGAATGTAAGTAATTAACAATTAAAAATAGAAAAGATTATGAGACTGTATAGATTTTTGGACGAAGACAAGAATATTGATGTGACATTGGTAACTGATGGTAGTTGCGACCAGAAGAAAGTATTCATCACTGAATCACCGCGCGGAATTACCCCTAAAGGAAACGTGACAGACCCGGAAGGCGGTGCCGAGCTTTTGAAGCTTGGTTTCAAATGGAATGTAGGCGAAGCCGTGATGCATGAGGAACTTGTAGCATTTGCGGAAGAAAAGGGTTTGGAATTGATTATCGACCCCCAGGGATTGAATGAAATTGTTGCGGTAACGGCAGAATGGAACGAAAACGATGCATGCGTTATTACAATCAAGACAAGTGTTCCGGCAAAGAAGGATGTCGACATTTATTTCCCTAATAGCGTAGATTTGCAGGAAAGCGCAGAAAGATTTGGAGTAATCAGAGGAGACCGCAAGACCATTGCTACCAAAGTTATGTCCGGAAAGCCTATGGCGTTTACGCTGGCTGACCTTGGTTTGGATGCAAAGGAAGATTTGAACGTGGTTGTAATGACAGATAACAATACATGGCGCGAAGAACTCGTAGCTGAAAACAACTAAAGGGATTATGCTACGGTTATTGTTTACAACAGAAGATAATGTCCACCAAATGACTGTCGTAACTGACGGTATCGACAGTCAGATGAAGGTTTTCGTGACGGAAAGCCTCTATGGTGACGTGGAATATTATAAGGGGCTGGGTATCGTGATTGAACCCGGACACACCTATAATATCGGACAGTTCAAGGAATGGGCGTTTAAGGCGCTTGTTAAGCTTATCTCATATCCGGAAGGATTCGGAGAAGAGGGCGCGGTATTGTCGGACGTGCAGGAAGTTGTGGAATACGTATTGGAGACTAAAGAACCTACACTTAATTTCCCTGCAAAGGGAGGTGATGATATGTGCGTGGTGACGTCTTCAAAACAGACATTCAAGAACGGACAGCCAGTAGGACACCCGGAAGGCGTCCCGGTTACATTCTCAATATCTGGGGCAGGATTCAAGGTTGACGGTGGAGGACAAGTAACGGTTGACGAGAACCCAAACAACACGGCAAGAAAAGCGGTAGTGACGGTTAAACAGAATGAAAGCGGAAAGACATTGCAGATTACATGCAACCAGGCTGCATCTACTGTAACCTACGAATATGCGCTTACAGTAGACCCGACAGCGGTAACGTTCGACGGTGCAGGAGGTGAAAAGCTGGTTACCGTGACTTCTACAAGAACAAAAGTTCTGAACGGGGTAAAACAGCAGGCAGAAAGCTATCCTACGGACATAGAGCTTGCAGGTGAGGGATTCAGCTATGAAGTGAGCGGAAACAACTACAATCTGAAAGCCGAGGAGAATACCGGGACCTCACAGAGAACGGGAAAGGCGACCATTTCACAGGAAGGCGGAAAGACCGTACAAATGAACTTGACACAGAATGCGGCTACGGTGACGTATGACTATGCGCTTACAGCCAATTCACAGACCATACAGTTTGTAGCGCTTGGAGAAACGAAGAGTTTACAAGTTGTTTCAACAAGACAGAAAAAAGTTAACGGTAAACCGTCTGGTGATGTCGAGAAGGTAGATACGACTGCACAGATTACCGGAACCGGATTCAGCCAGACTTCATCCGAAACATCTAATGGAGAGAATTATAGTATAGTGGCGGCTGAAAACAAGGCAGAAGCAGCCAATAACGGTTCTATTACCATTACACAGACTGGAAGTAACAAGACGGTAAAGGTTACGTTAACACAGCTTGCAGCGACAGTTACCTATGAATATACATTGACTACAGACCCGACAACACTTTCATTTGCAGCAGCAGGAGAAACAAAGATATTCGGTGTTTCAAGCAAGAAGCAGAAGAAAGTGAACGGGAAGAATGACGGTTCACCTATGACGGTTGACTACACTACTGTAGTGAGTGGTACGGGATTTACCAAGGGTTCTACTGAATATTCTGTAGTGGCGGATGCAAATACTGGCGCACAGCGTACCGGAACGGCAGTTGTTACGGCAGTAGAAGGAGGAAAGAAAGCGACGGTAAACCTTACACAATTGGCTGGAGAATAAAAATTGTTTACAATGGGAAAGAGAAAAGGAAAGATAATACAAAAAGCGGAAAAGCCAGATTTGATTGCAAGTCTTTCGAGTTTGTCCATTGAAGAGATAGACAGGCTACAAAAGGCCGCTCCTATGGCATTCCAAAGCAAATTGCAGGCTGCGTTAAACTCAAACGATGCAGGGGAGATAATGAAGGCTAATTTGTATCTGGGAGAAATCAATAGACAGCCTACAAAAATTCAGTCTGTTTTCTTTGACCCTAACGACATATCCGGTAACGGAAGAGGATTCAAGGATTCTAAAGGGGTTCTGTCCTTTTCCGTATTGCGTCGGATGGGGGACATTCATATAGTGAAAAGTATCGTGTCTACACGCGTGGAACAGATAATGAACTTTATGGATTTTTCGGAAGACGAGCAAAAGGAAGGCTTCACAATCAGAAAAAAGAAGAGCCTTTTTTCTACCGGGGATGAGAAATTGACAAACGAGGACAAGAAAAAGATTTCAAAGATAGTTGATTTCCTGGAAAAGGGAGGATGGACGGACAAATGGGACAATGTAGACAGCTTGCAGGAATTTGTAAGTAAAATAATGTCGGATAGTCTTACATTAGACCAGTTGGCCTTTGAAATGGTCCGCAACAGAATGTGGGAATTACAGAAATTCCGCGCTGTGGACGCTTCTTTGATACGTTTTCTTGACAGCGTAGACCCCAGACAAAGGGAAGGTTTCGAGCAGTACAGATTCAAGGGGCATTTGCCGCGTTACTGCATGGTGTGGGATGAAATGATTCTTCATAACCCTATAACGAAGGAACCGATATTGTATTACCCGTGGGAGCTTGGTTTTGGTATCAGAAACAAGACATCTGATGTAAGAAGAAACGGATATGGGGTATCGGAATTGGAAACGTTGGTGAATATCATAACTTGGATATTGTGGGGCTTTTCTTATAATGCAAACTTTTTTAGCCAGGGGTCACAGCCTAAAGGGTTTATCAATATAAAGAACCCCAATATATCAAACAGTACATTGCAGGAGTTTAGGCAGGCATGGACACAGACGATGGCAGGGGTCGGTAACAGTCATAGAACGCCCGTTATAAACGGTATAGATTTGGAGTGGGTAGACTTGCAGAAACTTAGCAATCGTGATATGGAATTTAACGAATGGATAAAGTTTCTTATCATAATGACATGTTCTGTATATCGTATAGACCCGTCCGAACTTGGATTCAATTTCAAGGAAAGTCAACAGATATTCGGACAAGACGGACAGCGCGAAAGATTGAAACATAGCCGCGAAAAAGGATTGAAGCCTCTATTGATATTCTTACAAGGTATCATAACGAAGTATATTGTAAGCGAGTTAGACGAAAACTATGAGTTTGCATTTACCGGAATAGAGGTGGAAGACGAGGAAGCACAGGTAAAACTTGATTCCGAGAAATTGAGTAGTGGAATGGTTGCCATGCAGGATATATTCAAGAAGTACAATGGACGCGACTTTGACCCAGAAAAGGATATCATTCTGAACCAGGTGTACCAGGGAATAAAGCAGGCAGAAGAACAAAACAAGATGTTCGGAGCTTCACAACCTGGACAGCAGCCGGAAGGTGTGCCGGAAGACGAGGAAGACCCGTTTGCACAATACAAGTCGTTTAACGACAATCCTATAATGAAACCAGCAGTTGACTATTATTTAAAAAATCTTTACAAATAAGAAATTATGGAAACTTTCGACGATTTAAAGTTAGAAAGATATATAAACAAGGCTCTTTTAGAAAAGAGCTTCGGACGTACAGAATTGTATGATACGCTTTTGGAGATTGCAAAGGCGCAACAAGGCGTATATGTGAACAACGCGGTAAACCGGAAGCTTGGCATTGTTGGACTGCCATATAAGAAAAGAAAGGCTACGGAGGAAGAGAAAGCCGATTTAACCAAGACAACGGAAGACCTCTATAAGGAAGGTGGTGTTTGGAAGCGAGACAGACAGATTAAGGTACATAACAAAATAAGGTCAGAATATCAGAAGAAAATGTTGTTTGAGACTAAACCGCGTGCTTATCTTATGCTTGGTGGCGGTGGTTCAGGCAAAGGGTATTACCTTAAGAAGATGAAGGAGAAAGACCCGTCTATAGATAAGCTTCCAGTTATTGATGTGGACGATATGCGTGATATGATACCGGACTACGAAAGAGTGAAGGATATAGACCCGAAGAAGGCGGCTTCTTATGTGCATGAGGAAGTATCGGATATTGGTAAGAAAATAGACGAGGAATATATTCGACAGAAATCCTCTTTTGTAAAAGACGCTGTTTTTGGAAATCCCGAAAAGCTTGAAAAATTGGTTGACAAATTGAAGGCACAAGGTTATGATGTCCATTTGGTAGGAGTGGCAACCGATTTTAATACGGCTTTGGACAGAATACAGAAACGTTTTGAGAGAACGAAACGATATGTCCCTACAGAAATAGCGAGAAAAGGACATAAAGGCGCGTCCGCTTCTTTCAAGAAAGTTATAGAAACTCCATTGAAAGATAAGTTCAAGTCTGTTAAATTGTATGACGGAAATTCCGATAACGGGGTGATTTATGATAACAAAGTGTTAAATCAAAAAGAACTTGATAGGTTTCTTAAAAAAATAGACTTATAAATTTGTTCAATTCTGAACAGTTTTGTATATTTGCATAGAAACTTAAAGAAAGGAGTTAATTATGGAAAAGAAAAAGTACGGAATTGATATGACGGCTGATGAGTGGTTCGAGATTGAAGAACGTGGAATGGGTGAACCCCTAACTATGGAGGAAATAGCCGCAATGGGTCCAGAAGGAAGGGAATTAAGTAGAAATTGCCCTTCCAATCCTTATTTCCCCAAGCCGGATATGTCAATGTGGGATGAATCGTTATATGATGGTTACAAGATAAAAGAAAAGAAGAATGCCGGAAAAGAAAATTGATGGTATAAGAACACCTTTGGTATCGCGTCTTATTGGAGTGAAAAGACACGTGAAAGACCCTATCAGATACCCAAAAATACAATGCGGATATGAAGGGCTTGCACAGACCATGTTTGCCACACAATCGGACGCGATGATAAAGGAGCTTGTAAAGGAAATGATAAAAACGGTTGGAAAATGATATTCACGCCGGAAGAGATACAAAAACTGTATGATATAATAGACTACCGTCTTGCAAGGATTGTAGCCGATGTAATGGGAGATGAACTGTTGACACCGGAAGACAAGTCCTTGTTAAGGCGGTATGGCTATAAATGGAGAAGGGAGATAGAAAAGTTACCACCCTATTTCCAATCCTATCTGTTTGGGAGATTGAGTGCGCAACTCACGCCAGCACAATTATCAACACTCAATTTTGACGATTTTACCAAGTATATAGACCGTCACCAATGGGCAGTTCTTACACCCCTGGAAAAGGAAGTGTATTATGCAGCAGCAACACGCACATACTCCTATATAAAGACGATGGGAGAACGGGCCAAAACGATAATGTCTAATGCCGTATCGGAAGAAGAGGTGAAAGCCCTTGTGGAGAAGCAGAGACAACTGGAGCTGGGAACGATAAAGAAGGAGATGATAGAGGGTGTCTTGAAAAAGAAGTCCGTTCAGAATATTGTTAGCAATATAGGGCATTCCTTGGAAGACTGGAACCGTGATTGGGGACGTATAGTGGAAACCGAGATGCAGAACATCTATCAGACCGGGGTAGCCCAGCAGATAATGAAGGAGCAGGGGGCGGATGCGCTTGTATATAAAGAGGTGTTCAGTGGAGCATGCCAGCACTGTATAAAGTTTTACACCACAGCAGGGATAGGAAGCAAACCGAGGATATTCAAGCTTATAGACCTTATAAGCAATGGGGACAATATAGGGAGGAAAGTTAAAGATTGGAAACCAGTGTTAAATAGTGTTCACCCTTTTTGCCGCTGTGACCTTAGGGAGGTGCCTAAAGGTATGGTTTGGAATGACGAGACGCATTCATTTGAACCGCCTAAAGAACCATACAAGAGACAGATAGAGAGAAAAAGTAAAGTAAAAATATATGTTGGAGACAAAGTGTTTGAGGTATGATTTTCGGATATAAGGGAGATGTAGAGGTTCTGACCCTACGGAAGACAAGGGTAACAAAGGAACGTGTCAAGGAAAGCACGGAAGAGGTGGATGTGTACAACTGGGAGGTTATCCCGGTACGTCTGGACCAGATAAAGGAAGACGAGTATGTATTACTCTATTGTATGATGAATGATACGAACCTATTCAAGAAGGGAGTGGAGTGCACCAATTTCAAAGGGGAGATGGAAAACGTTGTATTGGAAAAGGGGATAGTAATCTCCGTATGTGAAGACGCAAAACATCTCTCGTTCACTATGCCGCATCAAGTGACGATACCGCTTGTTGATGAAAAGACGTTTGATGAATGGACCGATGAAGACTGTTTCGGAGTAAACAGAGGAAGCAGTCGAAGAAGTCCCGATAAAGAGATAGAACAGGGGGATGTGGAGGAATACGTAAAGTTCTATAATGACAATCCAGAATACATGCACATGGGTGCAGGAGCGATAAAGATAATGGAAAGAGGCTTGTCCTTGTATGAAGGAAAACTGTACAACATACAGGCTGGGCCGGAATATGCGCTTATAACAAAAGAAGGTTTGTTTTTGAAAACAGAGCATTGATTATGGGAAAAGGAGGGTTCAATACCGGGTTTGTGGAGATAAGGACGCTTGAAGGCGAAAAGTTCCTAAAGGATATAAGGATTAATGAAGCCGTGAAGACAAGACATTCCTATACGCTTGTGGAAGGCTTGCATGTACGCGAAATGAAACCGCAAGAACCAGTGTATAACATCTATTTTAATGCAGGTAAGGAAGGTGTTCTTAACAGGATTTCGGGCGAACAAATGGTATGGACGTATGGAAAGAACTATCTTGTTCCGGTAAAAGTAAAGGAATTGAACATTTCCGACAGAATTGTTCTGTATGGGAACAAGAGGGGTAGGATTGACCGGATAGAAAAGGTGGAGACACTTAACAGGTATTTTTATAAGCCCGAATTGAAGAAAAACACTTCCTATTATATTGATAATGTCTGTATTTTTGGATAGATTGTGCAAATTTCGTATATTAGCAGAAAAATTTGCAGATAAATAATTTGGTTTATTTTTAATATTTATATTTAAAAAGAATAATATTTTGAATTTTTGATAAAAATTGATTGGGTAATGAGGTTGGTAGAAAGACATATTATCAAGGACAATCGGTTTGAGGAAATTTGCCACAAGTCCGGATTATTGTACAATTATGTTTTGTATAATGTCCGGCAGGGCATCTTCTCAAAGAATTATTTGAAAGAATATGAATTTTCAACAAAGATAAATAGAGAAAACCAATTTGATTTTAGGAATTTACCTTCTTCTGTTTCTCAACAAGTGATATCACAAGTATTTTCAACTATAAAAGGGTGGATGAGAGGTGTTAAGGAATTTGAGAAAAATCCTTCAAAATTTCATTCAAAGCCAAAGTTACCGAAATACAAAAGCGGTAAAAAGCAAAATATGATTGTTTTTACAACAAAGGTTTGTAGAATAAAGAATAATTATATTCATTTTGCAAAAATATTAAATATTAATCCAATAAAAACAAATGTAAAGAAAGAAGAACTTAAACAAGCAAGGATAGTGCCACAAGCAACATGTTATGTTGTGGAAGTGATTTATGAAAGAAAGGAAGATAATTTGAATTTAAATAAAAATAATTTCCTTTCGATTGATTTGGGATTGAACAATTTATGTACATGCACCAACAATGTAAACCAAAAGTTTTTCATTGTAAACGGAAAAGTTGTAAAATCTTTTAATCAATGGTTCAATAAAACAAAAGCAAAACAAATGTCTTTTGTTGGAGATAGAGTAACATCAAAAAGATTGAAAAGACTGATTTGTTATCGCAATCTATGGATTAATGATAAACTACACAAAATCAGTAGGTTTATTATTGATTTTTGCAAGAAAAACAATATAGGTACGATAGTAATAGGTCTTAACAAGAACTGGAAACAGAATATCAATCTTGGAAAGAAAAACAATCAGAAATTTGTAGATATTCCTTTTTCAAATCTTGTTGATAAAATTTCTTACAAGGTAAAGTTAGTCGGCATTGATGTAAAGATAACAGAAGAAAGTTATACATCCAAAGTAGACCATTTGGCTTTTGAAGCTCTCGGAAAACATGATATTTATCTTGGGAAAAGAAAGAAACGCGGATTATTCCAATCGTCTGTAAATCAGTTGATTAACGCAGATATAAACGGTTCAATAGGAATAGCAAGAAAAGTATTCGGTGATTCTGCTGTACGGCAGATAATCGGTAGTGGGTTAGCGTTTAACCCTATCAGAGTAAATATTTTGTGATATAAATACGAATTTGATAAATAAAATTTAAAAATTTTAGTAACGTGAATTTAAAGAAATTATTTCATTTACAGACAGCAGAACAAAAGGTGTCTGAATACAGGGAGTTGCTGAGACGCTCCGAAAAGATAGAAGCAAGAACAGAAGAGCTTGCAAACGAATTTGCCGAAAGAAGCCAGGTATTGAAAAGCTTCTCCCTGCTTGACAAGGACGAAAGAGAGATTTCGGAAGAGAAATACAACGAGTTCTTGAAGGAGCATACTTCACGGGTTGCACAATTGCAGAAAGACAGGGACAAGGTTTTCAAGTCCATTGCCGCATTCCAGAAAGACGAAGATATAGCGGAAGCCATTGCGGATGTATATGCAGTTCATGTAGCAAAGAAAGCATGGAAAAGTAAGAAGCTTTCCAAAAGCGCATACGATGATATCATGAAGGCAAAGACCGGGGTAGTCAAGTATGCGGACGTGCTTTTGTTCAGAGGCAGTAAGTTGCTTATCTTACAGAGAGCAGGGGAACACATGAACTATACACCCGATTGGTGCATACCTGGGGGACATGTTGACGAAGGAGAAGATTTCCGTACAGCCGCACAAAGAGAGCTTTTCGAGGAGACCGGGATAGACGTTCCGGAAGATACTCTTATGGAGGTCGGTGTAGCTAAAACGAAGAATGCGGAAATCCATTACTTCATGGGACACGTCGACGATGAATCCCCGGCTTTTGTGGTGGTTGACGGTGAGGAAGAAATCGGAAGTATGTGGATTGACCCAGTTACCGAACTGGAAGACTACGATTTCATCTTTGACATGAAAGACAATATCAAGAAGATTTTGGGCTTGGAAGTGAAACCCAGCCCGGTAGAAATCGTGATGAAGGCTTTCCAGGAAGGAAAAGTAACGGAAGATGTGGTAAAGTCCGTGTGTGGGAAATATCCTAAAGAGATACGGAAAGCGAACAACAAGACCGATTTTTCACACAGTGAAAGAAAGGACCTTGCAAAGAAAGGCGAGGCAATGCCGAACGGGAAATATCCTATCAGAAACAGCCAGGATTTGAAGGACGCTATTAAGTTGTCCGGTGCTTCTGACATGCCGAAAGAAAAGGTTAAGGCGTGGATTAAGAAACGTGCTAAAGAACTGGGTCTTGAAAGCGAATTGCCGGAAGAATGGAAAAGTAAGGAAGTTGAAAAGACGATGGACTGTAACGATGCGAATGCTATTTGCAAGGAAGATTTGGACGACAAACCAAAAGGACCGGAAGGTGACGGAATAGCAAAGAACGAGGAAACGGAAACTACGGACGAAGAAACGAACAGCGAGGAAATAGAGAAGTCGGAAGACGGACTGACGGTTTCCATGAAGTTTTCTTCTGTGGAAGACGCGATGGTATTCAAAAGTGTTATTTCCGAAATGATTCAAGAGGGGAAGGTGAAAGCCGATGTACTGGAAAAGGCAAAGAAGGAGGACAGTATGTATACGGTGTTTGCCGATTTCGCTAATTTCCTGGAAGGCGTTAAGACGCGTTCAAAAAATGTGCATTGGAAAGAGGAAGACAATGCCAAGCACAAGTACCTGGATGATTTGTTAGAGGAACTTTCCGACTATGAGGATAAGATAATGGAAGCCGGACAAAGCGGTTTCGGACGTTTCAAGGACGGGGAGATAAACGGTGAAGAAATAGAGGTCAACGACCCTATAGAATTGGTGGACCTCATTATAGACCGTACAAGAGAATTCTATTCCAAGCTTGACAATAACCCCGAATATGCCGGGGAAAAGTCGTGGGTAGAAGACTTCATGGCAACACTCAAGCAAACTAAATATCGTTTACAATTGCATTAATTGTTTTGGGGAGGGGTGTAAACACCCCTTCTTTTTATTAAAGGAAGACATGGAAAAGGATATACTGAAAAGCATTTTGTGTGACAAGCTGGAAAAGGCAGTATCGCACAAGTATGTACGGAAAGAACCGGACGGAAAAAGCGGTTTCAGATACATATATACCGAAAAGGAAAGAGAATCGACAAACCAGGTCATTAACAGAAGCGGTGACAGGTCCATAGAGAAGACAGGAACGAACCCGGCAGCAGTTACCAAGGGACTGAAAGCATGGTTGAACAAGAATAACATAGATTACGATTACAACAAGGCGAAAACAACCGCGAGCAGTTATTTCAAGTTTGAGACAGAGAAAGGAAGTTATGAGATAAGGGTTTCCAATCATACTAAAGCGAATGCAGACGAAAAGGGAGGTATAGATATTCAACCCTATGGTTCAAACGACGGGTTTAGTGTTGATATAGATACGGCATATGGGTTCACTTCCAAAGATATTCAGAATATCATTAAAGACGCTGAAAGGATAAATGGGGAAGTCCACAAGAATGAGAAGTTAAAGAAGATGCTGGAGGACGAAACCCTATTGGAGAAATTTTATAATGAAAGGTATATACCTTCCAAGCATACAAAGTTTATTGAAGATGTTGTTAACAGTATTGGAATAGAAGAATCGGAGTTTGGGATATTGGGAGATATTGTAAGTAATATGTTCGACCAAAGTTTACACAAAAGCGGTGTATATAAAAAGATGGTTGAGGAAAGAGAGAAGAAGATACAAGAACAAAAGGAGAAAGAGGCGAAAGAAAAAGAAAGTAAGAAGAAGAGAAGGGACAGGGTGATGGAAGAATTGAGCAACCATATATTCAAGCAGGAAAATTCAACCACACCACCGGAAGAGTTCGAGAAGATTGTACAAGAAAGAAGTAACGGAAGGGCAAAGGGCTTTACGGTAATTGGAGAACTGGGAGAAGGCGACAGAAAGAAGTATTTCTATGAATGGGCATACCCGGTACCGGAAGGTAAAAAGAATTATACAAAGCCATCCGATAAGTTTGTAGACAACTACTTAAAAAGTAAGGAGTGAATAAATTTTGCATAAAGTTTGGCTATTTGCATAATAATTCATATTTTTGAATCGGTAAATACGTAAATAAAATTTATTCGGTATAAAATGCTGATTATAAGATATTTACATAAAAACGGTTGTTTTAATTCGTTGGATTACAGATTATTATAAGATGTTTGAAGTAGATTCAAAATTTAATTTTTTCACAGAAGCAAACTTTGAAAAATCAGATTTCAATCCTATGGATTACCCGGTAGGGGACGATAGAAGGTATGAAAAAATGATTTTTGAAGGTTTAGCGTCTGATTCTTCCATTGATTCGGAGGATGAATCTATGAACCCTAACGGATTTGTAATAGACAGATTTTTAAAACACGGTCTTATTAATTTGGACCATTTGCCGTCAAGAAGTCCTATCAATAAATCAAGGTTCTGGATAGGACATCCATTAGACGCATATGTAAAGAATAACAAGTTCTACGTGCGTTGCCAGTTATGGAAGAAATCACCGGAAGCAAGAGCGTTTTATGACAAGGCACTGGAAATGCTTGCAAGCGGTACAGACCGGAAGCCGGGTTTCTCCGTTGAAGGAAGAGCACTTGAAAGAGACAAGAACAATCCTAAAAAGGTGACAAAAGCGCTCATAACAAACGTAGCAATGACAATGACGCCCGTAAATGCAAATTCGTTTGCCGATATAGTAAAGGGCGTGCAGACAGTAGATTTCGTAGAGGACAATAAAGAAGAAATTAACAACGGTTCTAATAACGTTCTTGTAGAGCTACAGAAGGACGGATATAATATAAAAATAGACAAATCTTTCAACGTTACCATTAACCCTATCATAGTGGAAAGAGACGAAAGATTTCAAGAGCTTTATAATTATTATCTGAACGGTAATGTAGGATTGAACGTTATAAAGGACTATTTGAGAACCGTTAATAAATAAGTTTGTACACAATTAAAAGTTTAATAAAGATGGACGAAAAATATTTGAACGACCCTATCGTATCTCTGATGAAGTCTATGGGATTTTCTGACGAGTACATTATGGCGAACGTGAAAATCGAAAAGTCTGAAAACGGAGCAGCAGCAGGAGACCATGAATCCGAAACCAAAGAGGAAAAGGATATCAATAAGCTGGAAAAGGAAGCCGTTAAGGACGAAGAAAAGGTGAAGGAAGACGAAAAGAATACCGCCAAGGATAAGGATGCAGAAAGCGAAAAGGTGGAGAAATCCAACGCGGAAGATATTATGAAGTCTGTAGGTTCTGTATTTGCCCCTCTGATGGAAAATTTCCAGAAGTCTATGGAAAAATTCCAGGAGACAGTGGATGGTATCAGTGAAAAACTTGACAAGATGTCCGGCGTTACCCCTATGTTCCGTTCAGAAGGACTTAACAATATGACAGCCATTCAGAAATCTTTCGAGGAAAGAAAGGATGAAGCAGGCAAATACGAAGTTAACGTAGTGAAAGACAGACCTATGGCAGTAAAGCTTATTGAAAAGTCTTTGGAAGAGGCACCGGAAGCTATCGCTAAGTCACTGGAAAGTGATGCGCTTGCATATCTTATCAATCCGGACGCTGAAACAGTAGGTGAAAACCTGGCGCGTTACATGTACGAAAAGAATGGTGTAAAATTCGTGAAATAAACTCTATTAAATAAAAAGAATATGGATTTGTATAATTATAGCAATCAAAACGGTACTGGCGATGTACTGGGCGGCATGGATTCGGCAGAAATCTTGAAAGCGATGGAAGCAGGTCTTAAGACCGGAATGCAGTATAACAACGAAATCAACAACGGTGGTGGTTTGAAAGTTGAATCCCTGGATTCAGTCTTGAAGATTTTGGGCAACCGTATGAACCAGTTGGTTTATTACATGGAAATGCCTAAACATAAGATTGACAACACTGTACACCAGTACAACCAGTTGTACAAGTATGGTGAGGAAGTTGGTATTTTCAATGCAGAAGGTGAAACTCCGCAGGAAACCGATTCTCAATACAGACGTAAATCAATCGTAACCAAGTTCATGGGTGTTTCCGGACAGGTTACACATCCGGGAATGTTGGTTAAATTGGCTGGCAATATGGACATGTATCAGAAAGAAGTCGAGAATAAGACTATCCTTCTGAGTACCATTATCGACACACGTCTTGTTGACGCTGATTCTTCTTGTGTAGCCGAGCAGTTCGACGGTGTTTTCCGTCAACACATGTTGGGTATCAACGAAATGGACGGTGGCACGGCAGAAGGTAAGACTTCTGAACAACTGTTAGACGGTTATTTCAACAGTCCGGCAGTTATCGACGCACAAGGTTCTGTGTTGAATGACAGTCTGATTCAAGACGCTGCAAACGTTGTAGTGAACGTTTATAACGGTTATATCGACCGCATCATTTCTAACCCGATTGTGTTCAACAACTACGTTAAGATGTTCCACGAAAGCAAGCGAGTTATTGTAGGTCTTGCTGCCTCTGTAACTGGTGCAACAATGGGACAGTCTGTAAACGACGTTACAACTCAATTCGGTAAGATTAACATTAAGAACGACCGTTTCTTTGACGAACGTAAACCTATCACAGCAGGAAAGGGAGCTTCAAGTGCTAAAGCTCCGGTTACTCCGGTTGTTGGTACTGGCATTAAGGCTAATGCAGCCGATACCAAGACTAATTTCGGCAACCATGCTGGCTCTTATGGCTACTTGGTAACAGCAAAGAATCGTTATGGTGAATCTGCACCTCTGAATATCACATCTGCTGGTGCCCAGGCTGTAGCTGCTTCTGAATCAGTAGAATTTGGCTTTACTGCTGGTGTGGGTGGTGCATATCCGGCTACTTGCTTCGTGGTATACCGTACCAAGAAGAATGCAGTTCTGAATGCAAACACTGAATACTATCCTATCTTTGAGGTTCCGGCTTCACAGATGGCAACAGGTTATGACGGTGCAGCCGCAAATTGTGTACGTGACCGCAACCGTATCATTGCAGGCACCAAGTCAGCTTTGGTATACTACAATGACAGTCAGATTAACGAATACTTGCAGTTTGCTGATACTATGAAGATGGACTTCGCTGTTACATCTCCAAGCAAGCGCTTTGCAATTCTGAACTACGGTACCCCGGTATTGTATCAGCCTGCAAAGATTGTACGTATCGTTAACATTGGTGAGGAGGGCTTGTAATTGGCTTGATATAGATTTATAAGTTTAAAAAGTGAAAAGTGAAAGGGAGGGAGTAATTGAACTCCTTCCCTTTTTGTTTAAAAATTTTGTATTATGGAAAAGGTAATTTTAAAAAGTCGGGTGTATAACAACCATAGAATTGTGCTTAATGGTGGCCCGGTACAGTTTGTTAACGGTAGAGCGGAAGTATCGGAAGAACTCTATCAAGAAATAGTAAGCCGTAAACTTCCCGATATTTACAAGGAAGGTGAGGAACCGGAATTTAAAACACGCCTTGAAGAAAAGCTTCGTTCAGAAGTGAAAGAAGGAAACAAGGAATATGAAGAGGAAATAAAACGTCTTAAGAATATCGTCGAGGCGCAGAAGGTTGAAATTTCCAAGAAAGAAAAGGAAATTGAAGTATGGAAGAAATGCGTCGAGGACTTGAAGGCAGGAAACAAGGAAACGCAGGCAGCAGCCCCCGAACCGGAAACAAAGCAGGAAGCCTCTATCAAGGAAGAAGAGGATGACGAGGTGAAAACAGCCCTTAAGAAAATGAAGGTTGACGAACTGAAAGAGCTTGCAATGACAGAAGATGGAGGTTCTTTCAAGGAAGAAGACCTTAAAGGCAAAAAGAAAGAGGAAATTATAGATATGATTTTGTCTAAATAAAAATACTTTACAAGGATGGGTCAATTAACTTTTACGATAAAATACAAGAAAAATTCCGGACTTGTGCTGTCTGTAGCCGAGATATGGCAGACATACCTATATGGAATAACCATTGATGGAGGGCAGGGAGCATCATTTACGGACGAATCCATGCGTTTCTATATAGAATCAGCACAAAGAGAGGTTGAAAACTGGTTCAACTTGAAATTCTGTAAACAGTTAATTGACCAGTCTTTGACTTATTATCAGAAGGACTATTGGCAGCAATTCCCTATATTGTTTCCGTCTTATCCGGTAAGGAAGCCGTTAAGCATGATTGGGATGCTCAATAAGATAGAACAGATTATATACCCCCAAGGATGGCTATCATGTCAATATGATAGCGGTATGGGACAAGGGAAGAGAAGATTGAGCGTTGTTCCTACCGGGTCTTCCACTACACAGGGAAACGCGGAAATCATATTGACAGGTATAACGTCACAGATAGGTATGCAGCGTTTCCAGTATATACCGGATTATTGGAGGGTACAGTATATAACCGGGTGGGATGTGGACCAGATGCCTATGGACTTGATTAATCTGTTAGGAAAACTTGCATCTTTATCACCTTTGGGAATTGCTGGTGACTTGATTCTTGGTATTGCAGGTGTTGCCGGACAATCTCTAAGCATAGATGGATTAAGTCAAAGTATAAGTACAACGGCTTCTGCTACGTCTTCGGGATATTCTGCACGTATAATAGAATATTTGAAAGAAATAAAAGAAACTGTAGGAAGGTTGAAGTTGGTGTACGATGAAGTAAAATTTGCTGTATTTTAAGTTATGGGAGAAACAAGAAACATATTACAATCCCCGTCTTCCGGATTGAGTAATTTCCGACCGGAATTTTTCAAGTCGGAATTTGACAAGGCGATACAGGACAAAGGTTATGACGTGGAGATAATGCGTGCTTTGCGTTGTCCGTGTCATGGGAAAGAATCTGCATTGCCGGACTGTCAGAACTGTTTCGGTACGGGATATTTCTATGTGAATGCGATACACACAAAGGCGCTGATAACAGGGATAAACTTTACGGACAAATACAAATCATGGAGCCAGGAGCTTTTAGGTACAATGGCTGTAACGGTACGGGATATAGACAAGGCGAATTTATCCTATTATGACAGGATATCTTTCAGAAATGAAATATCGTATTTTTCTGAAAATCTTCCTATAAGATACGATGATATGGGACAGCCGTTTGTGTTCACTACATACAAGCCAGTACAAGTATTGGCTATGTATCTGTTCGAGGCTTCAAACAAGCCTCTCATAAAGACGGACAAGGGACATATAAGCGACGTTAATCCCTATTGTATCATATTGGATATGGAGATGGATGCTTTGCCCGAAAACGGCTTTGTATCGGTATATTACAAGCATAATCCGGAATACCATGTTATAGACTTGCCACATGAGATACGTGCTTCATGGGCAACCGACAAGAAAAGCGGACAACTCAATAAGATAGAGCTTCCGGTTCAAGCCATTGTAAGAAGAAGCCATCTTATAGCGATGGAGAAACCTAATTTTGATGGTAGCGGTGTGATATATAATGAAGATGTGTAAAAATTTGCTTTTTTGATGAAAAGTGTTTAGATTTGCACAAATTTAAATATTTTGTATTGTGAGAGCAAAGAAAGTATTGGAAGTTCTTGGCATAAGCCGGGCAACATTATCCAATTATGTAAAGGAAGGAAGGATAAAGACCCATAATTCCGCTACACAATGGATAGATTATGACGATGAATCGGTATATGCGATTGCATCTAAAGGACAAAGAAAGAATGTAATATATGCAAGGGTTATGAATAAACATAACCTTAACAAGCATATAGAAGCATTGGAAAGGTATTGTAGGGAAAACGGACTGCACGCCAAAGATGTATATAAGGATGTGACATTTAACGTTACATTGGCGCAAAGAAAAGGGTTCAATAAGTTGTTGGACGATGTGATATCCTATAAGATAGGAACGGTAGTAACACTGAGCCGGAAAAGTCTGTCGGGAACGGACAGTGATTTTATAGAGATGTTGTTTGCAAAATTCGGGTGTGATGTAAGGTATATAACGGAAGAGTAGGATGTTACCTCTATATGTTGACATATCGGAAACAGTTGCGGAATTCGCATTGACACCACAAGAAGCGGAATTCCTTGGAACACGTCTTGTTGATGATGTGGTAAAGGAATATATGCGAAGATGGAATGCGCTTGTGGATTCTGAACTGCATCAGACACGGGGAATATATAGGTCTGCCATGCAGGTAGACCGGACTTCTGCCACCTCTGTAGAATTCGTGCTGTCTGCAAGGGCAGCAGGGCCGCTTCCTATGATGCTGGAAGAAGGAGCAACACCCTTTGATGAAAAGATAGGGTTCCAGCGTTCGGACAAGGCAAAGATAAAGAAGGACGGTTTAGGATGGTATCTGACAATACCGTTCAGACACGCCACACCCGGAGCAATAGCGGAATCCGGAATATTTAGCTCTGTTATGCCTAAAGATGTGTACGATATGGCACGTAATGCAGGAGGGCAACCATTGAAGCTTGCAGACTTGCCGATAAGCCAACAGGTAAAGGGAAGCCGGAAGGAAATAAACATACCCGGAATGAACGTACCGGAATACATGCACAAGTCGGCAAAATATGAAGGTCTTGTAAGGGTTGAGGCTCGAAGTTCGGACCAGGAAAAGAGAGGTCAGTATATGACATTCAGAAGAGTTAGCGACAAGTCAGACCCTACAAGTTGGTTTAATGGTGGTATAACAGCCAAAAAATTAATGGATAGGGCTTTGGAAGAGGCACAAATAGAATATGTTGCCGAAATGGCGATAGACGAGGCATTAAAAAGAATAAAAGGACTATGATAGAAATAGTAAAAGTAAAGCAGTTTATAGTTTCAATACTGAACTATATACCAGAAGATTACAGACTGCATAAGGGAGACGAACAGAATACCTTCCTATACAGACTTCTTAACGGGATGAAGGAAGGGAATTTTGATTTTTACGACCAGGCGAAGAAATTGTTTTTAAGAGGAATGACGAACCCACGCAATTTAAGGGTGCTGTTTGAATTCCCGAAAGACAATACTGGATTGCCAGCCTATGTGATAAGGGAACCAGGTGCAGACCCAGGAGTAGCCAATTCCATAGGGAAGATGAACGGACAGATATACGATGGCGGTGCATGGCAGATAAGAGACAGCCGTTTCCATAATTTCGAGATAATGTGTCTTTCGGACAACATGCTGGAAAGCATAATTATGTCGGAAGTTCTGTATGCACTGATAATGGGTTCCTATAACTGGCTGTCTACCCAATATGATTTGGTAGAGGTAAGGATAACAGAATTAATGACAAACCAGAACGTACTGCCTATTCCTATATTCATAAAGTCTGTAAGGCTTGACTTGACTTTGGACCAGATTGTAGGAACACTGGTAAACGAAGAATTGCTTAACAAGATTGCATTTGAGGATGCAGGAATAGCAGCCGAAAAATGGGGTGCGAACAATTATAGTAGGGATTATGAATTGCCCGGTGTAGAATCGGACATTGACAAAATTGTTACGAAATAGTTGGTGTAAGGAATAAAAATGTTTAACTTTATACCGAAAATGTATGAATGTAAGGATTTGATAGGGAAGTTCTTGCAGAATTTCGTGGACTAATAAAAGAAAAATAATATGGCATCAACGTTTATTTTCAACGGTCGCCAGATTTCCTTACCAGGTGTTTACTCCACTATTGTAAGTGGGGAAATGAACCCGGCACGAAATCTTGACTATGGAAAAGTCCTTATTATTGATACAGGAAAGTATTCAGCCGGATTTGGTGGCGGTGCTGGTATCAATGGCGAGAATGCGCAGGGACAGAACGCTATCTATACTTTCGACAATATCGCGGATTTTCGTGCTTTCATGAAGGGAGGTCTTTGGTGGAGAGTTGCCGAAGCTCTGTTTGCACCGGACCCTTCAAACCCCGATGCAGTAGGAATTTCCGAACTTGAATTTGTTCGTGCAGCAACAACTACAGGTGCAAAAATGACGTTTGCGACGTCAGCAGGAGGCACGTTTGCGGTAAAAACATTGGACGAAGGTTTGGTAGCCAACGGTTCGTTATTGAACGACGAGTTATTAACAAAGGGTTACGGTATGAACTTTATCGCAGGACGCGAAGACGCTACCAAGTGGATTTTGCAGTTCTGGAGAGGTACATATACCGGAACATACAGCGATGGTTTACCCTACGGAGACATCACGCAGGAAAACAGTGACCCCGAACTTGTTCTTGAATCATCGGAATTCAAGAATATGCAAGAACTTGTGGATTGGGCACAGAATGATTCTAATTTTGCTTTGGCGTTCGTACTTGATTCAACTACCAATGTAGAAGGAAATGGTGAGATTACCGAAGGGGACATTACAACGGCACTGAATGGTAAGCCTTATATTTTGGCGGCAGGAGGTACAGAAAGTTTCGACATGGACGACTTTAACGCTGTACTGGACCAGATTGTAGGTTTGGACTACAGTAATATCATTCTGGACCAGGTAGGAGAAAATGCTTATTCAGCTACGACAAAAGCATACATTACACACATGAACGGTGCAGCCAAATTCCAGCATTTCCTCTATGTGGCAGGATATGATAAGGGAGCCGATTTCTCAAAAGAAATCGATTTGGCGAAAAAGTTTGACAGCTCGTTCGTGCAGCTTGTACATGGTGGGGCAGGTGTGGTGTCCGCATTCGATGCACAGAAAATCCGTTGGTGGGGTGTAATGTATAACTTGTGCGCGATTGTGGGACGTATCAGCGGAAAACCGCCTTATGTACCGCCTACATTCAAGTCAATCGGAGTTGATAGACTGCAACACGCATTGACTGAATCGGAGAAGAAGAAGGCATTGAAATACGGTATTTTAACAACCGTATTGAACGACTACACCGGAAAGTTCAATATCTTGCAGGGTGTGAATACATTGCAGGACAACGTCAACTTGTTCAACGCAAAAGGACAGTCCTATTCTATCCAGTTTATGCGTATCGTCGCACAAATCAATAAGGAATTGATTGTAAATGCGACATTGGATTTGCTGGGACAGGAAAACGGTGTTAACGCCAATACACTGACAGCAGGAGCGGTTAAAGACTGGACTGTGGCATACTTGCAGTCAAGAACTGCAACGGACGCACAAGACAATCTGATTTTGTCGTTCAAAGACGTAGTGACAACAAGAAAGGAAGACGCTTATTTCACCACCTATAAGATTGTGGTAAATAACGAAATCACCAAGTTGTTCTTTACAGGTTACTTAATTCGTGGATAAAACAAACCCTAAAAATTAGAAGATTATGGCAGTTTTTACAGCGCCTAAAGCGTATATTAAAATAGATAATCAAGTAGCCGGGTTTGTTCGTAATCTGCAATTTGCAGAAAACATCACCCGTGCGAATGTACAAGGGCTTGGCTCACTCCTTAACCAGGAGGTTCCGGCCGTACAGTATCAATGCACATGGACGGTAGACCAATTCTTTATTGACTTCAAGCAGCCAGTAATGGAAGGTATGATGCACCGTCTTGGTTCCGTCAAGTCTATTGTAGACACCTTGATTTTGGGCGAGCTTGGTTTTGCCATTGCTATTTACAGCAAGACAATTCAGAGCCAGGATTCGACTACAAAGATGGTGACAGCAGTAGACCCTACTGGACAGACTATGTGCATGCTGAATCCGTGTTTTGTAAATAATCAAAATTTTTCATTACAGGAATCCGGGGTTGCTGGTTACAATATCAGCGGGATTTATCTTTACCCTATATCAACTTTGGAACTTTAATTTTGATTATAAACAATTGATAATTAGGGAGTTACAATTTAGTAACTCCCTTTTATTTTGGTTATAAATAATTACAAATTACATTAATTATAGAATAATAAAATGTTATGTAATTTGTAAAATATTTTTATTATAGTGAATTATTGGTATTGTGAAATGATGTTAAACAACTCACATTTTACACATAAGCACTTGCGTATGTCATAACAAAATCTTATTTTTGCAATGTGGTTCTGATAAGGGAACCAAGAAAAAGAAGTCAAACAAATAAAAAGATAAAGATATGAAATCAAATGTAGAAAGAATGACGGAAGATTTGAAAAAGGTTTTGTTTTCAAATGTATATAGCTTTGAGATTGAAACGAAGGATATAGTTTTCGGATTTAATAAGGTATTGAAGAAAAGAACTAAATCAATGGCAAAGGCTATAGCTTTGGAACAAAAACTGAGAAATGATGTCGGACGTTATTTGTCCAGTACAGTAGTTGTTGCTTCTGTAAGAATGTACAAAAATGGAGAGTTAAGAGGTGAATTTAAGGCTAATAATTTTTGATTGTCAAACAAATAAAATTTTGAAGTTATGAACGTTTACAGCAAGTTTTGTCCGAATGTATTTTTAGCAAAGTGCGAAGAAAAGTATGAAAAGGGAGAAGTTATCGAAGTAACAACCAAGTATGGAAAGGAAAACGAATGTATTGTTTTCAATCTGATATACGAAAAGGATGGATTCTATTACTATTCGATAGTACGTGCAGACGGGTTCAATGTCCAGGAATGGGCGAAGCAAAGAGCAGAAAGACGCAGAATGTGGGCAGCTTCGGCAGAGCAAAAGAGTAATGAGTATTACGAGAAATCCAATAAAGATAGAGACTTCCTATCATTGGGAGAACCTATCAAGGTCGGACACCACAGCGAAAGAGGACATAGAAAAATGATTGACGAAGCCTGGAACAATATGGGCAAAAGTGTTGAGTTCAGCGACAAGGCTGTCGAACATGAAAGAGTAGCCAAGTATTGGGACAAGAAAGCGGAGGTAATTAATCTATCCATGCCGGAAAGTATAGACTATTACGAGCACAAGTTAGAGAAAGCCAAAGAATATCACGAAGGCTTGAAGTCCGGCAAATATCCACGTGAACATTCCTATTCTTTGACTTATGCGAAGAAGGCGGTTAATGATATGCAAAAGAATTATGACACAGCAAAAAGATTGTGGGGAGAACAAGAGGATTGAAACAGCCATTGAAAGGATAATAGAATATCTTTTCAACTACACCCCCAATTTAAAAAGAACCCGGTCAAAAATAGAACTCATGGAAAAGTTCTGGGAAAAGACCGGGATTTCCTCTAATAGGGCATTATGGGAATATATGGTGTTTCAAGGGTCAATGATAGAGAACAGCCGATATAAGGAAATGATGTTTGACCCCTATAATTTGATAGGACCAAAGGCGATAGAGAAATGGAATAAGAGGGGTAAATACCAGGTATTCATAGCCAATAAACGCCAGCGAGAAAGAGGATGGATAAGCCCGTTCAAGGAGGAGGAAGAAGGTTTATCTGAAAGATACAGGGAGATGTTGAGGAAAAAATATTGGAACAAGGAGAAGGGGTTCATACTTTGCAGCCAGTACGGAGGATGGTTATTCGACAAAAATAGATGCAAGGATTGTATATTTTATAAGGCTTGTGAAAAATGACATAATAAAATTTTATGTTGTGAGATAATATTATTATATTTGCACCATGAAAAAGACAGTGAAGGAAGAAGTAAGACCGTGTGTTTCTTGTAAGGAAAACCATTTTATATACGACCGTAACAGATGGTTATGCAAAGAATGCTACGACAATAGAAAGAAATTGAAACTGAATCGTGCTTCATTGAAGGAAGAGGAAAACAGGCTTAATGAAGTGTTTGCTAAAGTATGGGAGGAAAATCCGCATTATTGTTTCCATTGCGGAAAATGGCTGGGACTTGAAATGAAGCCTATTTTTTTCTCCCATATATTGAGCCGGGGAGCACACCCAGGTTTGCGCTGTGACCCGGAAAACATAGTTCTGGCATGTATGGAATGCCATCAGATATACGATTTCGGAGACAGAAAAAGTCTTAAGAATCAGATACCGGAAGAAAGGATAGAAAAACTTTTGGAGAAAGAGCATGGAAAAAGATGTTGATATATTGATAGGATGTGCGGAAGTGTTTAACGCTATAGGACTAAAAAGGGTATCCAGAATGATAGTGGATTATCTGGAGAACCCCAATAGTGATAAAGCGGAAATATTTCAGAAAGAGGTTGAGGTATGGAAAGAATACGAGGAACGTTCAAAAGGCAGAATGTTTGTGTTCAGTGACGGGGAACACGCCCTTATGAAGTATTTCATTATATCGTATGAAAAAGACTGGTATTCGGACGGGAACCCGGCTATAGTGATAAACAAGCTGGCAGATGAAAGTGCATCATTCAAGGACAACCCTATAAAGAATTTATGGGTTGTGTACAAGAGCGAGGAGGAAAGGGATAAGGATTTTGAAAGGTTGCTGATGATAAAATGATGAAGATATGAATTACGGATTATCCTATAAAGGTAGCAAATCGCGTATAGCTAAATGGATTGTTGAGGCACTTCCTTCTGCTGATGTATGGGTAGAGCCTTTTGCCGGGGGATGTGCAGTCACTCATGCAGCTATTTTATCGGGGAAATATAAAAGGTTTATCATAAATGATATAACGGACAGCGCAAAGTTTTTCGTTGATACAGTAAATGGGAAGTTCAAGGATGAAAACCGATGGATAAGTAGGGAGGACTTTTTCAGATTAAAGAAAGATGATGCGTATGTAAGACTATGTTTTTCTTTCGGCAACAATCAGAGAACCTATTGTTATAGTGAACAGGACGAACCATATAAAAAGGCTTTTCACTATGCGATATGTTTTGACGATTTTAGTCTGTTTGAAAATATGGGCGTATCAATTCTGGAAGATGTATTTAAAGGATGTTCTTCTACTAAAGACAGAAGACGTGCGATAAAGGATATTTTGGTAAGATACAAATACCCCGATAATTTGCAGAGATTGCAAAGTATGGAACGACTGGAAAGACTTTGGAGTTTGCAAAGTCTAAAGGGGATGGGTGATATTGAGGTTTTCCAAGGTGATTATAGGGAATTGGAAATACCTAAAAAAGAGAAATGCGTAATATATTGTGACCCACCCTATATTAATACCGAGGGGTATTTTACTAATTTCAATCATGAAGAATTTTATGACTGGGTGAAACAACAAAAGAATTGCTATATATCGGAATATTGGATGCCCGAAGATTTTGAATGTGTGGATTATATAAATAAAACAGTGTTATTTTGTGGTAATACGGGAGCCTCTCTTAAACAAGAGGGGATTTGGATTTCTAAAAACTAAAAAGTATGGGAAAATTTTTAATAGAAGACGTAAACGCGAAAGGATTGCTTATCTGGATGAACGACAATTTCCGGAAGCAGAACGGGAAACGGTTTACCCGTAATGATGTGCAGGCATATATAATGAGAGGACATCTACCCGAATATATGGGAGGAAACGAGATTGTGGTAACACCTAAAAAGCATTGCACAATCAAGATGTACAATGTATTGGAAAACGATAATAACCCGGTAGCGGAAGAGTAAATTTTTGGTAACGTGAAAACAAGTAGTAATTTCGTGATTGTCTATGACTTCGAGACCGGAGGATTGCCAAGCAAGGAGAAGCAGGCTTTTTTGGATATTCCTTTGGTCGAAATGGCTATGTCGTGTATAGACATGAAAAAGTTGGAAATAATAGACCGTGTGGAAATGATATTCCCGTATAACTACAAGGAAGGACTTGCAGGATATTCGGAAGAAGCAACGGCAGTACATGGCATAACAAGAGAGGTCCAGGAAGAGAATGCGGTACCGTTGAAAGAGATATACAGTACATGCAAGAAATGGTTTGTCAAATACAAGAATCCGCGCCAGATGTGCACCCTTGCAGGACACAATATAGTGGGGTTCGATAACCCGTTTCTTAGAAATTTCTTCTCCTATATGAAGGACGATATAGACAATTACGTAAAATACTACATAGACACGATGCAGTTTGCACACATGGCGGCCTTGGAACAGATGGACTACAAGCTGGGCACGTGTTGCCAGGCTGCCGGGATTGACCTTGTGGAAGCGCACAGGGCGCAGCACGATGTGGATGCGAATGCAATGCTGTTCATCTCCTATGTGAAGAAGTTAAGGGGTGAAGACGTGGAAACGGTGGAGAAGAAAGAGAGGAGATATAGAGAGGACTTCCAGTTATGTTGACAGGTGACGGAAAAGGAATACTTACAAATAACCAGCTTACATATCTGTACAATGCGGTAGACAATATCATAGAGAGACTGCCGGAAAGGGCGCTTAACCAGTTGTTGGAAGGATATGGAAACGACGTTGATACCATGCTTAGGGAAATGGTGCATCAGTCGGAAAAGGCGCTGTATTTGGGTCGGACGCTGGATTCAGAAAGTTTATCCTATGTGGATAACGTGAAAGCCTCTATGGACAATACGCTTAAAATATTGTCCCTCAATTATTTCATAACAACCATGTTGCCTAAATTCCGGTTAGGGTGGCGTAATATAGAGTGGGGAAATCTCACTCAATTATACCCGTGGAGTTGTTATTTATGCGCCCGGGCGAGTGGCAAGTGCATGAGTGCTGATACATTGGTTGTAATGTATGATGGGGCTTTGAAGAAGATTCAAGATATAGAAGTTGGTGATAAAGTGATGGGTGTTGATTCAACACCGCGTACAGTGCTGCAATTACATAAAGGTGTTGCACCTATGTATAAAGTGAGACAGTCCAAAGGAATGACTTATGAAGTGAATGAAGGACACTTGCTTTGCTGTTATTATAACGGTTATTTCATTGATGTAGAAGTAGATGCTGTATGTAGACAACAGAAAGATATAAGAAAGTTGTTTCTGGGATATAAAGTCAAGAATATAGGGAAAGGAACACCAGAATTTGATTATTCTTCATTGAAGATTGAACCTATTGGAGAGGGGGAATATTATGGTTTTGCGTGCGATGGAGACCATAAGTTTTTATTGGAGGATGGGACGGTTGTACATAACAGTTATCAATGGTCTTATGCCTTTATTCTGTGGCGTTTATGGTCCTACACAAGACCGACTGCATATAGACAAGACACGGTAGATAATGCCAACCGGAAAGAAACATGCTATATTACCAATACTTTTACATTAGCAAAGGTGCAGATAGCAAAAGTGACGGAAGAGATAGAGGCAAACGACTTGATAAAGGAAAAACTGAATCCTTATAATAAGGCTTCAATTGGTGAGACAGCCATAAAGACGGAAACGGGGAGTACGCTGCATGTACGCGGTAAGGATTCAATGATTCGTGGTTTGCACGTAGGGGCTTGCTTGTGTGACGATATGCCGGACGAAAGCTCTCTATATTCGGACGAACAAAGGGAGAAGTTGAAAGAACTTTTGAAGGGTACAATAGAGCCGATTGTGGAACCATACGGGTATTTCCTTGTAACTGGTACACCCTATTCTTCTGCACCGAATGAATTGTACCAGATATTGAAGGCAGACAAGCGTTTCTATTGTTTTGAATATCCGATATTGTTTCCGGATGGCAGACCGTTGGCACCAGACAGATACACGTTTGAACAGATATTGGCGAAAAAGGAAGAACTTGGAACGATTGTGTTCAACCGTGAATACCTGGTGGTTCCTATCAGTGACACGTCAACGATATTTCCGTATGAATATCTGATGCGTAGCGTTATAGGAATGGAAACGATACGTTTTGCGTCAAGTATAGACGATTTTCCTTTCAAGCTTACAAGGGTACATATAGGTGTGGACTTTGCGGTTTCCGGTAATATTGGAGCGGACTATACAGTGTATTCGGTATGGGGCAAAGATGCGATGGATAACTACTATTTGTTGTACTATTACCGGAAGCGCGGTATGTCGCATAACGAACAGGTGGATAAGATTGTACAGCTTGACCGACTTTTCCACCCCAATAAGATACGGTGTGAGGCAAACGGTTTCCAGTCCATATTGTCCGGACTGGCAAAGGAAAGAGGGCTTAAGAATATAGAACCATTTACGACAACGGAAGGAAACAAGAAAGATTTGTATACTGGACTACCTTCTTTGTCCGCAATGTTTGAAAGAGGACAGATAAAATGCCCCTATGCGATAGGAGAAACGAGGCAGGCGGTTGACTTGATGTTCGGTGAATTTTCTTCTATTACATTTAGAAGTGATAACGGGAAATTGGAGGCGGCAAGCGGTCACGATGACGTGGTAATGGCTAACTTCCTGGCAATCAATAGTTTACGAGAAGATGATAAAGAAGTACAAGTAAGTGTAGCTTTGATATAATGTTAATCTTATGTTAAAATGAGATACTCACTTGCGTATGTCATAATATAATCTTATCTTTGCAATGTGAGAAAGAGATAAACGAAGTCAAACAGATAAAAGATAAGAAAATGGAAAACGATATTAAGGTTCTCAAAGAGTTGTACAAGTTCATTTGTGTTAGTGAAGGTATCAAGGCAATTGCATTGAAGTTCTGTAAAGTTGGAAGGGGCGGTGCTTGTTGTTCTTATGTGGCTAACAAACCGAAATCAATCTCTATTGACTTGAATAGAATCAATGTCGGTTCTGCCTATGCTTTGTGCCATGAAGTAGCGCATCAGATTTGCATTGCAAATGAAGGTAATGCAACACATAATGCAAAGTTCAAAAAGATGGAAAAGGAATTGGTTAAGAAGTATGCCAATTGCACTATTGCAAGAAATTTAATTTGGTAATGAAGGGAGGATAAGGTTATGATTACTGATAGAAAGAAAGCCCCGGCATGTTTGAGATACAATGTCAACAATAATTCCGGTTCAATCAACAAGGAATTTGGTAAAGACCAGCAAGCAGCATATGATTTTGCAAGCCAAATGAATGAAACAGCAATAATTAGAGGATATATGTTCGTGAAACATAAAGGTGAATGGGTAAGAAATACGATTTTTATAGACCATGTTTTTAAATAAAGAAGGAGGGTAATGTTATGAAAAAGGATTTGGTAAAGACGGCTTTAGGATATAGATGTTTTCTATCTATTGAGGAAATTGAAGTGACAGACCCTAAAGATAAGAAGGAATGTAAGATATTTGAAGAATTTAACGATTCTACAACTATTAAGAAAATAGCATTGAAGTATACCGACAACAAGCTGTTCCACGAGATAACAAACCGATTGATTGAACTTGATAAGGTGGATTTGACAGAAGAAGAACATGCAGAAAGACAAGCGTTAATTACATTGTCTCAATATTTTAGAGTTAAGTTTTGATTTAACCGATTAATGATGTATATTTGTAACGGTAATTATATACCATTTTGGTATTAATTTTTAAACTAAAACATTTGTTTTTTACTTTAAAATAACTATATTTGCATTATGATAAAAGCTTATAAATATAAACTGAAACCGAATGAGAACCAGAAGATTTTCTTTGAGAAGTCTTTCGGGTGTACCCGGTTTGTTTATAATTGGGCTTTATCAAAAAGAATTGAAGCGTACCAGCAGGAAAAGAAACGATTGTCTTGTGTTGATTTATGTAAGATGCTAACCAGCCTCAAAAAAGAAGAAGATAAAATTTGGCTGAACGAAGTTTCAACCGAATGCTTGCAACAGTCTATCCGAAACATGGACAGTGCTTTTACGAGGTTTTTTCGTGAAAAGAAAGGGTTTCCGAAATTCAAGTCAAAGAAAGATAATTGGAAATCTTACAAAGCAATAAACGGTGTTAAGGTAGATTTTGGTTCAAATAAAATTCAGCTTCCCAAAATCGGCTGGGTATCATTCTACAAAAACCGGACTTTTGAGGGAAAGATAGGAACCGTAACGGTAACTAAGACAGCAACCGGGAAATATTATGTTTCCGTTCTTGTTGACGATGGGAAAGAGTTTCCTAAAAAACCGGATATAAAGTACGATACAACTGTTGGTATTGATGTCGGGATAAAGGATTTTGCCGTTCTTTCAAACGGACAAGTCTACGAAAACTCGAAATATCTTGAAAGAGCTGAGCAAAGATTGAAAGTATTGCAAAGAAGGTATTCAAGAAAGCAAAAAGGAAGTAACAGAAGAGAAAATGCAAGAATAAGACTTGCAAAGGCTTATGAGAAAGTAACGAATTGCCGTAAAAATTTTATACATCAAGTCACGTCAAGGATTGTCCGTGAAAATCAAACGATAATCATTGAGGACTTGAATGTAAGCGGAATGTTGAAAAATCATAACCTTGCAAAACACATATCATCTGCAAGCTGGAACGAATTTTTCAGACAATTGCAGTACAAGTGCGAATGGAACGGAAGAAACCTTATAAAAATTGGAAGGTTTGAACCAAGTTCTAAAATGTGCACTTGTGGATATGTGAACCATGAACTGAAATTGTCGCAGCGAGAATGGACGTGTCCTAATTGTAACCAATTGAACGACAGGGATTTGTTAGCAGCGATAAACATAAAGAGGTTCGGACTTCAAAGCCAGAACCTCATAGGAGAATCACCCGTGGTAGACGGGATTGTGGATGTGGAGTGGTCGGCAGTAGCCGGGACGGTGAAGCGTCAATATGTATTACCTATGTATTAATTTAAAGTAATATATAAATACTTTTGTAACGAATAATGTTTTGTGATTATGGAGGATAAGATAATTAAGATTAAGGGACATGAATATAAAATGTCCTTCCCTACAGTAGGACAATATTATGAGATAGAAACTCAGAAGCAGTTTTTAGGTCGCGGATATTACAACACCTTGTTGGGAAACAGAACGCAGGCTGCGGCTGACGCTTTGGATATGATAGACATTGAAGCGACGCTTACAGTGATGTTGCCGGACTTGCTGGCAGATATGAAGGTGACTTCTTTCAAGCAGCTTGGTATCAAGGACTATGTAGAAGTAAGGGACATTTACAACAAGGAGGTTTTGCCCTTTATTAAAGAAGTTGAAAAAATGATGAACCCCAACCGATAAGAGTATTCGAGCGAGAATTACTATAGTTTGAAAGTTTAGTTATTCAAAGAGTGTAGGGGTGTAGTCTGTTACGGGTTATACCCCTATTTTTGATTGATTTTGTATGATGGAGCGAAATAAAAAGGAAGATTTCAGAACGTTTGTAGTCAGATGGAATAATAAATTTCCGCTTGACAGATGGTATAGAAAGAAACATAATATTGCTTTCATGTCCGAGGAACACAAGAAATGTTCTTTTTTTCAACAACTTTTCGAGTTTGAAGAAGACCGGATGTTCAAGCAGGCTTTGGAGGACGAGGAAAAGAAAGTTGAATACGTTCCGAATATCGGTGAATGGCTGAAAGATTCCTATGATGAAATGGTGGACCAGGAAACCGATACCAAGGAGATAACGCAAAGTCAGATTGAAGCCTTCCGCGAAGAAATGGCGCGGATGGCCGAATACGAGGAAAGCCAAAAGGATAAGGAATAATGGCAGAGGATAAGAGGATTAGGATAGCGGCCGATACCACACCGCTAAGACAGTTGAGAGAAGAGGCGGTTTCTTTGTACCGCGAGATAAACCAGACTTCCATGCAGAGCGCACAGGAAGCCGAGAAAAGCATTTCACAGCTACGGGAACAACTTGCATTGATGGAGGACCGTAACGAGCTGGAAAGGCTGTTGCTTGACCTTAAAAGACAGTCTGCCGCCATTGATGCAACCACAATACAAAAACCGTCTCCTATGCCGGAAAGACCGATAAGGAGACAACCGCCTACAGAAGAACTTCCAAGACCGGAACAGCCTATTATAGACCCCGAAACCGGGTCTATTACATGGGACGTATCACCGAGAAGAAAAGAGGAACCCGTACAGCCGGAACCAAGACCGGAAACGGATGTAGAAGAACCGGAAGAAAAACCAGCACCAAGAAGAAGGAGAAGGAAAGTCCAGGAACCTATACCGGACGTTGAACCCATCATAGACGAGGAAACGGGTTCTATGACATGGGACTTGACACGGAAACCGCAAAGGGAGAGAGGCCCCCCTATAGAAAGAGGTACGGAGGAAGAACCGACAACAAAGGAAACACAGAAGGAAATATTAAGGGAGATAAACAGACACGTCGAGAATATAGACGAATCTGTTACGAATGTCGACAATTCCAAGAATTTCCAGGATAACAGTGAAAACAGAACGGACAACTCACGGCATACGGAGAATATAACCGAGAATGTCGTGAATATTGAAAAGAATACCCAGACAATAACGGAGAACACGACCGCTATAAAGGAAAAGGGTAATTTGAACGTTGTTTCCGAACAGCAAAACAGGACTCTATTAAGGGAAGACGATAGAATACAGAGAAGACCGGAAATAACGGATAACGGACAGTCTGAAATTAAGTTTTCGGATGAGGGAATAATACGTGCCATTACAAGACTTGGAACGGTAACCGATAACGCGGGGCGTGATGTCGTTTCCGCTTTGAGAGGTCTTGAAAAGGGGACGGGCGAGGAAAGCCAAAGAAACGTTACACGTTATCTTGAAACGATTGCAAATTCAGTGTCTGTTATAGAGGACAGTTCTGAAAACATATTGGAAGAAATCCAGAAAGCCGTTTCCGGTGCAGGGTTCGGAGGTGGAGCCGGAACACCCGGCGGGATTGTACCACCTACCGGAAGCGCAGGCGGTAACGGTGTAGGACTGAATATATTTGGAGGCGGATTAAAAGGAATATTGGGTGGTTTGGGAGGTTTAGCGGCATTCAATACCGCTAAAAACGTATTGTCCGAAAGATACTTCCGAAACCAAGAATTTGAGGCAAGGTCTCAATACCAGGGAACTGTAGAGACTGCTGCAAATTATACACGATTGCAAGCCGCGAACCAGGCAGACGCATTTAGGTGGATTCCTCTAATTGGAGATACGATAGCAAAAAGCATAGAGTTGCCAGCACAGCTTGCAGCAGAAAAGATGATGGCAACTTTCGGGAAATACGCGGAAGGCGAAAGACGTGTTATCCCGTATGCACAGGTTATGGGTGTATCAGCCGGGGAAGCGTTCAGACAAGCCGGAAGGGAAGGAAGTTATGCGGCAGAATCGCTTGGTATGGATTACGCTTCATATCTTGGAAGACGTGCCGAATTGATACGTGCAGGAGGAGGGCGTTTTGTCGGAGGTAATGAATATGACCCGTATGCAGTAAGGGAAACGCAGTCTGTAATGGCGGCTGAAAGATTGTTCGGATTGTCTCCTAATGCAGTCAACCGCTTGCAGGGTGCAATGAGATTTGGAGACCAGGATTCCGGTACGGGGGCTTCTGCAATTATCAGAGAGTTCGAGCAGGCAATGAAAAATTTAGGCATTCCGTTTGAACAGATAGCCTCTACAATGGAAGAAAGTTTAGATACTTTCGTTACACAGTCCGACCAAATTCTTTCAAAGCGAGGTGAGTTTGACGCAAAGGAGCTTGCAGCGATGTTTAGTGGAATACGCCAGGCAACCGGATTGCAGGGAAGACAACTTGAAAGGGTACAGCAAGCATTCACCGGACAAGGAATATCAAAAGATGAGGTGACGAATGCAATGCTTGTACGGTCTATCCAGGAAGTTATGCCGGACAAAACATCCTATTCGGAAATCCAGGAAGAACTGGAAAAGATACGTGCAGGAGCGGCAGACCCCGAAGTTATGGAAAACTTCTTGAATAGGGTTGTAGAACGTACTGGGGGAGGTTCTGAACAGTTACGTTTGGCAATGTCCGAAATATTCCCTAATTTGTCCTGGAATGACATTAATTCTACGATACAAAAGGATAGTGACCCGTCTAAGCTTGTAAGCAATCTGTTTGACTTGTATAAACAGGCAAGTCAAAGGATTAAGGAAACGCCCGCAGAAGCTTATGACAGGGGCGCAGCACGGAGGACTGTAGGTGCCGGGGAAACCATTTTGGCAGGTGATATGAATCGCCAGATGTCGGAAGGTGCAAATCAGTTGAAAGAGATTGTTAGATTGTTGACTAATATTGACAATAATACGAAAGAAAAACCCGTAGAATCCGGTCCGGTTACGCGGTCTATGGTATCGGGTGGAACGGGTCTTGTAAATGCAGAAAATGTTAGTTCGGGGGTTGAAGCTGGCAGAATGTTGTCACAATGGTTTAAGCGCGTTTTGGATGATTGGGCAAGGGAAAGAGTTGGTAATATGGCGGTTTCAGAAGCAAATAAAGTGATACAGCAAGAACGATGAAAGTAAATATTTTTAACATACAGAGTTATAAGTACAACGTAGAACCCCAAACGTTTATAGACGATTGGCAAAAGGGACTGGGGCCAGATACACCGGAAGCAAAGAAATTGTCGGTTCCGGAATTTATGGACGTGGTAAACGAGATTTCCAAAATTTCAAATCTGGATGCTATCTGGGCCACATATGACGATTGGGAGAAAGAGAAGTACAAGAACGAGTATTCAAACAAGAATTTGCCGTATATCAAGCCGAATACCCCTCTTTCTTTTCCTATAAAGGATTCTCCTTTGCTTATACAAAAAGCGTCAAAGAGCGACATGTTCATGAAGCAACGCGATTTTTCGGCTTATTGGTCTGAAAATTTGACAAAGCTTCTACAGGATAAGGAAGGATATGTAGCGGACAATGTGGTTGCACTGGATGAAGAAATGTCAGTAAGGACAAAAGTACAGCCTATAAACATTAAGGTGTGGATATACTGCAAGGCTATAAACAAGGTTGTGGATGTAAGCCAGTTCGTCAATACATGTTCTACCGACAAGGGGTTCAAGAACGGCACGTTTTCGATTAACATAACACCCTTCAAGGATGCCAATATGTCGAACGTGTACGGTGCAGGATATTATGATATATTCCCGGTTGTAACCCCTAAAGGATATGATTATAAATCCTATCTTGAAAAGGTAGTACAGATAAACGATATAGTGTTTATCCGGTTTGAGCGGTTGAGACTGGAAGGAAGTTCGGACAGTGAAAATGCCAATGATTTGTTTGTACCGTTGAACAAGCTTGCCAATAACGGTCCGGACTATAATGTTTGGGATATGATAGGTTTTGTGGACAGTGTAATGGAAACCTATTCTTCGGAAGACAATTCAAAGAGTACCGTCATAAGCGGACGCGATATTGCAAAAATGTTTGTGGAGGACGGAAGTTATTTCATACCTTTGGAAAATGTCAATGATACTGTACAGAACTGGTTATTAAGAAAAACAGGTGGTGTATGGAATGGACGTAATGTGTTCGGTGGTGAGTATCAATTTGTATGGAATTTGGGGTACAAAACGATAAATGAATGTATTTGGTTTATTATTAATATAATGTCTTCTATCGGATTGTGTAGTGATGAAGTTTTTTCTTCATGGGGTGACAAGCGGATAACGGCATACAGTATTCCGGGACAGCAGGATTTGAAGGTGAGGGGAATATGGCAGATTGTTAAGCTGCAAGTGTCTGGGGATATAATGGAAAGGATTGTGACAGATACGGGGCTGGGGAACCCGAACGGAACACTGATGCAGTACATGGAACGCATTTGCCAATATCCGTTGACAGAATTTTTCTTTGACACCTATATAAACACGATTGATGTCATTGTAAGACAGCCACCGTTTACGGAGAAGGCGATAAAAGATGCCTTCAAGTCGGAAAACTATATTACGATAACACCGGATAATGTAATATCGTATAATTTGAGCTATGACCCACGTGTTTATACTTGGTTCCAGTTACACGCACAGAATGCACAGGTAGGTGGACGTGATAAGCCGGGATTGGCTTTCGTTCCTATTGTGTACCTGGAAGAATATGTGGAACGATGGGGTAACAGGAAAATGGATTTCGTGGACATGTACTGTATTCGCATGATACAGAACGGAGCGGAAAACCAGAAGATATTTTCTACTTACCAGGCAACAATGCTGAATGATTTGATTTATCTTGTCGAAAGCAACATGTATGTACCTTTTACCCGGTGCGGAACGATAGAGATAAACGGGGACAGACGCATAAAGGTGGGAACTTTCGTGCTGAACCAAAGTACGAACGAGTTTTTCTATGTGACGAATGTAACCAACACCATATCATTTAACCGTGACGGGGTAGATAGGCGTACTGTTTTACAGGTGGAAAGAGGATTTTATGTACCTATACTTAAAGGAAATCTGATGGAAGCGGTAAAAAGAAACGACAATTCGGTTTCTGAAAAATCAGCGTCCGGATTTACACCCGATTACTTTAAGTTGGTGGACTTAAGCGGTTTGAGACAGAAGGCGAAGGAAGCGGAAAGCGGACAGATAACATCCTACGACAACCCGACTGTTGACAAGCAGCAGTTTGACTATTTTTTGAACAGGAAATATTTCGGAGGACTTGAATAATGGCAGGAGGAGAACCAAGAATAAGCAGTAACAATTTGCCGCCTATAATGAAGGGGTATATAATGATACCCACGGATGTAGGCAGGGAAGCGTATATAGATACGGTATTTAGGACGAATATAGTAGCCGTGATGATGGAAGGCGGTATATTCCGCAATGACGCACGCATTACCAACGAGGCTATCAACAATATATGGTTTCCCGAAAAACCGGGTGAGAAGGGATGCCAGGTAATGATAGCGAGCAGCGATTTCCTTAACCAGCCTACAGTCATAGGCACCTTTATAGGCAATGATGAAGTTCCGGCATGGAGCGAGGATGTTATACGGATGAAAAAACAGGTGGAAGGAGTAACTATGTCTATGACGATAGACCCACGCAACCAGGAATGGAACATGAACCTTACTTCTATAGAGAAGCCCGTAAATTTCAACGTTACATTAGGAGGTAACGAAAAACATAAGATAAGATTGCAGAGTTCGGGGGAAGCCGAGATAGTGGCTTCCAAGAAGGCGAAGGTAACCGGATATAACGAAGTTATTGCGGAAGTTGTTAATGTGGTCGAGGACGTGAAAGAAAAGGATAAGGAGATAAGGCGTTTCACTATGAACATGGAAGAGGCTAATTTTACGTGGAAGACCCAGGACAAGACAACCGTAATAAAGGCCGACCCCAACACTGTAGACGTTAATTTCCACGACGGGAAAAGCCATATAACAATGGATGAAAGCGGTGTAGTGCTGGGCTATGACAATGATGCGGAAATGATTCAGTTAACGCAGAACCTAATAAAGCTTATGACCGGACAGAAAGTCAATATAAACAATGCGAAGGAACCTCTAACACTGGCGAACACTTTGATACAGCTATTGAATAATGTGGAGAACCAGATAATGACGCTAAAGAACGCATGGCAAACAGCGCTTGCAAGTTCAGCAGCGATGGACGGGGGTAAAGCCGGATTCGGTGCCGGGGTCGGTGCGGTAGCGGCAGTTAACCCATTGCAGTTTGATGGAATAAAAAGCACGGTAACTTTTTCGGATTGATAATTATTTCGTATTTTTGAAAACGATAAGAAAAGATTATGGCAAACGTCGCACAATCAGCAATACAAAAAGCAGGGTCTTTGATGGAGACGGCTGGAAGAGCTATATTAGCATCTCAATTCCCGAACGATTTTGAGGTGTATCTCTGTACGCTTGAATTGGCAGATTCAAAGAACAATACGATAGACTTTTTTACATTCCCCATTAATCCGAATGCGATAAGCAAGACGGAAGCAAAAAGGGAAAACATAAGGAATACGGCAGGGGGCGTTACGGTGTTGTCTTCTCCTACTTTTGTACCGCAGGATATAACGATAAGAGGAGATTTCGGACGTACTTTCAAGTTGTTGTTGTCGCTTGGCGGTGGTGCGTCAAGTTTGGCAGGAGCGGCCTATAGTCTGTCAGCCGGAAAATGGAGTTTAAGCGATGTTTCGGGGAAAAGTACGAATTCTTTAAAATCAGCTTCATTTGACCCATCTGTAAAAAATGGATATGGATGCACGAAGATATTGCAAGCTATCATATCAAAAAGTAACGGTGTGGATAAGGACGGTTTGCCATTCCGTCTTTACTTCTATAATATGGCTTTGGGTGAGAGTTATTTGGTTGTTGTGCCTCCTACCGGGCTTGTACTGAACCAAAGTTTACAGCGCAACATGATATGGGAATATTCGCTTACAATGACAGCGATAGCCCCTATAGAAGCGGTGGCAGGAGAACAGAAAGCGAAAACGGCACTCACTAAAATTTGTACGGCTGCTGCAATACAGAAAGGTGTAAATGATTTGGCGGCTTCTTTAGCAACATTATTATAAGAAAGGGGTGAAGGATGGACGTGGTAATGGAAACGGCATACGCCAAATTTAAGAATATAACCGGGTACGACATAAAGAAGTTCTTCCAGAGTTATGTGGACTTCTGCAACAATCATTATCCCTATATAGTGGACTATTACCAGGGAGGAGAGATAAACGCACAGTCATTCTACGAACTTGACAAGATGATAGCGCAAATCAATATCGTAGAGCCTATGTTTCAACTCCATGAAAACAAGTTGGACGATATTTCTATGTGGGAAATATTAGATAACTTTTCGGAAGTGGAAACAAAGATATTGACAATAAAAAATTCTGACAGATGGTTAAGAAGTGCAACGCTTGGAAGACAGAACACCCTACAGCTTGACAAGCAGCTAAGGACAGGCGAGACGTTTGAGAATGTAGCGGAAGAAATTGCAATGACGGACCCGGAAGACGACTGGACTTCTATAACCACACCGCAATACATTATAGAAGAGGACTATAAGGCAGGACAAGGAAGCAATACATTTGCAGTCAATCTTCGGAATGTCGGTGTGAATTATGTGGATAATGTGGTAGATACACTGGTAGGCGAGAACGTGTTGGGTAAAGACATAGATACGGAGTTTGAGTTTAAGAATGATGATTTGAAGGTGAAGAAATTCGGTACATCTATGGAGCAGGCATTAAAAATCATATTGGAGGCTTTGAAAGGCTGTATTCCGGAATTCAAGGACTACGGACTTCCATCTGATTTTGTAGGTCAGACAACAAATGCAATACAATACCCGGTAATATTTAAGGCCCTTATGAACATGTTCCAAAGAGATAACCGATGGGCGAGTGCAGAGCTTCTTGATTTGGTAAAAAAAGAAGACGCGGTGTTTATGAAGGTGAAGGCTACAACCGTGACGAGAGAAGATTTTGTTATTAATGTTCCTATTTAAATATATTTACAATGATTACTAAAACAGCGAATACGATTGCAAATTTAAAGAATTTGTGGATTGAAATGTTTTTAAACAAGACCGACCGCGTTTCAAACATTGCGGACGGTTCTGTACTTAATGGCGTCGCTTATGGTACTGCAAAGGTGGCGCAAAAAGCGATAAAGGATATTGCCATAGTGGAGGCGCAGATTTTCCCAAAGTCGGCAACAGGCGAATATCTGGACAAATCAGCCGCGTTGTTCGGTGTAAGTCCGAGAAAAGAAGCGCTTGGTTCCTCTACTTATGTACGTGTTTTTGCCGAGCCTGGCACGCATTATGAGGTAGGGACAAAGTTTATTTCAAAGAATGGAGTGCAATTTACTGTAGACCAGCCTTTTACGGTTGATAAGTCGGGATATGGATATATCAGTGTAAGAAGCGTTATCACCGGGTCTGCTACCAATGTGGAGGCGAACAGTATTACCGAAGTATCACCAAGACCGTTGACACATATAGAGTGCACGAATGAATATGCAGCTATTGGTGGACGTGATTATGAGGACGATGAAACATTCAGAAACAGAATAATAAATTACAACAACAAGCTTTCCACCGACACTATGGAAGGCTGGACGCAAATATTCCAGGATTTGGACCCGCGCATTTTAAAGGTTATGAATGTCGGGCTGGGTGAGGACGGAAAGACGCACATCTACCTTGTAACCCAAAACGGGTCTTTCTTTACGGACGATGAATTGGAAGAATTGCTTACAAAAGCTACACCCTATTTCGGATTGACCGAACTTGATTTGCAGGGGAATACACTTGGAATTGTGATTGAGAATGCAAAATGGATGTATGTAGGTGGCGAAGAGGGGGTAGATTTCCGTGTGGAATTGTCACCTAATGCAGTGATTGCGGATGTAAGAAAAAATATCCAGATTGCAATGACTAAGTATTTGGATTTCCGTTTCTGGGAAGCAGGCAAAAAGGTAGAATGGGATGATTTGCTGGAAGTTGTGAAGACTGCGGAAGGCGTGAAGTATGTACCGGACGAATACTTCTTCCCCTATTTTGACGAAGAAGTGTCTTTGAATATGTTGCCTCGTATTAAGGGATTCAGAATGCGAGACCTGGAAGGAAACATTCTGTATGATTCGGGTAGCAGCTTGTCTAATATTTTCTATCCGGCAGGAGAAAGCGATATATATAAAGGCTCTCAATCGGTTATAGCGTCACAGAAATACTTGTGTTCGTTTACCGTAACCAATACCAAGAATGTAGCCGTACCGGGTGCATACATAACAATAGGAAACAAGGTAATCATTACGGACAGTAACGGTACGGCCAACATTCTTTTGGAAAATGGGGAATACTCGTACATATTATCAAAAACGAACTGGACGCAAAAGACAGGGGATTTTGTCGTTCTGAACAACCCTATTTATATAAACATAAATGATTTCATTGCAACACCCTATCCGGTTACGTTTACTGTATATGAAGGAGAAGCGCCTTTGCAGGGTGTCAAGGTGACGACAAGCGTGTACACGTCTGAAACGGACGATAAGGGACAGGCGGTCATTAATTTGGAGCCGGGAACCTATGAATACAAGCTTGAAAAATCGGGTTTCCAGACCATAGAAAGTGTATTTACGGTTGAAAATCAGCCAGTAGATATATTTCAAAGAATGTTCCTTACAAAAATGAATGTAAATTTTGCTGTAATTGACAGAAACAGAAGTATTTATATTCCGGAAGCAAACATCACAATAAATGACATAAAGGAAAAGACGGATAATGAAGGGCAGGCAAGCATGGGGCTGCAAACCGGGAAATATGAAATGAGGGTTGCAAAAGAAGATTATCAAGACCTTGTAAAGGAAATTGAGATTGTCGGAGAAGACCCTAATTGTATTCTCGTCGAAATGACGGCAATTCCTTATGCGATAAAGTTTACAGTACTGGATTCTGCTACCCATATGGTTTTGGAAGGAGCAACGATAAAGATAAATGGTTCTACCTATCTAACAGACAAGGAAGGTATAGCGATTATAAGCTTGCCGAACGGAACCTATGAATATACGGCTTTCAAGTCCGGTTATATGTCCGTTAATGATTTTATAGTGGTGGAAGGTTCGGAAGTATCTAAAATTGTGGAATTGGAACAGGCTTTCTATACATTCCGCTTGACTGTACGGGACATTGAGAACGGTAATTATATCCAGGGTGCGGAATTGCAAATAAACGGAGAGACGCGTGTAACGAACGTTAACGGTGTTGCAAGCGTGACACTTGGAAACGGTGATTATGAATATACGGTAACGCACAGAAACTATAAGAGATATACCGGAACGGTGACTATCAAGGACCAGGATGTACCGGAAACAATTTACTTGGAATTGAGAGACACGGTAATAACATATACCGCAACGGACGCGATAACGAAGGCTCCTATTTCCGGTGTATATATCGAATTGATAAACAAAGGGACCGGAATTAAGGTGGATTCTGGCTACACGAATGACATAGGTGTGTTGCAGCTTGGAGCGGAAGCAGGGGAATATACCTGGAATGCGACACACAGATATTATGACGCAGTAGAAAACCAGGCGATAACACTCGAAAAACTGAAGGATATAGACCTTCCTTTCACTATGACAAGAAGGGAAATCGAACCGGAAGTTGACGTAATAGAGAATATTCCTGGTGTGTCCGGTGACGCTACCACGGTAAGGTTCAGTGGTGAAAATACAGCCGAGACGTTATCCAATGACAGTTATTATTACATAGTTCATACACCGGAAAATTTCGTTGTTCCTAACAAAGGGGTGACGTTCGATTTAATGGAACATGTAAAGACTTTCAGACGTGCAGAAATCGGTGGTGAGGACGAGCCATACGATTTTGCAAGTGGAGGTGCTGAATTGAAATTCAATGTATCGAATGATGAAATAGCTTCTTTGGAAGGTACGATGTTGACAGTGCAGCCGAATGTGACACGTGATGCAGAGCCAAGAACTTTCTATGTGGACGTGACGATAACGACCCCGGTAAGCCAGGTGACTGTAAAGATAACTGCTGAACAGAAAGCTGCTTTGAACTTCAATCCGGTTAAGGCCGGAATTGTCGTTTCGGTAAAAAATATGTACAATGATAATGTACGGGAATACACGACGAATGCGGCAGGAAAGATATTTCCGGAAGTGATGCCGGGAATTGATTATCAGTTGACAATAAAGGAGAAAGGTTTCTATGAGAATGAAGGTCTGCTAATCAAGAACTGGGGCTTCGGTGCGAGTGTACCTACACTGATGGAAATTACATGCTCGAAGAAGGCAGAATTACGGGTGAAGCAGCAGAATACCCTAAGACCGCTTGAAAATGCAACTATAACCGTGTCCGGAATGTCGTTACCCCAGACCGTAACATCCGGAAGTGACGGTGCTGCAAGCGTGTATATCTCACCTATTGCAATGAGCTATGAGTGTACAGTAACAGACCATACGAAAAAGACTGGAACATTCACACCCCCGTTGTCGGCTGATTACCTGGATATAATCATGGGCTATGCTGCAATGACGTTCAGTCTAACATTGACAGCAAACAATCCTTATTCCAAGGCGGCAGAAAGTTGTCCGGTAACGGTTACGAGTGCATGGGGTGGAACATCTTCACAAGCATATAGTTTTTCTGGAACAACGAATGAAAGCGGACAATTGATATCGCAAGGAAATGGAAATTTCAATATACCGCCTGGAAATTATACGATAACCTATGGAGGAGGAAACAGTAATTTCAACAGCAAGACAGAAAACATCTATCTGCCTACGGACAAGACGCATTCAGCAGTATTAACAAGAAGAACGAAATCAGTCACATTCACGGTAAAAGAAATAATACCCTCTATTTCGACTACAGCATCAAATCCGGTAAAGACAGGTCTTGTGCTTGCATGCTATTACAACGACAATAGTACATCTTCGGGTGCGAATGTAACGACGAATGCAAGCGGACAATTTACAAAAACAGTGTATGCAGGAATTGCAGAACGTTTCCAGGTGCAACCAATAGGATTCTATTCCGGAAACGGTGCAATAGCTACAGTCAATTATAAAGATGCAAACACAAAAGACCTTGTATATACATGTTCAAAGAGAATTCCGGTATATATCACATCCAATCTGTATGGTGAGTTAAGTGGCGCATCAGTAACATTCAGTGGGATGTCCGTCAATCAGACAGGAACGACCGATACGGACGGGATAGTGCAAATGTACATTTCTCCGGTAAATATGTCTTACAGTGTAAGCAAGCAGCATTACAATACCAAGACCGGGAATTTCAAGCCTACCGGAACAGAAACAAGAATGGATATTGAATTGGAGGCGAAGGAGTACCCGGTCACTTTCCATGTGTCAACACAAGGAGTTTTGCCACCGGACGGAATTTTGGTACGTGTGACAAACAACGTATTGCCGGATATTGTGTTTGAGGGCGAGACGAACGCGGAAGGAACGATAGTCATGCCGAATGTTCCGGTAGGAGAATACACCTATGAAGTGCTTGCAGGTGAGGTTTCATCCGATACATTCTCACATCCTCAAAGTGAAAGCGGTACAGTGTTGGATGTTGAAGTACAATATGAATTGATTAACGCAGGTATTCAAGTTTCGGAGGTGTATGGTGCGGCAGGAAGGGCGTATTTGTCAAATCAGACCATTACAATGACATCCAAGGCAGGAACGATAAAGCTTACTTTGGATGAGAACGGTTATACCAATCAGTTATTGATAAAGGGACTGGAATACACGTTCACAACTGATTCATATCCTAATTTTTACAGCAATCCGACACAATCCTATACATGGACGGAAGACGGTGTGATATGGCCGTTCGACTTGAATGTAACGGCAAAAATAACGGTCAATGTAAAGGATGTATATGTGAAAAACAATATCCAGGGAGTAACGGTAGCTTACAATGAACAGGTAGTGACAACGGATGCAAGCGGTAACGCTTCATTGTTCCGGTCAGCACTGACAAAGGACTATTCTTTGGATAAGGAAGATTACAGCACAGTAAACGGAACCATTGCACCTACTACAGCTTCACCGCTTAATGTTACTATGTTGAGAAACAAACATGTAGTAACGGTACAGCAGTATGAAGTAATACCAGGTGGAGGAAAACTTGATATCAATTATACATTGACTTATACTTCGGCAGCAGGAAACGGAACGATAAATGAAAATAAACCGTTTGAGGCATATTTAGGTATTCCTATTACATTCATTATAGTAGCGACAGACAGAAGACCTTTTTATACGAATTATGAACAGACTCATACATTTACAACGGCAGGTGAAGTATGGGATATGAATCTCACTTGTACTAAACAAATAACTGTAAATGTAAAGGATAATGTACCAGGACAAAACATTCAAGGTGCAACAGTAAATTATTTTACTCAGACAAAAACGACGGACGCGAGCGGCAACGCAGTGTTCTATTGGAGTGGCGGTGTAAATAGAAATATATCGGTGAGTGCTACAAATCTTGAATCTTATACCGGACAGATATCTTATAATTCTGCAAATCCGTTCAATATTGTAATGACACGTGCAGCTAATCCAGTTACACTTGTAGTAAGAGAAGTAACGCCAGCACAAACAACTTATTATCAGAACTTACAGATAAAATATACAGCAGGAAGTGCAACCGGAACACTTACTACGGATGCGAACGGTGCAGTGACATTCAATGGATATATAGGTACAGAAATGTCGTTTACGGTAGTGGGACATCCAAACTTCTACAGCAACCCGACACAGAAACACACCTATACAGCCGCCAATCAGTCGTGGACTATGGATTTGACGGTAACGGCAAAGATAACTATAAACGTCAAATCAAACGTGCCAAGCGGAACAAATTTGAGTGGTGCTACGGTATCATATTTCCATCAGACAGGAACAACTGACAGTAGCGGTAATGTATCACTGTATAGGAGTTCTGTAACAAGAAATGTAGATATTACAGCGACATATCACGGTAATTATAGAGGCAGTATAACGTCAGACACCGCGTCTCCGTTCAACGCGGTAATGACGCGTTCAACCGCTACAGTAAGTCTTGGAGTACAGGAAGCCATACCAGTTACTCCTAAATACATGCTCGAAATCACGACGGATGCAAGTACAACCACAACACCCGGATTGGGAGGATTTACATTCGCTACACAAACGGCTGCTAATAAGGAATTCGTAGCATATTTCAGAGCAAAGATTCCATCTGGCAGAAAACTTGGTTTTGCAAGTAATGAGATAGGCAACAATGATGTAAGAAAATGGATTACATCAAATACAGGAACAGGAGGATGGTACACTTATGCCTATTATATAAGATGTGGTGCGACAGGAAGTTTTTCAACGACCAACTTCTTCTATATAGAAGGTGGAAGCAGGCCTATTACGTGGTATCTGGAAATGGCAACCGTATTTGAAATAACCGGAAGTAATGTTCAAAATAAATCAAATGCCGAGATTGTAAGCAAATGTACCTTTGATAAGATAATAAGTAATTACAAAGATTTTCTTTTCAATGAAGGAACGAACGGAGTAATCAGATACAACCACGGCAGTAGGGCCACTCCAACAATAACAAGAAAGGCGGCTTCTGGAACAGACACGTTCAATTTTATAATGGCACATTATTCATCCATGCAGATGAATTTCAGTCCGGCAGCTTCTACAAGTCCTTTGACACTTGACACAAGCGGCAATGTATCGTTTGTATGCTATTTGGGTACACCCATTACAATATCTCCGGCAGTAAGGTCAAATTATTACAGTAATCCAAGCCAGACAATCACCTATACATCAGTAAGTCAGTTTATTAATACGGCACTGATTTGCAACCAGAAGATAGTGATTCATACAGTAGCGAATATCTACAATACAAGCAATGCGCTTGCTGGAACAATCACCTATTTCGGTCAAACGCTTGCATCTGGAGGAAGTTTCTATAGAAGTGGATTAGACAGACAAATGACAGCCACGGCACAGTATTTTAACAATTATGTAGGAACAGTAACCGCTACACAGACATCACCCTATACAGTGACGATGAATAGAACGACGCGAACGGTGACAATAACTGTTCAAGAATCAATACCAAGTGTTGGCACCTATATATTGCCGAGTGTTGTTATAGTAAGAGGTGTTCCGTCTGGTTCAAATGCACCAGCAGGAGAAATAACATTGGGTACAGATGCCACAAAAACAAATACCGTATATGCAGGTATAAACTACACCTATACACCGAAGAACAACGCGAGTTATTACAGTAATGCAAGCCAGGTCCATACATGGACAAGTGAGAATGAGGCATGGACTATGACATTGAACGTGACTGCACGTCTGACATTCAATATAAAGAGTTCAAATTACGGGACGAATATAGCAAGTGTAACTTCTTCCTATTTCGGACAAAGTGGAACTACAGACAGTAGCGGTAATTGGACCGTATACAGAAGTGGTATTGGTAGAAGTTACTCATTCTCGAAAACGAATTATAACGCGTTGTCCGGTACGTTATCATCTACACAAGCAAGTCCGCTTAATCTGAAAATGAGCGAGACAAGTTCTTCTATAACAATAACGATGAAGGACTACTATCAAGGAGCAGTAAAAGGAAATGCGAACGGATGTCCGGTCACAATGACGAATTCGCAATTATCGTCAATCAATTTTACAGGAACGACAAACAGTAGCGGACAGGTGACGTTCGGACCAATGATAGCTGGGAATTATAACATAACATGGGGTGGTGGTACGAGCTATTGGGTATCAAGTACGGGAACAATAACAATGCCTCTATCAGCGAATACAAGAAATGCAACGAGATTGACGAAGAGTGTAAAAACTTCTTTCCGGTTAAAGGTACCACTTTCAACGCCAGTATTAGGATGGTGGAGAGTGAACACATTAGTGACGCCCGCATTTACGACAGCAGGAAAGACAGATGTATTGGCACTTGCTTTAGATGGGAATACATATAGGGATGCAACGTATACATTCATTGCAGGTATAACGACAACCATAGCCGCAAACAGGTTGGGTTATTTTGTGACTGGTACAACAACGACCGAAACGACATACAACATCACCCCTAATTATAATTTCAGTAATATAGGACATAACAATGACTCTACAGCGTTTTATTCTACTGCAATAAAGAGTATAACAGTGACAGTGCAGAATAGCTACACAAATGCTGCTGTAAGCGGTGCAACGATGAAAGTATATGGTATTAATGGAGATAGTTCAGATTCTAATAATTATGCGACGCAGACTGTAACGACGAACAGTGCCGGACAAGCGACGGTATATGTGTCCGGATTGACAAACAGATATGTAGTAAGTGCATCAAGATACACGACCCTAAACACAACTAACACGAATACCTCTAATTTTACAATCAAGCTGGTACCAAGTGAGGTGACGATAACGATAACGGTAAAGGACGCGAATACAGGAACAAGCGTAGGAAGTGGATGTATCGTAAAACTGTCAAGCAACAACACCAGCACAGCATATAGCGGCACTACAAACGCATCCGGACAGGTGGTGTTGAAGATAAAGCCGGGCAACTACTGGTGGGAAGCAGGAGGAAGCACGACATGGGGAGGAACAGGGACAGGCGACTGGAATTATCCGAACCGTTCCACCACTTCAATCTCTCTCGTCAAAGACCAGTCCATAACGATAGAGGCTCTAAAGGTAGGGGTGTGGGTGAGTGATGTAGAACCAGCAAATATGAATCCATATTTCAGTCAAAATCTACCATCTGGATATTACACAACCTTATTGATGCGAAATGTATCGCATGATGTTTTGGCTATCAGTAATTCGTTTGCAATAGCATTTAAATCACCATCGGGTGTTTATTTTGGATTTTCTTGTGCAAATACACGGTCGTCAAGTCTTCGAGAAACTTCCTTAATAAAACTTACCCAAGAAAATTATATTCTTTGGGAGAATAAGGTGTATATAAATGATTTATCCCCGTCTATCCCTATTTTAAATGGTGAAGCATCTATATATAATGATGATAACGGTAAATTATATATAATTAATTATGTATGTATATTCCAGTATTCTCTTTATATAGGTTCAGTGGATATGTTTACGACTGCACCTAACGCAGTAATCACTTATAAAAGAAGTAATAATGCTTATGTTTTAGGACTTTCGTCAAATAATTTATTAAAGTTGCTCAATAATTATTCTATATTAAAAGCAATTGCTACAATAACAGTTATTTCTACTGCCAAAAATAACTGGTATTACTACAGTGTATATGGTTATAATAATTATTATTTCATAGTAGGAAGAGTTCAAGTTAAAACGGGAGGTACTACATCATCAAATGAGCGAATTGATTATAGAGAGCTTACTAATTATCCATACCCAGATTCAATAAGTTGGAATCATATTGGTTTTATTAAAATAGGAGAAATTAATAAAAAAGCAATATTGTTGGGAAGATTATTTAATGAACAAGTGACAAATAAATTCGATTATTTGATTTATGTTGTAACTATGGGAAATACAACGGGTGTAGAAATAATGGATGCATCTAACTGGGCTTGTTATTATAATATCCCATCTGCAATTACGGGAGTTGTCGGAGGAGATTGCTGGATTTCACCCGATTCAAAATGGTGGTTCTTTATTTCTACTTCTTCTACTTCAGTTTATACAAAAGGATTGTATTATATATGTACTAAGGACACTTCTGTATTATTTACAGAAACCGGATTCACGAATAAATCGTATACAATTTCTACCAATTCAGATTCTGTATATCAAGCCACAAAAGAATATTACATATTGAAAGTCAAATTCAATTCTAATTCTGATAAAATGATGGTTCTTGGGAATTCTTCTAAAGGATATTTCGGTGATGGTACTTTAACAGATACAACTTATATCGAAGGAATTCAACCCGATATTATAATGTGCTTTATATTAGATAAATCAAAAAAGCAATGGAAACAACTGTCACATACTAACGTAGGATTAAGTTCATTATGGAACAATTATGCAGCTTCCGCTTCAAGTTCTGGTAATACTTACAAACCTTCCTTTAATTTCATAAATAATGAGATAATTAATTTCGTTTATCCAGGAGGGCAACCCCCTTATACTTCCTATAGTTATAATTTAACCTGGGGAGAATAAATAAAACGGCAACCATATACCAATTCATAATAAAGATGTTTAGGTATATGGTTGCCTTAATTAATATGAACACTTATTTTATTAGTCTCCGAAAGTCAGTTTAGCGTAATAAGCTGTCGCATTTTCACTATATGATGGATAAACGAAGCTCATATCCCACGTATTACCCAAATAATTTTTATTAACACTAAAGAATGGTCTCAATTTTCCACTTCCAGAAGCATTATATTTATTCCAGAAATTAGTAAATCCTGGTATACTATAAGGTATATTTTTCCATTTACCACCACTTAATATCACAAAGCAAAATATATTAGTTGGATGTATACCTTCTACATAAGAATTAGTAATAGTCGTTTCTCCTTGCACTCCTCTTTGCCCATTACAAAAAACAATCATTTTACTACCCGTAGAATTAAATATAATGTCAAGGACATAATAATTTGCAAGAGTGTTTCTTAACTCTGCTGTAAAGCTATCATTAATACTTACTGACGTTTCCGCCCAGCCGTTTTCATTAATCAAATTAGAGGCGCCTCTTGCTGTATTTATTCCTTTTGACGACCCCCAAGGACCCTTACCGACATAAAGCATTAACCTTCTATCTGTTGACATCCACACATTGCCTCCCATATTGTTGGTAATGGAAGAAGGTATGTTGTTGTAACAATTCCAATATTGAAAACCACTATAACTATGTATATAATTCCATGTAGAAGAACCTTTCCATACCAATATATAAAAATCATAGGTCAAATCTTCTTTTGAAAAAGTCTTTTGAGGCCCGTATACTAACAATATCAATTGATGTTTAGAAATGTTAACATACGCTCTTTTATAAAAGAATATATTTATTTTTCTTCCAACAGAAGGTCCAACAAGATTTAAAATATAAGAAGAAAAAGCAGAAGAACCAATTTCAGAACTCCTAATGTTTATCCTAATTTTATCAATAGAATCAGGTGTGTCTGGTATCGCCACTATTTCTTGTGCATTAATATAATCATTAATTGAATCCGCTTCTTTTTGTGTTATCAAAGTACAAATGGCATTTCGTATAGAATAATTATTACTATTTTGGAATACTGAACCTAAAGTAGAATTATTAATTCCCTTTACATAATTCAAAGAACCTCTTCTTATATTTATTTGTCCAAATGTTAACCTATTTGGATTAGAAAATCCACAAAGTACATAATTTAAGTTCTGGAAATCACCATCAGAGGTAGAACTTAAATAAAAGCTTCCTTGTATATAGTCATATCCATATAATCTTTGTGAATCTGTCGATGTCGCAGAATCAAAAAGTGTTGATGCTGCACAAACATACGCCAAGTCTGTATAAAGAGAAATAACCGTTTTTTGAGAAGATATAACCATTTGAGTTGGGTCATACGTCAATACAGCAGCACATGAACTACTTGGATATGTCTTATTCTCCTCTATAATTGGCTTAACGTATAATCCAGTATACGAATTTTTACGAGAAGTTGCGTTTGCTCCAAAATTACTACTGCTCCATTCATCACTCACCCACACCCCTACCTTTAGAGCCTCTATCGTTATGGACTGGTCTTTGACGAGAGAGATTGAAGTGGTGGAACGGTTCTACAGTATTTTTCGTCGTGTTTGTTTTCGTAATATCCAAAATTAATCGTATTTTTACCGTGCAATTAATTGTAGTTCAACATGGAAGTAAAACAGAAGAAAGAAAACCCGTGTGGGGGATTATTTTTACCCCAGTCCACACCTATATATGATAATTTGCCTTTCAGTCGTTTTTTTGAAGAAAACGATAAGGAAGTGATACGGTGGGCAGAAAACGTGCTTGAAAAACTGGAAGGAAGGGGAATTTTGCCCACATTCCTAAAAAAGAAAGAGAACGAGGATTTCCGTGCCTTTTGGGGAACCATAACTCATATATTCGCTTTGATAGTATTGTATGCAAGACAATACAAAAAGATAGACACGAATCAGATTTTGTTCGAGATGTTTATTCAGAACAGAGGTCTTGTTACTAACATGGTGGACAGACAGGAACAGATGAAATACCTATTCTATAATTACTTAGAAGAATATTCAAAGCGTGGAAGACTTGACATCATAAGCAAGGAAGGCGAGATATTGGGAGAATTGTTGCGACTGATAAGATACAATTCGTTGGACGAGTTTATATTTGCCTTGTTGAGACCGGAAGCTACGGGGTGGGCGATGGGACATAGTTCGCCTACATGTGACCGGACGAATACGGTAATGAATGTATCAAAAGCGTATGAATATACAAAAGGAGTAGAGGATTTGAATAATTATCCTCTATTGATACCGGAAAGTATAAGTATAACGCAGGACGAAAACGGGAATGATGGAGAGATATTCAACGCTATGACATTTTTTGGCAACCAATCCGTGGGTATAGACGGAAGGGTGGATTTGGACAAGCTTATAATTATAGACCCGAACCTATCCTATGAAATATCATTGCAAGTAAAGGTGTCGGCTACAGACAATGAAAACCTAAAGTTTGGAGTAGCAGGCTATGAAACGGTAGATGGCGAGCCATTGCCTATGGGGATATTGGAAAACGGACAGATAACCGGAAGCTCTCTATGGTTCCACGAAAACGAATATTTAGACATAAAGAACGAGGGCATGTATTACTACATAAAAGGAATACTGCTGTCAACGAACGAGAAGTTTTTGAACGCGCCTACGCTTAATTTCCCGTCCGGACGTGCTTTGTCGATAATGCCGGGAATGAAGTATATCGCACCTATATTTATCCAGGAAAGAACGGTCGGAAACTACCCGTATGTATATATATACGATTTTCATGTGAAACCCTTATATCTGCCGTTTTCACAAGGATATTTGGGTGAACGTGACATTATAGCCGCCTACTATAAAAACAATGCATATCAGAGACAATTCACTGTAGAGACATTCCTAAAAAATTACCTTGTTGGATATAAGAACATATTCGGCAGTGAATTGATACGTCCTTATGTAGGAGAGGAAGAATATCAGATATTGTTCAAGGTATTTTCAAACCGGAATAAGTATATATCCAATGCGAAGATAACGGTAAACGGGGAAGAACTGATAACGGACGTTAACGGTGAGGCGAAGATAACGCTGCCGCGCGGACAATGGTATTACGAGGTGGAAGCAGAAAACTTTGAAAGCGTGGAAAACACCTTATTGGTGGACAAGGACGCTGTAGAATATGTACAATTAATGGGAGCCGCCTATGAACGGGTGGTTACGTTCTTTGTGCGCAACAAGGAGACAAAAGACTGGATGCAGAACGTGAAAGTGTCCTTTGCAGGAAAGGTGCAATATACCGGAAGCAACGGTATAGCGACATTCGAGGTATTTCCTGGTATATATGAATATGTGGCAGAATACGAGGACTATTATACAGTAAGAAGAAATGCTGAAATAGTGGATTCTACCAATATCGAAATCGAGATGGAAAAGATACCTTACTATAATGTAACTTTCCGTATAAGGAACGGTGTGGAACCAGTATCGGGTGCATCCGTATTGGTGACGGGTGAGGGAATTCCTAACCAGACCGGAAGCTCTAATGCGCAGGGACTTGCAACCGGGTTTATATATCCGGCAGGAACGTATCATTACAAGGTGGTAAAAGAAGAATATGTGACGGTGGAAAACGATTTCACGATATACGACAATGCCGTTATTGACGTGCAGTTCCATCCTATACCGAAATATAAGATAAATTTTATTGTGAGAAGCAACGGCTTGCCAGTGTCAAAGGCAGACGTGACGTTCAATGGAACGACGCTGCAAACGGCAAGTAACGGAGTTGTGACGTTCATAGACATAGCAGGGGAATATAACTGGAAGGTGACAAAGACCGAATTCTATGCAAAGGACGGTACCGTAGAAGTTATCGACCAGGATGTGACGATAGAAGTTGACTTGGTGCAGATGGGTTACTTGATTGACTTCTATGTGATGGACGAGGACAACACTCCATTAGATGATGCTTTGGTAACGATAGGAACGGAAGCGATAAGCACGAGTGGAGGACAGGCGCAGTTTGTCCGGATATCGGGCGGCTATAACTGGACTGTACAGAAAGAAGGATATTATACCAAGCAGGGTGTAGTGACGGTGAATGGGGAGAACAAGCGCGTGGACGTGCAATTGAAGCTTGTCACCTATGACATCATCTTTACAGTGAGAATGAACAACCAGCCAGTAAGGAACCAGCCCGTTGTGCTTGGAGTTGGGGAAGGAGAGCAGACAGTCAATACGGATGCAAGCGGAAACGCGGTATTCAACCGTGTACCGGGCAGTTACCCGTGGAGCGTAAATAAAGAGGGGTACGAACCGAGAACCGGAACGGCAGTATTGATAAACCAGCCTTTAGCCATAACGGTAGACCTTGTTAAGCAGACCGGAAAACTGACGGTAAAAGTTCTTGACGTAGAGACAGAACAGCCTATACAGAATGCAGTGGTGACGATAAACGGGGAGACGAGATATTCCAACAATAACGGTATTGCGGCAAGCTGGACATTGGAACTTGGTGTATGGGAATGGAGTGCCTCACAGCAGGACTATAACCCAGCAAAGGGTAATGTCAACATAAAGGCAGGAGAAAACGAGTACACCATAAAAATGAGCGAGAAGTCCGCGGTTCCGTTCAACGTGACATTCAACGCTTCAATAGGAGCTGTCCAAGCTTCTGGAGCCAAAATAAACATTGTAGGACAGACGGAAGAACTCGTAACAAATGAGCTTGGTTTGGTATCTACACAACTGTTTTCGGGCACATACGACTATGTGGCAACTTATCCCTATTGTTATGATGTGGTGAACTCGTTTACTGTGTACAATTCGGACACCCGTGTTCCTATCAACTTTACCGTAAAGAGGGTGAATGTGAGAATACAGGTTGTTAATGGTAGCAATATAGGTATAAGCGGTGCACAGGTGACGTTTAACGGAATGACACAGTATTCCGATGGGCAGGGATATACGACCTTCAATGTGGAGGCAGGAAGTTCTGGCACGGCTACGGCAAGCAAGTTGCCTCAATACAACGAGAACAGCACCTATGTGACTGTAGGAGAATATGATACAAGTGCGACGATAGTTCTTGGCGTAAATACCTATAAAGTTATTTTTGACGTGGTGGACGAGAAAGGGATATCCATAAGAGGGGTACGTATTGTATGCGGAGGTACGGCAAAGAACACGGATGGAGCCGGGCGTGCGGTATTCGGAACATACGTACCACCCCAGACATTAAGCTGGCAGGCGTCAAAGGCTGGGTATCAGAGCCAGAACGGTTCTGTAAGCATAAGCAATAGCGACGAATATGTTAACGTCGTAATGACGCGTAACAAGTGCCAGGTTACATATAATGTGCGTACACAGCGCGGTTCTCCTATTTCGGGCGTGACAGTGGAAGACAACATAAGTTCGGGCGTGACAAGTTCGAGTGGTACCGTATCATGGATGGTTCCGTGTAACGATACCTATGCGTGGGTGGCAACAAGTCAGAATTACTTTACGGAGAGCGGAAGTTACACAGTAGGACCGGAAGAGTTCAGCAAGACGATTGACATAATAATGGAAGACGGTGCGGTACTGGAAGTAAGGGTGTCAAACGGTACGAACATAGTGCTGCCCGTACTTAACACTTCCTCTACTGGACTTAACAATTTGCGTGTGAAATGGGGAGATGGAGACCAGACATTAGGAACAAGTTCGCACACCTATAGTTCCGGAGGAACAAAGATAATATTGTTTGACTTTAACGGAATGTCGGCCAATTTATCGTGGAGTGCAGACGGATTTTCAAGTTTTCAGAATTGTTTGACAAAAGTAATCAAGTGGTTTACTGAGGATGTGAGAACGTCATGGGGAAAGGGAGCTTTCCAGGATTGCAGTAGTCTTGAATCGGTTGTAAGTTGGACCACAAGCCTTATGAGCGGTTCGGCAGATTCGTTCTTTTATGGATGCAGCAGTTTGAGAAGCGTTCCAGCAGGATTGTTTGATTTTATAACAAGCGGTACATTTGTTAGCACATATAGAGATAGTGGGCTGAGTGGTTCAGTGAACTTGTCGAGTGTGCTTGCAGGGAACTTGATAAATGATTACTCCAGTTGTTTTTATGGATGTAAAAATATTTCTTCCGTAAGCGGACAGTTAAGGACGTCAAGTAATGGAACGTCTTTGAATTATATGTTTGCCGGATGTAGCAGTATGTCAAGTATAAGTAATGATATTGGAGCGACGAATATAAAAACATGTATATATATGTTTTCCGATTGTTCTAATTTGCAATCACCATGCAGAATAACGTTCAGATATGTTTCGGGAGAGACAATAAACGCATACGGTTTTTGTAATGCTTCGGGCGTATCGTCATTACCGAGCAACATGTTTTCCGGGACCGTGGGTGAATTGTTTTTGGGACAGGCGTTTTATAAATGTACCAATCTGTCAAGCATAAGCTCTGGTGCATTCAATTACACGACGAATGGAGGTACACAATGTAACGAAATGTTTTACGGCTGTACAAGCTTGCTGAATGTAAGTGGTGTGACAATCCCCGATATTAGAAATGCGTCCGGTATGTTTCGGAATAGTGGTTTGACTACTATAACATCATCCTTGTTTTCTGATTCTTCGCAATGTAGTTCTTACACATATTGCTTCAGTGGTTGCAGGAATCTGAGGACGGCAGGTTCGCAGGGCAATCCTATCACACCGCCCGAACATTCGGTGACGGTAAATATTAATAGTATGTTTGAGAATTGTTCTAATTTGTCGACAACCGAATATGCTTTCGGTGATGTGACTGTAAATAAACCTGGACCTACCGGAACAGATAATAGTTATATAGAATCGGGGGTACTAAAACATATGAATAGTTGCACAGACGCATTCAGCGGTTGCTCAAATATGACGTCTCAACCGAGATGGGAATGTATAGTGGCCGGAGTAAAATTACCAGCAGCTTATATGCCTTTGTTCTTCTATTTTGAAAAACTATTCCAACCGTATCAATTCGGTTTTCCGGATGTTGACAGTCTCCCTAAAAGCGGATGTTTCAGAGGATGTACAAGGATGTATAATTACGCAGATTTCAACAGAAATTATCCAGAATGGTTCTAATTTTGTAAATAAAAATTTATAAATATATGGCGCAGATAAATGTTAACAGAAACACTTTTTTAGAAAAAGAAGAAGTGATGAATATGCAGTCTTTCCTACAGAACTCTTTGCTTGGAAAGATTCTTATTGCCGGAAGTTATACATTCGGCATAGTGACAAACAACCCTACAAAATTCAAGTCCGACTTTGAGACTGTGGACACCTTTATAGACAACAAGGCGTTCGAGGTGCAGCAGGGAACACAGGGAGGAACGGTAAGGATATTGCCGGGTATGGCGGTAAACTCATTGGGGCAAGTAATAAACATTGTCAACATATACGATAACTTTGCCATCCCGGCAGACAGCGTGTATTACTGGCTAAAAATCGGGTATTCGACAAAGAATTACGAAAACGGATATGTGAGTATCAACCAGAAGGGTGTAGTGACCGGAACCGTGGATTTTTCCGGTAAGGTGAGAGGACAGGCAGGGAAAACCCCGGTAGCGATAAAGTTTTTGAAGGACGACGGTTCACAGCCTTTAAATAACGGTGTATACGAGATAGTCAACATAATAGATAACAAGAATATTGTACTAACGTCTGAATCCGATTTTGTTGCGGAAACAAACTTGCAGGTAGTAATACTGGGAACGGTACCTCTTGGAAAGGTATTCACGGACGCACAAATGGAAGGGCTTTACACCTATGATTGGTTTACGTTGGGGCTGACACAGGAAGTGACCTTGGAACAGCCGCCTACCAAGTCGGTAAACGAGTTTTACATAGCAAGAGTGAGAAACAACGGTGGTACGGTCACGATTGACAATACGGCAAAAACGGAATATTGGTCTTTGGCAGGCATGCCGAAACCGAAAGAATAAGAAAGGAGGAGAAAATGAAATTATTATATACAGTAAGTTCCGGATATATGGCAGAACAGCAGAATGTTTCCTACTCGATAGGGGGATTTGCGTCTTCCACGACAATACCTAATGACATGTTCGGTAATTTGTTTGACGAATTGAGCGTCAACACTATAAGAAATGCAAGAAACGAATACAGGGCTATAGTGCTGCACAATGACAGCCAGGAGGTGGCAAAGGGTGTAAAGATATGGTTCGAGAACCCGGAAACAAATGTGTGTTCGTTCAAGGTGGGTGCCGTGGGAATGATGGAAAGTGAAGACGGAAGCCGATATATGGGGAGTACACCTAATATATACAGTAGACCCTATACAGTCCAGTTTTACGAGGCTACAGAAGAAAACCCGGTGTCTATCGGGGATATGCAGCCGGACCAGATGATAGGTATTTGGGTGGAAAGGAGTATAGACAAGGAAAAGGCTTTGGAAGAGTATAACAAAGTGGCAGAGAGGGATTTAGCTACGGAAACGAGATATAAGCCTATTCAGAAGGAAACACAAGAAATGTTAAATATGCAATTTTATTGGGAATAAGCTATTGCGTATGTCATAAACAAATATTATCTTTGTGGTGTGATTGATAAGGGAGTGTTAAGCCTCCCTTTCTTAATCGGGTTAGACATAAACAAATATTATCTCGAATATGAACATTATTGTAGAACTTAACGGATTGCAGGGTGTAAAGAGTGAAAAGGTTTACGCCTATTTTTCAACCGAACCGAAAGAGGTGCAGAATGTCCTGGAGCTTGGAATAGCATGTACCGGGGCTGATGATAACGGGGCGTACAACATTTATTTTGACGATGAAGAAAACATATGCTGTGAATACATGCAGCGTTGTGTCACGAAGGAGTTTAAAAAGGTGGAAACAATAGAAGAAGCTGTGTTGTGGATGGAGGGTTATTTTTAATATAAAGGGTTATGACAGAAAAGATTATTAAAAAGGAAGATGTAGAATACAAGCTGACATGTAGTTTGTTTATGGAATGGAACCGTCCGGCAAAGTATAGATTTAAACTACAGCAAAGAGAGTGCGGAAAAAGGAAATGGTTGGATTTAAAAGGAGAGGAATACTTGGTATATACAGAGAAAGATATTGTTTTGCAGTATGTGAGTAAAGAAGATGTGTTAGAGCTTGCTTTTGAGGAATACAAGAAATACTACCCTAATAATGAAATGCTGAAATGAAGACATTAATTTTTGATGTGATGCTGAATGAGCAATATATACACACGTTCAAATATAAATACAATCCTCTGTTTCCTATTGAGGAGGAAGAGTTAAGGAAGTTTGTGGAAGAGAGATTGCCGACATTGAAAGGGAAGAAATTCAAGATTTTGTTTTAGGGTATGAATCTGAATGCTATCATAAAGAAATGGTTCTGTCGCCATGAATGGGAGCTGATGTATGAGAGAAAGGTTACGGCATGGGATGAGTTAGGATGTAATAAATATATCGCCAGATATTACGTCTGCAAGAAATGTGGCAGATACAAGAAAACCAAAAGTTATTGATATGAAACAGACAATAGAAGAAGCCGAGAAAGAATATTGCGATAAGAATTATCCGTATTCAGATTTGAATATAAGGTTAATGGTGGAAAATGCGTTTGAAGCCGGAGCAGACTGGCAGGCAAAACAATCACCGTGGATAAGTGTAGAGAAGCGATTACCGGAAGTTGGTGAACTTGTTCTTTGTAGAATGGTATCAAACGGAGCGATAGTAAGTGGATTTATTATACCTATGCCAAGTGGGAGACCTCGTGTTGTAACATTGCCGGATTTTGAATTTGAAGATTATGGCGATTACGTTTGTGACATGTGGACACCTATTCCCTCATTCGATGAGATACTCGAAGCAAACAAGGATGTACTGGAACGGATTAAGGAGAAAGGAGATTGAAAATGAATGAAAGGAAAGTTCTTTTGTTTAAGAAGGTATGTTATGATGTTGGAACACGTTTTTCTTTTGTTGTAAATAATAAGATTATCGAAACAGTCATAAGTGATGTAATGATTGATTATCATAAAAACATCAATTATGAAAAGCAATCTGTAAGGTATCATTTTTGTACTATGGATAAACATACATTCGATGAGTTTTCCGAAAGAGAGTTGGAAGATATGATACGCAGGGGAATTGTTTTATGTATTGAGTGATAGAAAGGAGATTGAAAATGATAAAGAAATGGTATGAAGTTTCGTGTGATTTGTGCGGAAATGGTTTAAATCACTATGCAGAATTAAAACCTACTTGCACTGATTTAAGGAGAGATGGTTTTAAAGTTAAAATCAAAAACGGAAAGGTGTTTGTTTTTTGTAAAGAGTGCTATGAAAAGATAAAGAAGGAGACAAAGAAATGAAAGGAAATGTATTTGACAAAATAAGAAAAGCATCTAATAAATACATAGAGTATATGATTGCTTGTGATAATGTAGCTAAAGAAGCACAAAAGCATATAGATTGGAACAATGATGTTTCGTGTGAATATTATCCCGGTGATGGAATATGTATAATGATAGAAGAACATGTTTGTTATGCTAATACATTCTTTGACTTGGTAGAAGAATCAGAAAACGGTATGATTGACGAGAAAACTTTTATGATAAATTGTATCTGACATGGAAAGATATAGGATTGTGAAAGAAATAAGGTATAGCGGCTGGGTTCCGAAAGTCGTGTATTGTG